CCCCGCCACAGGAGATGCCGCCGAAGACAGCACTTGTCGCTGCTGTCCCTTCCCCCACCCTTGGGAGATCTCCACGATCATATCTTTCAATTGATTGGGCTGGATGCCCGTCAACGCTGTGTCCAACACGTCGATGTACGCATGGGTGCTGCCTACGCGATCAGCAGCAGCCTCCACCGTCACCTCGTAACCGCCCGCACCCACCAACGTGGTTCCGTTTACCTCGTACTTGGGCGTCATCGCGAGCCAATACTCGGCTTGTTGGTTCTGACTCGGACAATACACGAAGACCAACGCGGCACCTTGGTCCACGCGGTCATCCTTGGGCTCCTCCAACAACAAGCGGACTGCTTCCGCCGCATCAGAGCCCTCTCCAAAATACACAACCGCGTTATCAGCCTCCGCGAAAGCATGGAGAATCCCAGGTTGCCCTTGGGGAGCTTCGGCGATACAGCCAGCCACTTGGCTCAAATCAACGCCAGGTTGTGCCATCCCGGTAGTGTCTACGTATGCCGTAGCACTCGGATGAACAATCACTTTGCCATGAAAAACGACCGAACGAGCCATCTTTAGATCCCCATCGCCGCAGCGGATACGAGTGATTCCAACTATCGGTTGGATATACGATTCTCGGTTCTGCTGCCCGCTCAGACCCGGTTGCTTCTTTTGTTATAGCAAATGTTTTGGTCTTTGGCCACTCTTGCTTTCGCTAAAGTGTTCAGTCGCTAAACACTGACATCCAAAGTATACTATTCGTCTTCGTCTGGCAAATCCGGCACTTTCAAGACGGACTCTCCCGCCTCAATCGTTGCCACACGAGTCAGATCAGTTCCTCCGTCCTCGTCGCCTGTTGGCGTCACCATGTCCACCTCCACCATAAACTTAGCCAAGACCGGCAAGACCTCGTAAAATCGGTCTTCATATTGGAACGACATCGTTATATCGCGAGCCGAAGCACCGCTTCCACCTGCTGCTGGCTGCAAGTCAGCATCCACGTACAAAGGACCCATTGAGAAAATTGGATTCTGGATACCGTTCACGTGGAACCACTCGGACCACTGCCGGAGCACAGAGCGCAATATCCGGGCAAACGTATTGGCCTGCTCACCGTTAATCGCCTTCACACTGATACTCACAGTCACCCGGTCGATCACAGCCCGTGCACCAATATACGCCTTGAGTGCGTTGAAGACCTTTTGCGTGAATCCGACCTTCTCCCGTTGCTCGTCTCCCCAATACCGCTGGATGCCACGATGCAACTCCACCTTGTCGTGGTGCCTCGTCACGTCAGAACTGGCGTCTCCCCCACGGGGGATAAACTGCGGCTTTGTCGTCAGACCGCTCAATATCCCGTAATACGCCTCGCCGTCTCGGTAGTCGTCCGGTGCCACCGGGGGAAACGGCAACTCTTCCGGGGGAATGTAATCGTCCGCCTCATCTCCCACAAACTGTACGTCTTCCACGTCGTTCTGTGGGGAGATCACCGTAATAGGGAGCATGGGGGTGCCTCCCACAGGATTCAAGAAAACCACGCTATTACTGAGTTTCTGGTTTCGCAAGATCTCCTTGTACTCTTCTTGCTGCGTCGGCGACATCTCCTCGGCAAAATACCCCATCGTTCGAGGATACCTCTCCAAGAACTCCCACGCCCGACGACAGGCCCATTCAATCACGGTCTCTGGCAATGCCATTATAAAATCCTTTGGAGCACGCGCTCCATCACACCGACCACGGCCTCTTCCATCTTCTCTTTATCGACACCATCCGCTTCCACACCAGACTCCGGTGCCGAACCATACGCAAAGGGCTGCTGCTGCGGAACAACTGGCTGCATACCCCAAGGACCACTTGGAAGCAACGGAGGAGCACCTGGGAAGGCTCTGGGGGTGTACACGCCCTGATTGAAGCCCATCGGGGTCTGCGGTGGACCCGTCAAGCGCAAGAAGTCCTGCATCCCCGGTGCCCGCTCTGTCATTCGATTAAGGCTCGAATCCTGTAGACCTGCTTCCTCCACAGAATCGTCCTGCTCCACTTCGATCTCCTGAAGACCTTGCAGTTCCCCTCCCCAATGCTGCAACATCTTCCCAAGCTCTCGCTCTAAACTCTCGCCTATGGACTTGAACATCGCGATCTACCGCTGCGGTTTCGTGGGCTTGGACAATGGCTCATCAGTATACAACGAATAGGGGTTCTCGTACCCCTGGAAAGGATTCCCCTCCACCCGCTCTGCCCACGGCTCAATAATTGGGTGCATCCCTGGATTAACCTCCACCACAGAGCGTCGCAACATCACACGTTGGCCCAACTCGCGGGCCATGTCCCAACGCTCGGCTGGGGGAATCCACACGATGTATTCAAAAAATGCCTCGTACTTCACACCATACTTTTTCCCGACTGCCGGGCCACATCCATCGGTCCACTTGATTCGGCGACCGTCCAATACATACTCGCCTGCACGGTATACATTGTCATCCTCGTCTTCCAACCAAACTGCCTGGCGATAACCGGACTCCCAATACAAGAGATCCTCATTCGCCAAAAGATCGTCTGTGCGTGGAGAAAAGACGGAGTCCACCCCGCGCAAGATCACTTGCCCCTCGAAAGGCATTGGAGCCGTCGCTGTGATCCGATCTCCGTTGCTCATGCGGCGAGCACGAGCCCCTGGCGAGAACAACATGTCTCCCGGCGACACCCAACCCACTGACGACCACAGCGCATTCGCACTCATGCTCGTCACCAAACCCACGAGACGCACCGGCTCGACGTAAAAAATAGATCTACCACGGCACCGCTTACAGTTTGCCTTGGGCTGGCCGACAGAGCCCTCACTGGGGTGTACCCGCACACATGGGCACCGGACTCCGATCTCGTGGACAACAACATCGCCGCGCTCGCCCACCATCGCGTCGGCCAAACCAAAATCCCAATCAACCCCAAAAGCACTGTCTCGGAATGGCATATTGTTCTCCACAGCATAAAAGACCAGATGCCCCCAAGCCCCCGATATAAGTCACCACATTCTGAGATGGTGCTGGCCCAAGACATCTGGTCTTTTATTTATACGTCCTCGCTGCGGTTGCCGCAATCCCCCACCACGGCATCACAAATCTTGCCCTGGATGCCCCTTCCCCCAAAACTCCCTGTCCTCTCTCACGCAGTTTCGCGGTATTCCAAGTCGCCGAGGCCCCTGCTCCGTCAGCACGATCATTGGCCTGACAAAACCAAAGTTCTTCCCCTTAACAAGCTTGGCTCGGTAGCCCTCCCATCCGCCCTTATAGATCTCATACCGGTACTCTTCCTTCTCTTCGTCTGTATACGTCATGCAATTACTCTCGCGATACAACCCAACCCCTCAAAGGATTTCTGAAACCTTCTCATGATCTCCAGGTCTTCCGTTAATAGAAACAATGTCTGTCCTTGGCGAGGCCCGTTCTTTGCCGCCAATGGACCCCAAAATGGAATCCGCCTACTAGGGAACAACACACAGGCTGCGTGGAAGGCTATATGGCCCCACCAATCTGTCTCTGTGCAATTGTTCGTCAAGCACAAGGCACTCGTCACATCTCCCGCAAGAAAATGAGACACAAGCTTTTCAGTAAACTGTTCGACCAACTCTCTCCCGTATGGCGGATTCATCCACACCCGGCCTGACCACATTTGGGCCAACCCGTTCGACTCCACTGTATAGATTGATCTTGCTTTCACTACCCGATTCGCCGCGTCGCAGGAAGCAGGGTCCAAGTCAATCGCTCCCAATGTTGCACGAGCCCCCTCGACGATAAACCCTGGAGTGTACCACTCGCAGTTGTCATCAGACGGAGGTGGAGGGAGGTCAAACAAAGAAGATTGCACGAAAACCTCCTTGGAGGAGACACACTCCAAGTTCAGTCACTAAACCTGATGTTCACAAGGCGATATACGCCGCCCCCATCGCCAACATGGCAATAGCCACAGCAAAAAAAACGCCTCTTCTCACGCTGGCGGCATCAGGTTCTAATATCGATGACGACACCATATATCCATGCCTTTCACAGACAGGGCACATAGACTCGCCGTACGGGCCATACCTAAATGGTCCGGACACCTTCCACTCCGAGCAACAGTCCGAGTAGCAACACTCATAGAACCTGATTACTCGCATTGGACTATTCTTCCGGCTTCGCACTGTCCTCCGCGTTGTCCTCCGCGTCATCCTCCCTATCTTGCGGAGCCAACACCTCCATCATCACCTCTTTCTCCGACGAGACCTCGCCTGAACTCACAGAGCGAATGTGCTCGAACCCCAACGCAGCCAACTCAGCAGGCACTTTGTGTTTCTTTGCCATGGTTTTTTTTCTCCTTGTGTATTATTTCACATTGACATACGGATAATATAAACCATGAATCCGCCTAATCGTACGCCGATCCATACCGGCTCTTCGAAATAGTCCGGAAGCCCGAATTCTTCACCACGCCCAAGATAAATCCGCCGCGAGCAAGAGACTTGTGCGTTACAACAGTACCACCGGGGAGGTTCCTCTCCTGCATCACTGTTTCTTTATCCATCCCTGGTGGCTTCACGTAAACATGAACGGTCTTCGACTTGTGGGCTGTTCCAACAATCACCTCTTTCTCGCTGCCGAACCCAATTCCTTCTGTGTGTTTACCCAAGAGACAGTGCTCAATCGGAACACTATCGGCCTCAAACACTACCGAATAGCTAGAGCTTCCAAAGCCCCCGCCGCTGAAGCTGTTGGCAACGCTCTTTACGGTAGACCAACTTGCAGCCGAAGTCTGACCCAAGTTTCCTTCTCTCAGACCATCAACATAATCCTTCGAGAGTTTGCCCATGCCTCGGAAGAGGTGAAGCGTGCCCGTTGCCGTATCTACTCCCTCTCCGCCATTTGCCATCACGGCATCTCGCCAGACCACATGACGTAACAACAAACACTCGAACTGGCGGAACCTGCTGTGAGAGGGATCGACAAATTCTGCGTACTCCTGGCGAAACCGCTGCTCGTGCTGCGGTTTCATCCCATAAATATCCTTGAGCTTGCTGATCTCCTCCTCTAAGTTCCGCAAGCCCATAGCGATCGAGAAGAACCGAAACATTACGTTATTGTTCAAGCTCCCACCGTACCCGATGGGGTTTGATGTCGTCGTCCAAGTCGCCGCGCAGCTACTCACCGTGGAGTTTTCCGCCGGGAACAACGCTGCGATGACATCTTTTCGCTTGTTGTGATGCTTCGCTGAGATGCTGCCGAGGTTGTACTTCTCTCGAACATGATCGTGGATCGCACGAATAGCCCCAACTGACCCATCTGCATATGTGTTGTCTTGCTGGAGTGCTCCAAACCCACCCATAGCCGGTGGGGATTCGATGAGGTGGCCATGGGCCTTGTACTTATCCGCCACTTCGGCCTGTTGCTTCTTGTACGCGGCTGCGTTGGTCTCCTTCTGAATAGCCATCCAGACATCGGCAGGAGCCTTGGGCTTTGACACGGCTGCGTTGATGTCTTTATTCTTGTGCTCAGACCAGACCTTCCATCCTTCGGCATTGTCTAAGTTGCCCGCAGTTCCCGCATCCATCACCAACTGATACAAGAACGGCTTATTGGTCACAGGCTGGCCATCATGCATCAAACCGTAATTATTGGCCGCCAATTGCTCGATCTTGTAAAAGAATGTGGAGATCACATCATCCGACATATCGCCAGCATCGAGGACGGTCTTCAACTCTGATATAAGCTGAGACACCTTGTCTTGGGGTGTCTGCTCTGACACCGGAGGAGCAGGCGGGTTGTTTTGGACATCCAACGCCTTGTTCTGCATCACCTCAATCAACGCACCCGCTGTCTTGAAGCCTCCTATCTCCGGCGAATTATCCGCGTACCACTTGCTCCCCTTCTTGTGGATCGAGCCAATCACCTTTGCGACGGTCTTGTTCCCATGTTGGGCTTCCGCAACAATGTGCCNCCCGCCTGTCTCTTTGTTCTTTTTCTTGGCAACTTGGCCACCTGTCACCAATGTCCCATGCTTCACCGCCTTCTTGCCCTGCAAGATGCTTTTCTTCTTGGGCGTCGGTGCTGGAGCACTCGTCTCGGATGCTGTGTCCGGGCTACCTGGTTTTGGCTCTGCATCAGAATCAGAACTATCCGGAGCAGCATCCGACGGTTCAGTCACTGAACTCTCGCCCGACTCAGACTCAGACCCTGGCTCCGGTGCGTCGCTCGGTGTACCTTTGCCCGTCATTATACCCAAGGGCGTCGCTCCCCAGAACGCTTGATACTCCTCCTCGGCGCCATCGGTGAACTCTTCTTTTGGCTCGGTAACGTTCACCTTGAACCAAACAAGCAAGTTCCCTCCCCACTTGAGGCCCTTGGGTATCTTGCCCTTTGACTTGATCTCATTCCCCGCAGGAGTAAAGCAATGCATCAAATCGGGGTATGTTTCGTCAGGAACCATTGTTCCCACATGGATGTACGCAGGGTTCCCTTTTGTATCAATCCCCTCTGCCCACACCTCGTGGCTTGTGGTATCGCTACCGCTCACAAGCTTAACGTAGGGGTTCTCCTTCTTTACCGTGCCGAAGACTGTAGTGTTGACACCCAAGCCCATGGGGTAAAGAGCATCATACTTGTACCCAGGAATTTGCGGACTGTCCGTAGGCGACTTCGCTGCTTCCTCGATGCCCTCTTTCACAAACTTCGAGATTTTCTTCCACGTCTTCATCTCCTCGAACGCCGGGTGCTTAAACAACCCTGTCGAAGAAAGCTCCATAAACAGCACTTCAGCCGCTGCCCAAATATCCGCGTTGTCTGACTCCGACTCGATCAAGTCTTTCAAATAATCGAGCTTGGCTTGGACATTCAAAAACGTCGCTGCCGTCGCATCGTACGAGTCTCCCACGATCTTGAGAGCCTCTTCCTCCGAGTGATACTCGCACGTCACGTTGTCTTTGATGTACTGAAGAGCCTTCGCCTTCGACATGTCTTTCAGGACACCATTGAAGCCCATATGCACGAGATCGACATATTCATGCGTCCCGTACGAGGTTTGCCCCTTCCACTGCTTCAGCTTTCCTTTCAAGCCCTCTGTCGTCCACAGGAAGTCGTACGAATCTTCCAACTCGTGTTGGACCTCACCCGACAAGCTGAGCACATGCTCTCGCAGATCCTCAAGCTCTTTCCAAATATCGGCGTAAAGCTGACCCGACTCCACCATCCCTCGAATATGAACAACCTTCTTGTGAACCTCGTCAACGCTGGCATTAAACGACTGACTCCCTTCCGCATGGGCTGCTTGAAGCTCGGAGATCAGCGGGGAAACACCCTTTACAGAAGACCCCAAGTGGGACGCAACTACCGATGTCTTTACACTTTTTGGTGCATCTTTGTACTTTTCGAAGAGAGCAGACTGCTCCTTGTTTAACTTTTTAAAGATTGCCTCATTGATAATCCAATATGTGTACGAAGACCCCTTAGCACCCGCCTCTCTAGCTTTTTCCACCAAGGCATCATGATACTTTTCGGCCAATGCTTTGGCTTCCGCAAAGAAGCCCTGGTACTTCACCTCATCCGACAAGTGCTCGTGGTCGTCCAAGTGCTCTGACAGCTTGCCCGCCGAATACACATCCGCCATTTTATCTTGCACATGGTCCGATGTGACAGGCTCGTTCCCCTCGAACGCGATATGAGGAAACGCCTCCACGTGCTCCATCACATGCTCGTACAGCTTATTGTACTGCTTTTTCGTCCCGTGCTGCAACGCTAAGTGCAAAGACTCCAACAACCGCTGGAGCTTGCTCGCAGGGTTCTCTCCGATGTCGTGGCTTCCCGTGTGGATCATCCCGCGCAAGTTGTCGAGCGTGACCTTCTTGAACTCTCCGGTCTCATCATGCCGAACGTTCATTGTCCCATCCGGATTTATGCTCTCGATATGAAAGTGCCCCCGCTCCTCGTCCTTACCGTGGCGGAACTTGGCACCTATATGAAGAGAGTCGTCGGTCACGATATGTCCCTTGGGGAGCTTATACCAATACCGATAACGCTTCTTGCCATCAGGTCCAATACGAACTTCTCGCTTCACATACTTATGCTTACTGCCCTTCGTGAGAGCCCCGAAACCCTTGGGCTCTTCCATCAAAGGCTCTATATAAAACAACTTGGCACCGTGAAACCTCGTCGGTGCTTCAGTCGAGTCGTCTGCATCTTCCACCGGAGTGCCACTCTTGCTCCACACCCCAAAACCCTTAGAGACGCCGCCCTCCGAGATGCCGTCCTCAAACGAAAACGTCATCGGCTTGCCGTGTCGCTGCGAGAGTGCCTTGGAGAAGTACTGCTCGAAGTCAGACCGGATGCCGTTCTTTCGAGCCACTGCCTTCGCGATCGTCTCTTTCGCAGAGCGAATACCCGATTTCTCCAAACCGTCGGCATACGGCTGGACTGCTTGTGCCACCTCATCGTCTGTGATGGACTCGGCTCTCTCCACTGCCTCTTTGATCCGGGGGTCCGTGAAGTCCAACTCTCCCTGGCCCTTTGCGTAATCGCCCACCAACAGATGGGATACTACCGGCGGGGGATTGTTCGGCTGCCAGCTCGGATCGAGCCGATCGTTGCCGATGTGCTTGTACGCTTGACCCAAGTCAATCCGAATCAAACTCCCGTCGGTCCCACGCAAGAACTGCCCGGCGTGAGCGTCCGAATCACCCACCAACCACGTCGCCACCTGATGACGCAGCACATCTTGTTTCAACTCTTGCGGGAGATTCCGGATCATGTGACTGTCATATCGATTGGAGACCAAATCTCCGTCGTTCTCGCGCATCTCTTGAATCGATGCGTGTTGCTGGCCCTTTCCGATCGATTGCGGGGCTCCACCTACATCGATATGACGTGCCTTGGCTACATCGTCGCCGAGCACTCGTGCCGCCAGATTCGTACCGGCAACTTCTGCGTGCACCAAAAAATCCCGTCCTGGCTTAACCATAAACTGCTTGTCGGGGAAGTCTGGGTGACTCACGATTGCTCCGGGGTACTGACCTCCTTTTTTGGCACCCTCGTATTGAAGACCCTCGCTGCCGGAAGGCAAGCTCTCGTCCAACTCATCTGGTGACTCTTCGGCGACCTGGCTATTAGCCAGGTCCGAACTTTCCTTGTGAGACTGTTTGGTGACTGAACTTTTAGACCCGGAATCTGCCTGGCTAGCTAGGCTATCCTGATCAGCAGCCCCTCCATCAACCTCTTTGAAGTCTGCCCCGGTTGCCGGAGCGTGTGACCACTCGTACAAAGCACTCGGCGTCAACGTGTATTGACGCACCCGGCCTATGTCCAACTTGGACCGCATGACAGCCTGAGCACGAGCGAGAACCTTACCCGGCTTCGCAGACTTCGGAGCCGGTCCAAACCCAGGGTCCAACACGTCTTCGTTCTCGATCAGTCCGCGAACATAAAGAGTTCCCTTCTTGCTCTCATTACTCCCACTGTAAACAAAAACGCCCGGAACAGACTCGCCGTCTATCGTGAAGGGCTCCAGATACGATGCCCCCTCATTCGAAGAGTTCTGCTTCTTTGCCAAGCTGTTCTTTACAGCCAAGAACGCCTGCTTGGCTTCGTCTTCTGTGGCGCCCGTCTTCTCTTGGATCTCCTGAACAATCGCCGACTCATCCAACTGCTCCAACTGCTTGGCCGAATCCTCGACGATCTTTCCATACGAACGGTGCTCCAACGTCACCTCGACGTGTGCTCCACCGTGTTTTGTTTTCTCGCCCTTCTTTCCACGCTTCTTTGTGGACTTGTGCGTCTTGAACGTGGACACCCCACCATGAGCCAATGACAACATGGCCTCTTTGACGCCTGGATCTGCTTGAGCCAACGCATAACCCAACGACACCGACTCTTGCGGATAAGCCGCCACGTGCTCCATCAGATCATGTAAGCGCAGCGAGATCTGCTTGTCTGTGCCCGTCTGGAGAGCCTGTTGGTAGCTTTGGAGCACCCGCTCCCCTTTCTCTTGGGGAGATTCACCTAGATCATGATCACCCGTGTGGATCATGTCTTTGAGCTTGTGTGCAGACACTTTGGTCGTATGTCCGGTCTCATCGTGGGTAACGCTGACCGAGCCATCATCATGGACCTCGTCTACGTGATAGTGCCCGCGATCGTCACCGGAACCATGACGGAACTTGGCGCCCACGTGAACGGCGTCATCATGCACCAAGGCTCCTCTGGGGAGCTTGTACCAATACCGATACTTTCTTGGAGAAGTCGAAACCAACTCGCGCTTGATGTACTTGTGCCCCGCACCTTTCACAAACAAGCCGAAGCCACCTGATAAGCATTCGATGCAAACCAATTCCATATCAATAACTCCAAGAGTGATGCTGCCCTGTACCCCACCGACACCATACACGAATCACCATAGATATGTACAGAATCCAAGCACAATATTCAGTGACTGAACAAGATAACCCCTCCGGTTTGCACCGCAAAATAGAACGGGGAGAAAGCCATTACAGTCGAACATTCCAAGACGGAGAGAGAAAAGATGAGCGAAAAATACTGGGAAATAAAGTGGGAAGATGGCCAAACAGACATCTGGTCAGCCGACATCTCCCGAACGGAAATCATCAAAATGGTAGCTGACATCGCCGAAGGCGAAAGCTTCACCGTCGAACTCAAAGAGGAAGAATAGAATGATTCGCATCCACGACACCAACAAGAAAAAATTCGAACGCCGCATCAAACGCCTCATCAAAAAAGCTATCTCTTTTGGCCTGACCCCTCCCTCCTACGAGTGGACCGGCACCGACGAAGTCGAGATCCACGATGTTCTCGGACCCACCGGGCTCTTTGAACTCTATCACATCGGCGAACTCGTCGATACGCCCTCGATCGTCATCGAGGGCTTCACCCCCATCGCCGTCGTCCAACACGAGTCTGCCGGGAATATCATCAACATGTTCCCCAAAACCTCCGTGGAACTCCCCGTCGATTTCCGCGAAGCAAAGAACTCCTGCGACCACTGCCACACCAAACGGCGTCGCAAGGAAACCTTTGTCCTCCAAAACGACGAAGACGGCTCGTTCATCCGCGTCGGTCGCAACTGCCTCGCCGACTTCCTTGGACTCTCCACCGCTTCCGACATCGCCGATCGCTTGAGCTTCCTTCGCGACTGCCAAAGATTCAACATGGAAGGTCGATACGACACCTCCGATCGCCGCATCGGCATCGCCACCTACCTCGGTTACGTGGCCCGTGAAATCCGACTCTATGGCTTCCTCGGTCGCGGCAAAGCATCTTGGTCCGGCGAGTCCACGGCTGACCAAGCCTTCAACGCTCTCTGCCTCAAGGCCAACAGACCCGAACAGGCCGACATCGAAACCGGCATCGCTGCTACCGCTTGGGCGTCCTCCCTCCCCGAAGACACCAAAAACGACTTCCTCCACAACCTCCGCGTCGCTTGCTCCATGGAAACCTGCGAAGTCAAAAACATCGGCATCGTCGCTGCTGCCATCCCTGCCTATGAGCGGCACCTCAACCGCGAAGCAGAAAAAGCCGCCGATGCCGCCCTGCCCCCCTCCGAATGGCTCGGCGGCGAAGGTGACAAGATCGGCAGAAAACTCTCCAAAAAAGACCGTGACAACGGCGTCTCCGCACTCCCCGAATGGGAAGCCACCTGCATCGGAACCTTTCCGAGCGAAGGATACTACGGACTCACCACTATCTGCAAATTCCGTGACGCCCTTGGCCGCGTCGCCACTTGGTTCGCCTCCGGATGCCCCGACATCGAGCGAGGAGCCACATACGCAATCAAAGCCACCATCAAAGCCGTTGACACCTATCGCGGAAACCGAGAAACCAAACTCACCCGCGTCGTCGCCACCCCCATCTAATCCCCTCCCTTCTCCCCCTCAGTAATCCCTCCCCGGCATGTACCCGCCCATATTCATCAAATGCATCAACCACCACGCATGGGCTATCATCGTCAGACAGATCCAAAAACCCCACGCCCACATCACTGCACAATGAAGCAAAAATGAGAACCTCTCCTGTGCAACCATCGCTTTCTTGGCGTGGTACAATATACGCAACCACGCCCAATACCCAATCGTCCAACCCACGATAAACGTGAACCCATACAGCACATACCATATACCCATGCCATCACCTCCCCCTCCAATATAGTCACAACATTCACTTCATGTGGGCTATCCCGTAAGCACTCTGTCGATCCTCCCCCTCTTCCCGCAATATCTCTGCCATCCGGATTCGTAGCTCCTCTAAGATCTTCGATCTCTCTCCCTCGGAGCTTGCCGATGCCAATTGGCGTTGCAACTGCCGTCGCTCGGACTGCAACGCTCGTGCTCGGTGCGACTTGAGAACAACCGTTCGCATTACAGCTTCACCATTACACCGAACCCAAAAGCTTTCTCCACGTCGCCAAGCATCCTCTTTCCGACAGACAGACCACCCCATACATGGAGGAGAGCCTGGAGCGTTCTTTTGTCCCAATGAACAGGGCTGTGGTAGTAATGGTCAATGTCCTTCGCCAACTTTGTTGCTGTTGAGTGAACCCCATGGGCAGCGTGCAGGTGCGAAAGATGGGAGACCATTTGCTCTCCAAATCGAGCCAACAACTCTTTCGGCTCGTAAAAATACCTCTTCGCCGCAGGAGACAAATCTTTTAAGTGCCTCCCTCTTGTCTTGCTCAAAGAGTGCCCCAAAAGGTGGGTAAACTTTGCAAGCTCGCGAGCCTCAGGAGTTCGCCCCGACCCCTCCGAAGCATACACAGGAGTCCCGAACTCCATCTTGACCCTACCCCACCAATTATAACCCGTATCACTGTCTAGAGCGTGGAAAAACTCGTGAGCGAAGGACTCTCCCGAAGTCCCAATCTCAATAGTGTGCTGCTTTACATGATACGCCCCCATGTAAAGATCCCCATAACGCACGAACTCATTGCCCGTTCTGTGATGGACGACCCCTAACGCCCCTCTGTTCCTGGGAAGAGGTGCTAACAGGTTATCCTCAAGCGCTTCAGCCACATGAACACTGACATCCCCACCAACCCCATTCAAATCAACCCCACGGCGCTCGGCGAATGCACCGCTGCGAACATCCTCCTTGTGCTCTTCTGTGACGGAGGTTCTGTGCTTCTCCATCCACTGCTCAATCCAATCATCCATATGTGTCGGGGGCTGGCCTTCCTCCGCAGCACGCATTTGGGAGTCAGCATACCAATCCCAAGCAGGGCTCTTCCCGGTGCCAATAACCCTCTTCCAAGCCTCCTTTGAATGCTCTCGCGGTGGCGACCCTCCAAATAACTTCTTTTTCTCATACCTATGCATGTGTGAAGGAACAAGCTCCACCTCTGGGGAACCCCCCCGTTCCATAGCCTCTCTCGCTTGGAACATCTCTTGGTCTTTTAGCTCTGTGCTCCTCTGCTCATAATGGCTCACCAGATCGTCTCGACTTGCCCCGGAGAGATCGTTCGAATTCGCCACAGGGTGAGGAAACGGCAGCTTACTGGATGCCTCTCCCTGCACTCCCTGAGCCTCCGCAGAAGCCGGACCTTCTCCTCCAATCTTAAGATCGTCCATCTGTTCCATCTCTCCTAGAGCACGTCCGCATAAATGCCAAAGTACTTTCGCTTCAACTGCAACTGCAAGGTTTGCAAACGCTTCTCCAAGCCCTCGATAGTCGCACTGTAAATCCCATACATCGCCGAAGATGTGAAGCTCGCCGACTGATGGACCCCATCCCGTGACATTGACAAGCTCGAATACCCACCTCGGAACATCTGTCCCAAGACCATCAATGCCTTAACCGCTGCCCGCATCCCAATGATCTCGATGATCGGCATTGGCGTTACAGGGTTCGGAATGCCCGCCCAATACCTGTAACGCCAGAACGACGGCAGCGTCCTTGGGCTATACAAGGCACTCATCAGGTGCAAACCAATGAATTGGTATGCTGTTGCATTCGTAAATGGCACCAACTCCACATGATGCCCAATGCCCGTGTGCAGAGCGTCTACCCGCACACTGACAACTCGACGATTCTCCTGGGCACCCTCAAAGTACTCCCACTCCAAAGGGTAACCAAACGGCACACGCATATTGATCCACTGACCAGGCTTCAGGTCTTCCATTGTAATCGGCGGACCCAACAAGTCGTAATCGTTGTTGTTCGGCAGCGACGTCAACGCGGAACCTTGACCCATGGAGCCCAACCCAGACAATGAGGTTCCCATATCAGAAACACACAAAGCAGGCTCAATCGGCGTGTGCAAATAGGACTCCTCTAACCATTGGCACTCTGCGTCGATCCAACGCCGCAACGAATCCCGGTCCAACAACTCCCGATCGACCATCAACTGTTCTGTCGTGTCCGATGTCGGGAGCAGTCGTGGATCGACTTGAACGACAATATAGTCTTGCTGCGTTCGATTAGGAAGAATATACGAAGCATTGATCGCCGCCTGCGTAATAGAGGTGTCCAACCGAATCAGTTCACCTCCATCCCACGAGAGAAACCAAACGGGCGTCGCCTCTTTTCCTTTCACCAAGCGAAGAGGATATAGGTCCAACGGATATGACTTGGACACCTCTATCACCCGGACTCCCGTAATGATCTTGGGCTGGAATCGAACACCGCGATCGTCATTGGACCTGCGAGTCGTTCCCCGCAGCCACTCGGCCTCCAAACGATCCGACGTCATCAGCGCGACGCGGAACACGTCCGATAACTTCGTCAGCGACGACGCGACCGGACCCGTGTGGGTGACCTCAAAGAAGTAATCGCCTCGGCGAACCACCGGGAACAGATTCTTGGTATCGTACACGATCTCGCGCAAGTCCCACGAGACCTCGGCTCCTCCCATTGGGGTGGCGCCCGAAAACGTAAAAGTCTTGCGAGCCTGGGTGACCTCTTCGGTTCCGTCCCGGCGGCTCTTGAACATCTTGATTGTGACGATCTCGCCTGTGTTCGTCCCATCATTGGGAGTCGGCATCAGGCGTAACTTGACCGTCTCCCGACCACGCTCGTTTCGCGAGAACTCTATTAAGCCGTCTGAGGGCAACATAGTGCCCTGGACTTGCGGAGGCTCCAAATATATACTCAGATCTGTTAGTGCCATCGTGTCGTCTCGCTATCACCCCAAGAAACGCCCCTGGACCCCAAGAGCATACTAGCACAGCCCATCACCGAAAACTATTCGGTGGGCTCCACGAAAAACTCTTCGATGTCCGAAGACATTTGCGACGCACGGCTGCAAGCCCGAACAAACTCGTTCTCCGTGAACGCCAAATAAAAGTTCTCTCCCTCCGCTTTCTCGACAGAATCTCCGACTTGGGTTGCAACCTCTATGTCGTGAGGTGCCTGGCATTGGATGACGATGTACTGGCTTGATGCACCAAACCGTCGCTTTTGCACGTTCTTGATCATCCATGGCTTTCCCAACAATGCTGTGCTCTCCTGGTGAGGCGTGAACGTTCAGTGACTAAACTCACGTGACCGGTGGCTTTGCCGAAACTCCATCGGGCTTTGGCTGAAGCCCGCGTCTTCGCACAGACTCCTTCGCCAACCTCTGCACCATATGCCGAGAAACCCCCGCAAGAGACTTCTCCTCGTCTTCCTGTTCAGAATCACGAGTCACAACACCGAAGCCCGACTCCTCTTGTTCTTCTGCTTGAGCACGTCGTGCCATCTCTCTATCCATGCGATTCCTACGCTGGTGAGGCATTATCTGCTGGAACTCACGCTCGATAACGTCCAAGTGTCCTGGCTCACGATCTTTTGACTTCATAATGCTCTCCGGCTGCCCTATGTGTGTGACGCGAATCACGTGAACATCGTTATGGACAGACATCTCAGACGACACCACCTGGACACGACCACCCACGACTGTCTCTCGTTCGCGAGGAAAATTGCTCAATCTCGATATATTTGTTCCCCACTTCGGCTCCTCCAACACAAACAACACACCGGGATGTCGAGTCCCTGCTGTAAAATCCAAAGCATCGGCTCGGCTATCCGTCCAAGAACTCACGCCCTGGAGATCGAATTCGTCGCCGTCCAAGAGATGCTCTATCGTCTCTACCGGTAAGGTCATTCCGCGAAACAAAGCACCGTCCTCTGCTTCGTACGGAGAGGCCCCTAGCTCTCGGAGTATTTGGTGAGCCTTCACATAGCCCCTGCTTGTCGGGTGAAACTGAACTCTCGATCCGTCGGCAAAGCGAGCACCTGACACAACGCCCCTGAACGAGTCCCGTTGATTATCGGCTGCCATAAGATGAGGGTCACGCAGCCCTTTCGTAAAGGCCCCGTCTGTAAACAGAGCAATCGCCTCCAACATATCCTGATCTTGCGGAGACAAGCTGTAAAACGACCCTCGCATCCACGGAGTGCCGTGACCCGTGGTCTTGTCGGCCAAACCCCTCAACACAGATTGGCTTTGGCCCCGTGGTATGCTGTGCTGTCTTACATGAAGCTGGAGATCCGGTGCATTCTCTCGAATCTCCGCCTCCAACTTGTGCATTTTCCTGACGTTCTCTTTCTCCTCCATCACCTGATCCATCGTTTGAGTTGGGCTCTCTCCCTGTCTCTCACGATGAGCATATCCCGCCACGTGCGTATTCAGATCATGGTCCAAAAGCTCGTATTCCAAAACACGAGAATAGTGATCCGAGTGCGGATCAATAGAACTGTTGGCCTGGAGTATGGCCTGCTCCAAGTCTGCTCTTCTGTTATCCATAAACTGATGGTAGTCCGCCTCTAGCTGCTCCGGCGTTACAGGTGGCAACCCATCCGCCGGAGCAGGATAACCACTGGGGAAGATACGCTCTCCTGGCAAGTTTTCATTTGTTACAGGAATATTCGGCTGCTTCGTCTCCTCCAAGCTCTGTGCTCCTGGCACAGGCACAGACGGATGGGCGTATCCTCGAACATCCTGGCTTCGAGACTGCACTCCAAACCCCGATGGATCGGAAACACTGAGGTCTTCCCCCACTTCAATCTTTGGCGACGTTGGAGGTCGCGACGTACCATCCCCTTTCGGAACAACTCCAAACCCGGAACCCGGTGCAGGCACGACTCCTGCTTTTGGCAAAGATTGTGACGATGGATTTTCTATGGGCATTGGAATCACCTTGGGGTGAGAATTTAGTGACTGAACCCCACGTCAATCTTATAATACACCCATGCCCGTTATTGCAAGTTCTGCGATCTAATCTTTCTCTTCGAGAACACCCGGATCATCCGCATCTCTAAGGGATTTTTCGGCTTCCTCGTGTTGCTCGCGCAGAGTCCGCAACTCGCTCGCCGTAAAGCCCCCGATGTCGGACCATCCGAAGCCGTCGTTGTATGTTCCCTCTTCAATCCTCTGCCGTGCTCTCCGTTCCCAATCTTCCATTTTCCCTCTCCCGTGGTGCGGTGTTCCCATATATATAGACAGAGATTATTTGTCTTGCGACTGCAACCACCCCCACGGGCGACCCGAACGATGGGCGTGCTGTGCCATTCGATGGCGCCGCTCGTCGCCGAACTCGATGCCCTCTTGGTCTTTCTCGGTGGGACCATGAACGTACTTGACCGCAGACCAATCCGGACCACACAACGCCAAGAACTTGATCAGCGAGCCCGGCACAACGTTCTGCTCGTCCGTCTGCGAATAAGCCCTCATCAAAAAACGGTGTCCAGGATCCATCGCCAACAAGTCCCACGGCTCGATGTTCTCGTCATATTGTGCGTCCCACAGTTTATCCCGCAACTCCTCCGCAGACTCGCGGAGCCCCAAGTCATCCAACGACCTCGGCTCCATCGACTGCAAGTCGCCCCACGTCACATCTTTTTTCTTCTTGCCCGCCTCCGGACCCACGATGCCCGCGTGACCCGCCAACAGGTCTTCCAATTGAGAATGCCAACTGCGCACGACGTCTGAACGAGTCGCATGATCGGAGAATCGATACCCCTGCGTCATCCATTGGTATCGACCGATCACCACATCCGCCAACATTGTGACCCGCGTCTTTGCTTTCTCTTGCTCCGGCAAGTGCTGTGTCAATTGCCGGAGGTAGTCTTCTTGGCGTGCATAAAACTGGGAAGAATACCCTTTGCCCCGGAACTCTGGGTTCACCAACATGTGCTCGTTGTGCAACTCCAAACCACCGTCAAGGCCCCGCTCCAAACGCCTCTCAAAGCTCCCCATGTGGACCGCCTCGTGCGACAAGTCTCCCTTGGCTTGGTGGAACTCCCTGTCACCCATCTGTACAGTTCGGTGCTCAACTCTGGAGTCCACACCATCAAACTGGGACAGATCGGTGAATGGCCTTGCGAAGCTGTGGTGCATGTAAAGTTGGTCGCTGTCCATCTTCGTATGCCCCGGCATATTGTTCGCATGCTCCTGGGATGGCAACAGATGCGACATCCATCCATGATCACGATCGTGAAAGCTCGGCATCGACGCAGCGTCTTCTGGAGTCGGAGTCTCTGTGCCGGGCTGCACCGGGGGCGGAGTGATCGGGGCCTGTTCCTGGGGCTGCCCACTTGGAGGCGAAACAGGGCGGCCCGGAATATTCGGCGTGGGAGGACGCCACGTCATCTGCTCCCTTGGTACGGCATAACTGCTCGACTGGAAGCTGTCGTGCTCCTCGCTCTTACGCAATACCCCAAAACCACCGTCTTTTGGACTCATCACTGCACCTCAGTTCGACATCAGAGCGGCCTGAATCGTCCGCGACGTCGGCTTCTCCGGAAGCTCAGACAGTTTCTTCGTCAAAGCACTAATTTTGTCGGTCAGGTCTTGAAATCGCTCAGGGTGTTCGCTCTTATCTGTGCCGCGAAGCTCGCGCACCAACATCTTTCGCTCTCCCAAGATCTGGGCTGCGATGGCCTGGGGGCTTCGTTCTCGCTTGGGATTCATTCTTGCTCCTGGTTTGGTTACAGATACTTCGATCGTAGCTCATGGTACGCTTGGGAGACATCCAAGGTCTTCTCGCGAACCATCTCGGCAAAGTCGCCATAGTACATAGTCAGCCGCTGCTTTCCTCTTGGAGCGTCCGTCAGTGCATCCGTGACTTTGCCTGCAAGCTCATTGACCTCTTGTCTAAGATTGTGCATCCCGGCTTCCATTGCAATCCGACTGTCTCCCGACAAGCCCGCCTCCGCTGCTCCCCGCATGCTCATCGTCTTCAGACCCTTCTGTAAGTTCACAAGCAAGTTCTGGTAGGCTCCCCAATCCAATGAGTCTTGGTCGTACCGTTGCGCCATCCCGAAATCAATCAAACGCCCCACCTCTCCGTCCCACATCACGTTATACGTGTGTAAATCTCCGTGGGTCAGGCCCTCTCCGTGAAAAATGGACATCATATCCAAGATGCCCAAGCTCGCCCGCACCCACTTGTCCGCGTCGTCCGCTGTCTCTGGCTCCACGTCGCCGGAGTCGAAACTGTACTGATCCCCGAAGAGACCATCCACCGGCTCGTACCCTTCCAAGTACTCCATCGCCATGCGAGCGCCCATTTGGAAGTTCTCAACAGGGAGCTTGTTTATGTTAAGTAAGCTCCGGATTCGCTCAAGCATCGACGTCGTGTGGTACAAGCCCATCTCCAAGCCCGCCTCCAACACGTGATCGTCCAGGTCTCCGTTCGTTTCGCCGTCCGCGAAGCGCTGCATCTCCATCAACTCTTCGTACGTCTGCTCCACATCTTCGACTGCATACTCATCTCCACCCACCATGCGAACCACATCCGCCAAGTAGGCACCGAACTCCGGTTCTCCCCAATAGATGTCTGAGTTATAAGGAGCGTCGGGGTCATCCTCTTCCATCCCCTGCACTTCATACAAAACATCCTTTGGCTCGTAATCCGCCATCAGGTCATCGTCATTGTATGCTTCAATGCCCAAAGACCCCAACGTGCCTTCGAAAAGCTCATTCCGACGCTCCTCGATGTCGAAGTCATACTCGCCCCTGTGCTCGTCAAGGGCATCTCCCAAGTGGGCTCGTCGGTTATGGCGCCCGCTGTCCGGCACAGCAAACGGATGGTTTGTGTTCAACCCCATCCCTTCGTGCTCTGCCCCGGAGTCGCCCCGGACAATCCCACGATCTCGCATTTGGCTGATGTAGCTCTCTAGCTGCCGAACACCTGGACTGTTGGCATCGATGTCTACGAGACCCGCGTGGGAGTCCAAAACCACCGGGCCAATCCCCAACTCCCCCACTTCCGTGGCAATGGCTTGCTCCTCTTCTGACATAATCCCGTACTTCACGAGTACTTGACCTTGACTTCCTCCCTCTGGACTCCACTTGTTGTCCACATAAGTCTGGCCAAACCACCCACGGCTCACGTGGATGTCGTGATCGTACTCTTCGTTGTGATGCAAAAGTTCTGTCAAGCTCGGTATCTCGTAGCCCTTGTGCTGCTCTTTGAATGCTTTGGCACGAGACTCACGAGCCTCTTGAGCAGCGAATCGAGTCCTCGACGCTGGCGTTTGAGTCGGCTTCGGGTCTGCCGGAGCACTCTCTTCGTTGTCGTCGGACGCCTGATTGTCGTCTTGTCCTGGGAATTCAGGTCCGGGTGCAAACGTCTCGTCTTGTATATCACCTGTATCAAGCTGCGCTTCAGCTTGGTTCGTCTCCCCGTATGCCGTCTCCTCCCATAATTCCTCGTGGGGCAAGCTGATGTGACGCCACGGTGCGTGAGGGGGTTCTTCTTGTGGGACAAGTTCCTCTTTGGGCACGTTGTCTTCCGTCGGTGCTTCTGCGGTGGGGGCCACAGCAGCCCAATGGGGCTGCCACGACGTGTTTGCGTCCTGGGTCGGTGCGTGGGCCTGGGGTGCTCTATAGGGCTCGTCTTGGACGTGGTACGGTGCCCTCTGCGAAGCATCACTGGCAGAGAAGGGAGAGCTTGGAGCCCGCGACTCATCTTCCGACTTTCTAACCCAGCGTCCACGACCCAATCTTCGCGGGTTCTCCATCGTGTCGGAGATCCGATGCTTGAACTCTTCCATCGTGAACTCGGACACCGGACCTATGTGCTGGTCCGGGTCAGTATAGTGATGCCGAAATGCAGAAACAGCCTCGCTCTTCCCCTTGTACCCCAACATCACCTTGTCTTCGTCGTATTTACCCGTCTCAATGTCTCTTGAATGAACAACCCACACCTTTGGGATCTCGACATCCTCTCCTGCGGCTTGGCGCCGAGCAAGCGGTCCCAAAAAACAATCCAAGTGGTCACCGTCCACGCCAAGTGTCCGACGGATATACCCATACGGATCGCGCATCTTCGTTTCCCACTTGTTCCCATCCGGGTCCACGCCGGAACGAACGCTGCCGCGAGCGTTTTCGATCGAGATGTCCATACCCTCGACCTTCGCACGCCCTTGCAACTTATGCCCCGACCAAGTCGGTCCCTTGGTGATAACAGGCTGCTCTTTTCTCTCGTCCTTGTTCGTGCTCGGCTCCTCCTTGCCTTTTCGAGGAAGATTTATATTCAAGTTCCAATCCACCCAATCTTGGAACGTCTTCGGCTTGGGCTTCTCCTTTTGAGAGAGACCCTTCTTTACTTCGGACTTGGGCGCCACTTCGACTTTGATAACGTAAATTTCGAGACCACCTACAAGATGGTCATTGGCACCCGTGAATTCCGTAAATTTCTCTCCTGTGTCTCCGTACGCTGGGTGATCTTCGCGAGCGGCATAATCATCTTCATCATGGTCCCAAAAATCTTCCTCGTCCCACTCACCTGAATCCCAAGAGGGAATCCTTCGCACGTCGCGCACCGTGGCCTCTCCTCCGAGCACATGCTCCCACTCACCCGGATAAGCTGAGATGTGGTTCAGTGTCGTTCCAATATTTGTATCGGCCAACAACACGACTGCTGCCATGCCAGAAGAGTAATGCCCAAGATTACTCTCTCGGAAGTGACGCACCTCACTGTCCATGTCCAATTCAACAAAAATGTCAGCATCACCATTGTTCCCCAATGGCCCGCCGTGGTGCTCGAAATATTCTTCGAGTAATTGATCTACCTCGTCGCTTCCTTCCTCAAAGTTCCCCGACTGCTCCAGCCCTTCCCGAAGCTGGTGCTCAAAAGACTCAAGGTGACTTTCGTCCCAAAACCCATGATCCAAGGCATGACTCACAAAAGTCATAGTGGGCTGATAATTACTTCCCTTGGTCCAGCTTGAGATGTCTCCCAAGTCCATCTTGTCCAAAAACCCTGGCACGTGATGACTTGGAATGGCCATCCCACGAGCAACTGACACTGTCTCGTCACCCTGACGTTGTGCCAACTGTGTCATCACCCGATGCGCCATCCTGTAATTCTCTTCCGTCCTCTCTCCCTCCCACCCACCAGGACCTCCCACGCTCTCCTTGTCGAGTTCGTTTGAGTCCCAAAGGTCCGGATTGCGCACATATTCGACCTTCCCGCCTGTCCACAGCGAAGCAGATGTCGCCGCTGCCACCTGTGCCGGACTCCGCACAGACTCTTCATTGGCAAACGAAAATCCGTGGTCGGGAACTTGTGCCTTGTATTTGTGCTTATTAACCACCCCAAGCTGTGATTGGAATCGATGCTCGAATTCTGCTTGCAAACCATCCATCGCCGAATAGATCTCTTCCGGCTCAAACTCGACCGATGCCACCGATGGATACCTGTGCTGCATCGACACACCCCGGCGGTTAATCTCCTCCAGATCATGTATGGATCGGCCCGGTATATCGTCCCACCCCCGCTCCTGATGTAGGCCGCTGTGTCCATACTCATGGATTGGCATATGATCAACAACTTTCGGCTCCTCCAATACCCGTCGATTCCGATAAGCATGGGCTCTCGCGTTCGCAGAAGCCCCTGGATGAAGATCGATCTCTTCGTATTTTGGATGCGACATAACGGGAACATAGCCCTTTACGCGATGCCGCACGCCACCTCCCGCCTGTTCCCACTCCCCGGTCAGTTCTGGCGGGACTATTTCCGTTGGTACTTCAGGAGAGGAATCGGTGGTCGTGCTGTTGGAAACTGCTGCACCGCCCGTCCCTGAATGTTCAGTGACTGAACTTCCTGGTGAATCCGCAACAGGTGTTGGTGGCGAGACAGCAGGCGGAGCACTGCCACCTGGAGTGTGTGCCCGTATAGAGAACGGCAGCGACAGTTGCTCGCCCTCAGACTTCAAGAACACCCCAAACCCAAGAGCCTTTCTTATCCCCGACTCCAACATCTTCGAGAGAGGAGATCTCTCCCATACTTTCACGATGCGAGAGAACTCCTCATGTGTCCAATGACCTGGATCTTTCAACAACTCACTGTATGGGTTTGCCAACAAGGTCGGGTGAGCCAATCTACCTTGAGCAACTGCAACAGCCGACCTGTATGAGACCAACTGTGCCCCGAATCGTGCCCACACCTCGTGCGGAGACAACATATACTCGGCCAAGTCCTTTCCAGGATCTTCCGGCATATCCCCTTGCAACCAATCCAACATCCCAGGTCTTGACTCCGTCGAATAAGACCGATCCCATCTCTCTTGCACAGTTGGTATCGTCGAAAGGAACTTCACAAAGCTCTCTAAGTGTCTCGACTCTGGCCTATCTCCTTGACCATTAGATGCCGCAAATTTGGTAAAATCAAAAGCCGTCTTTACTTTTTGCGCTGCCCGGCGCCACCAACTTTTCGGCAAACCCAAGTCGCCATCTACCGCGTGAAACCACTCATGTGCGAAAGACTCACCGCTGCGGTCAACGCGGATTGCGTGTTTCTTTGGTAAGTACTCACCTCTCAACAGGCCATACGCCCAATACTCAGGATCGTCGTCTGGTGACTGCATCTCTAACTTTATAGCCCCACGATAACCCGGAGACGACAAGGACATCCCCGCCCCTTGGAGGCGACCAAGCTCCTCCGAAACCATTTGAACGGGCTCGGAGTCAAGCTTACTCTTCCTCCCCAACTCCAAGCCAAATCCCCCCAGAACGTCGGAGACCGAAACAGATTCACGATGCTGATCCCGTGCTTCCCTGTCGGATTCAAACATCTCCCTGTAATCATCTGGATGGATCGGCTCCTCTCCATGGAAAGCGGAGAGTTTGTTGGCTGTCCGAAAACCATCCCACATCTCCCCGTGCTCCGGATCAATGCCCTCTGGCATTCTTCGACCCGCCTTCCATCCTGCTTCGCTGTGATTCACCGGAAGATGTGCTGCTCGCACCCAAGAGTTATCCCGCATCAGATCGCGCACCTGATGTTCCCCTCCCTCCCCCGGACCATCCTCTTTGTGGTACTGCTCCATAAATGCATGCTGATCAAGGGCTTCCGGAGAAGGACTCAAATCAGGAGACTCAACTGTTTCAACAGGCTCGGACATCTTCTTTCCCACCTACGGAATCTCTGTAAACAAGTCTGCTTTCGCGACATTAGGCACAACAAACTCTCGCCGGTATTGCGTCCTGGGGATAAAAATCTCCACTCGCTTTTGTCGCGGGAGCTTCACTGAGAAAACCCCCTGTGCATCCGTCGATACTGGAATCGTCTCATCTGTCCATGCCACGCCATCAACAATAACAGGCATATCCAACAAGATAGCGAAAACCGCAACCCCACTCAATGGCTGCCCTAGTTTCGTGCTAAAGACCTTGCCGTGGATCTCGCACAACTCACCTGGAATGTCATCCGGGTGTACGACAACATTGACTTTCCCTTTAGCGGTCCCACCCGCCGTTACAACAATCACCTCGACGTCCGTTCCAAGTGGAACTGCATCAATCACCGTCACAGCAATCGACGTGTCTGTGTTTGCGGTAACACTCAGAGCCACCCCACCCACCGTCACCGCCGTTGGATTCAACAACTCCGTTCCGGTGATGGTTAAGGTGTTGGGCGCCGTCTTCTTGTACACAGGATTCGGCAGAATGCCCGGAGACGAGTCCGTCTGTGAGTTGATCGTCGGTGGAGCAGGCAGCACCGTCGGCAACGTCGTGACAACATACAAGCTGTCCTGATAGGTCTGAAACGACGGACCATTTGGACGTATCTTGTATTGAAAGATACCCAATGTGTCAAAATCCGCATTTTCAAACTTGAGCGCGTAATTGCCCGCACCTCTGTCTGTCCAATTTGACCCGGTGATCGCCTTGGCAGACCACCCTGACGCTCCTGCCTTGCGAATCTCGACGATTACTTCGCCGAACAAGACACCTGGCACCGCCACACCCGCAGATGTGAAGAGTTGCACGGTATCCTCGGAGCCGACGTTCTGTTTTACATAACGCATGTGCTGCTCTCACCTTTCTGCCCGTGTTGTTGGTGCCCCCCTTTTATCACTTGCTCTTTTTCCTGCCCGCACCTTTCTTTTTGGAGCCCGTGCTCTTTTTCTTCGATCCGGACTTCTTTTTAGGCGATGACTTTTTAGCAGCGGACTTCTTTTTCGATCCGGGGAATGTCACCGACACGGCATCCAACTCCACCACGCTCAAATCCTGCTGCTCCTGAAGAGCCTCTTTCTCCTCGGTCGCCAACTCCACCACTCCCTCCAGAACGGCGTCTACAGCCTCTGTGTCTGGAGTACTCTCTTCCACGGCCTCCAAGTGTCCATCCACAACAACTGTTGCTGCCAAAGGCTCTGTTGAAAAACTGGACTCCGCTGCCTTGGGTTCCTCGGAGGGCTCCTCTTTGTCCTCCACAACCTCCAAGTTCCCATCCACAACCTCCAAGTTCCCATCCACCACTATTGTACTGCTCTCAGGCTCCTCGGTAACAGGCACCTCCTCTGTGGGGTCTCCGCTTGGCTTCCCTGGAGGCACCTCCTCTGTTACCTCCCCTTCATCCTTCGGCACTTCAACAGCAATACCCTGTGACACGACAGACACTTCACCGATCGACTCCAAGGCGGGCTCCTCCACAAGAGCAACCTCTGGAATATCCGACCCCAACAACTCTGCCGGTTCATCCTCCACTTCCGTCGTTGTGAAGCCCTCCACACGAGAGAAGTCCGACAGGTGCAAGCCATCCACTGCGGGATCATAAAAGCCGGACTCCGGAACCAGAACGTGCTTTCCCTTAATATTAATGACTCTGCCTCGATATGACCGACTGTACAGCACCGTTCGCATGGATAACTCCCATCGATAAAAAGTGGACCCCAAGAAGAGAACGACTCCCTTGCGTTTCATTCCAAAAAAGGGGAGAGGAGCCGACCCTTGCTGTTATACCACGGGGCCACAAAACAAAACAATGTCTATAAGAAGCAATGAAGTTTAGTCACTGAACTCTTTCCAAGAAAAGTGCACCTCAAAATAGAACGAGGAGAAAGACATTACAGGGCGAATCGAAAAAAACAACGGGAGAAAAAAAAGAATGACCCTTCGAGAACACGCCCAATCCCTCGTACATATGGTTCAAAACTTCAAACAACTGACCGGCGAAGTCGGCGAGGCGATGAATCGCCGGATTCAAAAAGCCCGCGACATCATTCGCCAAGCCCGCGACAAAGGCGACAACTCTGTCTCCTTCTGGATCAAACGACACGAATCGCAAGTTGGCCTCGCCGCCCACCTTCGGGTCGATGCCTCCAACATTCACCACGTCATCATTGGGTCGAACGGGTGGCATCACTGCTCCTGCCCGGACCACAACGCAAACAGCATGTTCTGCAAGCATCTGATGGCCCTCTCGGCAGTCGCTGCCAAACAAGTCCGATAACCCCCACTTTCCGCACACCTTCTCTAGGAGAAAAACACATGTCTACTCTCTCTTCCGCCAAAGTTCGACAAATTCAAAACAAACTCCAAGCACTCCTCGCCGACTTCGCCGAAGACAATAACTTCAAGTTCGAAACGACCAAGTGCACATACAGCCCCCAAGGAACGATGAAGTTCACCTTCGAACTCGCAACGATCTCCGAAGACGGCATCCCCGCCGATTGGAAAAAGAACTGTGCCCGATACGGATACGAAGAAAGCGACTACGGGAGAACGTTCACCTCTCGCGGCATCACCTACCGACTCACCGGATTCGCCCCCCGTCGCCGCAAGTACCCCGTGAGTGCGGTCCGCGTCGAAGACGGCAGAACCTACAAGTTCACCAAAGAGGCGGCTCTCAACTCGTGGATCTTGGAAAGCCGCCTCGAAGGTCTCTCCTTGTCCGAACTCCGAGAGGTCGCTATCCACGGCACCCTCCCTACGACATAGAATCGGTCGCGATAACCCACATGTAATCGAACATGTGGGTTCCGAACCCACTCCAAACCTAGAACCTGCGAACAAGGTGTCCGTATGAATAAGAGAAAGCCCAACAACACCCTCTGGTGGCACCGCAATCGCGGCCCCCTTCTCGCGACCTTTTGGGCAGCAGCCCTACTACTCGTCGCCGTCCTCCTCACGCATTGGGGGCTCTAACCGACCACACGGAACAACCATGAGCCGATACACGACCGTGGCCGGAGGCATCGCCCTCCTGGCCACCTTGCTATTCTTAGTGCCCCTACTCTTCTTGTTTTGCCGATAATCAACAGAGAGACCCATGATTCCCAAAGAACCGTGCTTTGATTACATATCAAGACACCCATTCTGGTCCGATATATCCGACTGCCTCATTCCAAATGAAAACGAAAGCTATCCGGATAAGATTCTTTTCGTCATCCGATACGACGGGTCCATCGAGCAACTTACGGGACACCTCAAGGCTGTCGATGTGTGGCACCTGATAGATGATGACACGATTGGTGCCTTTGCTTATGGATGGTACAAAAACGGCATTCTCTTGGACGTTGCATGCATCCGCGACGTCGGTGCCCCTCTGTCGATGGGGATAGACTCAAAGGTCACAAACTCCCAAATACCGTGGGAGGAGGGCATCCAGATGCTCCTCTTGGAGGTCTGTCGAGCATATCGACTCAAACTAGAGATGGAGCGAGACCCCACCGTGCGAATGCGTGAGCTACTGAGAGCTTTCCCCCGGTGGCACGTCCCAAAGATAAAAGACCCCTCGTTTGACCCATCATCCTCCAACCGAGCCCATTGGCTCACATGGAACGATCTCACACAGAGATGGAAAGAGATCGAAGCTCACGCCAAGCTCGTGCCCGTCGAGACCCTGCGAGATATGTGGAGCAACCTTGAAGGAAAAAGAACTCCCTGCCCTTGGTGAGTGCACCTCAAAATAGAACGAGGAGAAAGACATTACAAGCGACAACGGGTGAAAGACAGAACGGAGCCCAAGCCAACGACCATGACGCTTCAATGGCTTAGTTGGTACCTCGGTACCGCAGCGCACAAGCAAGACGGTGACAGTCCTTGGGCTCCGTTCTCTCCTTCACCTTCCCTCTTCTCTCCTACAGGGACTATGTAATGAAAAAACTTATTCTGAAAAGCATGAAAGTGCCCCCGCTCTACACGCAAGACGGAAACGGTCGCAAGACCAAGTTCTACGCACGACTGTTCCACAATTCGGCTCAAGCCACGTGGTACATCTCGGAAATCGATATGGACTCCAACCGAGCCTTTGGCTTGGCCTCCATCAACGGACACCCCTTTGAATGGGGGTATATCTGCCTCGACGAACTCAAGAGCCTTCGAATGCGGCTCGGCAAAATCCGCCTCCGTATCCCCGCTGTCGAACGCGACACCTCCTTCTCCCCTTCTTTTATGTCTGAGATCTCCGAACTGCAAGACTTTCAAACCTACATGGGGTACTGATTAATGATCGCATCCTTCCTTCGCGGCGAATACAAGAAAGCTCTCTCCGAAGACGAAGTCTACAAGATTGAGCAGTGGCCCCACCGAGTCCTGAGCGTGGACTTCGCCGAAGAATACCTGTCCATGCTCGTTCGCTCGGCCTTTATCTTCGATAAGGTCACCTACTTCAAGCGTCTTTGGGGGCGACAGAGCTTCTGCTACACCGGAGAGGAATCCTCCCCGGCCCGGTATTGGGTCTGGCGGCACCGTACCGACAAACACGGCATTATCTGGGTACTCGTCTCGAACCGATGCAAGATGAAGATCCACATGAAAGGGCTCCCCGCTGTGGACGGTATGACCCAACTCATCAAAGATATGGCCGAGAAAATGCCGACCACCCCTATCGAGAGTAAAGAAGCCGTCACCGCTTGGAATAACGGAAATTCTCTTCGATACTTGGAAGACTAAACCACAGAAAGTTCAGTCACTAAACTCACACACAGGTCCATCAAATGACTGTCAAAGAACTCATCCAAGAACTACTCCAACACGATCCAAACGCCGAAGTGATCATATCTGAATACAGTCGTGACGGGCGAATATTTATGAGTGTGTCGGAGGTCGAAAAAGGCCACTTCTCCGAGAAAAAAAGACAATTCATGGTGCACTGCGACGACAGCACACGCACACCCAACTCCGTCCTCATAGATTGGATGTGACCCACCCGAAGAGAAAGACCATGACAAACTTCCCCATCATATTCCCATTCGAACGCTTGCCTCCTCCCCCAGAGCAAGATTTTTACACAGTTCTCAACAAATACAATACCTTTTCGCTCGTCACTGTTTCGGGGCACACCCCTCCCATTACCGGAAAGGAAACGCTAGAAAGAGCGAAGCTCTGTGATCCAGAAACCATCGGACTCATAATGCTCGACCTTTCTCCCAAGGGCGACCACAGGCAACCTAAACCCATTATCGGGTTCGCACGAAGCCCCCACAACCCTTGTCGAACAGGAATCGGAACGATCTTGAGGGGAATGAGGAGAACCCACCCCTCCGAAGGTCTCTCACAGCTCGCAAGAGACCTTCGGCGTGTCTTTTTCAACAACCTCCGAGCCTCCCTACTAGAAACCCTTACACGTACACATTCGAGAGCCATCCCTGCCGCCAAAACATTAGCCATAAGCGGCGACACATGGCTAAATACATCTTCGGCTCCCTCGCTCGCTAGAGCTAGACGCTATCTAGCACATGCCCTCCTCTGGAAGGAGTACTCGCAAGAGGCAAAGCTGTTGACCGAAACAGAAAAAGAGGTACTTTGGGAGACCATAGCAAACCGGACAAGCAGACCAAGCACTCCCTGCCCTTGGTGAGTGCACCGCAAAATAGAACGGAGAGAAAGACATTACAAGCGACAGGAGAGGGAGAGAACGGAGCCCAAGCCAACGGCAATGACGCTTCAATGGCTTAGTTGGTGCCTCGGCACCGCAGCGCACAAGCAAGACGCGACAGTCCTTGGGCTCCGTTCTCTCCCTCTCCCACCCCTCTTCCTCTTCACAGGTGCCATTCGCAACCCAATCACCAGGAGCGTCTTATGATCCGATCCATTCTCGAAAACGACCTGTACAAGTTCAACATGGCCGCGTTCGTCCTTCGCAACTGCCCCGGCACTCCGGTAAAATACAAATTCTTCGACCGTGACCCCCGATACCTGTTCAATACTGACAAGTTCGTCAATGGCCTCCGCACCTTCCTCCAAAGCATGGAGTACCTGCGGACAACCCCGGAAGAGATCTCCTTCCTGCGGGAACGATGCCCCTATTTGCCCCCCCACTTCTTGGATTACATGCGAAACTTCAAGTTCGACGCCAATCAAGTCGAGTTCTGCGTATCCGAAGACGGCGTCTTGGACCTCACGGTCGAGGGTCCGTGGGAGAGTGCCATCTTCTGGGAAGTGCCCCTTATGGCCCAAATCAGCGAACTCTACTTCCAACACTGCGTGGACCCCATCGAGAACGCAAAACGAGTCTATCGAGTCCGAACCTCGCAGAAGATCTCTCAACTGATCGGCCAACCCGTTGCGGACTTCGGACTTCGACGACGCCACAGCAGCTTGGGACACGACATAGTCGTCGATCTTTTCGCGAAACGATCCCCCCTCTTCGCCACCTTTTTGGGCACAAGCTGTGTCCACTTGGCCCACCGGCATGACCTGCAACCGATCGGCACCCAAGCCCACGAGATCTTCATGGGATACTCGGCCCTGAAAGGAGTGAGGTACGCCAACCGATACGTCTTGGAAGATTGGCTCGACACCTTCAAGGGAAACGTCAGCATCGCCCTCACAGACACCTTTGGCACCGAATCGTTCCTGCGAGACTTCGACGGTCTCCTCGCTCGAAGCTACAGCGGCGTTCGCCACGACTCCGGGTGCCCCTTGGCATGGGCAAGCCGCATGTCCCGACACTACCGTGAACTCGGAATCGACCTCTCCTCCAAGACCTTCATCTTCTCCGATGGCCTCAACCCCACACAGGTGGGTCACATCAGCAGCTTCCTCAAAGCCAACGAGATCGACGCTCAAGTGGCCTTTGGTATCGGCACCAACCTGACCAACAACTTTGGACCCACGCCACTCAATATCGTGATCAAGATGACGCACTGCGACGGAATCCCGGTCGTCAAGCTCTCGGACGAACCGGGAAAGATCACCGGAGATACCGACGCTATTCGGGTTGCACAGTGGATTCACCACAGTAAGCCGCTGGACTCGTAAGCTTCTCATACAACGCCTCCCACACCTCCCGGTGCGGCGGAACGAACGTCACCGCGTCCGTCGGTGTGTCATGCGGAACCCTTGCCCACCGCAACGCCTCCACAATCTTCCATGCATCCCTAAAGAACACCTCCCACCCTCCGCTCAAGCGACGCCCCTCGGCGTCATGAACACGAGTATCCTTCACCCCCGACAATTCGAACCACGCCCCTGTGAAGTCCTCTCCGCTGCCCTTATTGCCTTTCGCAATGGGCATGCCCTTGCCCACATACTGCCGCATGCGAGCCTTTGGTGCATGCATGTTCCCCACATGCTCGCACACCTCTCTCCAATCATTGAAGTAGGTAACGAACGGCACAATCTTCGGGCAAATCTTCCCCCTTCGCCACAATAAATACGCCTCCCACAGCATCTTATGAACGTACTTGAGCTTGCGGAAGTCCACCTGCGAGAGGGCATGCCACCCCCACGTTCCCTGGTGGGCGATCTCGTCACCCACTTCCTGTGTGGGCTGCTCAAAGCTCGGTGTGCTTTCGATTTGGGTCTTCGTGTCAATCTCTGGTCTTCTCATCTCTGGTTCTCCTGGTGTCGGGGATCTGTGCTTGATCAGTAATCAAGCTTGCGGGCACAAAAAAAGCCGCCTTCGCGCGCCAAAGTTCAGTGACTGAACGTCGGTCGGTACAAAGACAGCTTTTTAAAAAAACGACGGTGCTTGTGGGGCACCACTTCTGTGGCGATCGCTGTTAGCTGATCGCCAATATCCGGCTCACGGAACTCCGCAATACGGATACAAGCCTGATCACACGCCAAGCTCCACGCAAGAAGATCTTGATCGGTGGGAACCTGGCACACAATGATGTTCGGGTGGGGTGTCTCGGAAGAGACAAATTGACGAGTAGCCTCCAAAACTGCGTGGCACGCCTGGACAGCTACTTGGGCAGGGAGGAGATCTTGCCGCACAATGACGTATACGGCGTCCCTGTGAGGTGGCGGGAATTCTTTCTGGTGAAGTTACGTGTCTGGTCTCTTCATGGCCTTAGCTTCCTCTTCTGGCGTTCTTTTCCTCTCGCGTTCTGGGCGATACTTAATGAGTAACCCCGATCACATCACCCGTCAAGAAGAGAAATCAATCTTTGCCAAGGTCTTTGTACTCCTCGCTCCAATCAAGACCTTTGTAGTCGTGGACAAAGTTCGAGAACCCCCGGCCCAACAATAACCCAAGAACCATTGCCGACATCCAACGTCCGGGTCGAGTCCCAAAAAGAACCCCAACGACCAATATTCCGATCAACCAATCTGGCATCTTTTCCATCTCCTGGTTCGCATTATCCCCCACCCCCTACAAACGTATTCCATACCTCCAACGCTTCCATCTCCGATCCATATTGGCAACGATACAGGTACGCGACATCGCGAAAGCTTGGCTCTCGCTCTGGCTCTGGCTCCCATTCACCCCACCTTCCCAAGACCTGACCGCGATAACAAATCGACCATTGGCCACCGGGACGCAACTCCAAAGTCGTTCCATTGGGGCAAAGCTCGTACTTGAGAACCTTCAAACTGTCCACTGCTTCGACCAAGATCAAAGCCCGATTCACCACATAATCGCTGCGATCGCACATCACGACACAATCCCATTTCGACCAAGCTGCTTGACGGTCTCCAACTCTGCCCGAAGCTCCATGCTCTGTTGGACGATCTCCTCGATCGTTCGCTCCTGCTCTCTTGCTGCCGCAATCCAATCCTCGAACACCTCGCAGTCCACAATACTCCCTTCCTCAAGGCAGTACCGAGCAATAGTCTCACTGAGCTTACTCATCTTTCAACCTCTGAGTGAAATCGTCCAAAACACCTGGCAAGTTCTCCTCCACATACTCTACCACATACCTTGGCATCATCCGGGAGATCGCCTTGACCGCCACATTCAAGGCCACAGATGCATTGTAATACGTCGAGTCCTTGTTTACTTGAGGAGAACCCCCAAACCTCCTCGGAGCACGCTGTAAAGATGACCCTCTTCCTCAACCGCCGACAAGGCAATCTCAATCACATCGAGTTCGCGCATCAGATGTTCTGAAAGATCTAACTCTGGCTCCGGAGTCGGTGGCTCCGGAGCCACAATCCCAACCACCGGCAAGTGCTTCTCCACTGCCAAAGCTTCCTGCTCGGCAGTCCATATCGCTTCGCTTGCAAACGCCTCACTCTCCCGAAGACTCGGAAAGTCCAACCTGACGCCTTGGCGACGCGGGGCCACCAGCAAGTACTCGGCATCTTCCACGCCGATCGGATCGTCCAAGCTCAGAGCCAGAGCTTTTCGCAAAGCACCCACTCGTGTCGATAGCGTCGTCGCAGGATGAATCACTCGGTCGTCTTCTGCCCACTCCGACAGTGACTTCGACACACCAAATGCCGTCAACTGCGTGAGCTTGTGGTTTTGACGTTGCCGGATCGCCTGCTTCGGATCAATGAAATCGCAATTCTCTGGACCATACCCTTTGGATAAATCCAAGCGGATCAACCACCACCCCGCTTTGTATCGAGGGATCGCCCAAGTCAGAAAGTTCTCCACCTTGTGCCACTTCCGTGCGAACTTGACACCCTTGTGGCCATACTTTCCGTACCGGGAATGACGCGGAGCATAGCACCAAGCTCTCCGTTCAAAGTAAATACGACAGAGTTTTTTCTCTATATCAGTCAGGGCATCCCACCCGCGTATCCACATGGCTCCTCTCCTATTCAAGACAAAACAGGCTTTGACCATATATACAAAAATGCCCCCTTTAATCCGACCAACGAACAGATCAAAAGGGGCAATTGCTCTCCTGGTGGGACTCGAACCCACAACCTACGGATTAACAGTCCGCCGCTCTGCCAATCGAGCTACAGGAGAAGAGTTACCACTAACACAAAGAAAAAGAAGAGAACACCCATAACAAACGTCCTCACAAGCCACTTGCGACGACGACGCTTGCTTTCCCGGAGAGCAACAATCTCCAATCTATTCAGAGCGTTCTTCACTCTATCGACACTAACTTTCATCCTCTAAACTACTCCTCGCGAAGACCCAAGTTTTGAATAGCATATCCGGAAGTGGGCTGCACACACAACCCGCGAACATCTTCCATAGCAAATGGTGTGGGCAGGTGGATTCGAACCACCGACAGGGAGCGACCCTCGCTCTACCAACTGAGCTACACCCACAGGGAGCGGGAACGACATCGCGGTTGCACACGATGCTCTTACATGGACTATCGCCGCTCTTCACGACGAGTATTGACCTTGCAACGAGGCCAGGGTCTTTCGGACCCCTTGAACACCCATGTGTTCCCGCACAAGTAACAAGCACTGTGGTCATATTTCAGACACACCTCGCAACAAAAAAACGTTCAGGGTCAAAGTAAATGAATTTTGTCGCAAGTTCCAGCGTGGGTCACTGCCTGAGCCTTTGAACCCAAACAGCAAGCCAACGCTCACAGTGCCGGTGGAGGTGGCGGGAATCGAACCCGCGTCTCACCTCAAGACAACTCCAGACTTCTACACGCTTATCTCCTTGCTCTCAGTTCATCCGGGCATCCACAAAGAGAAAAGGACGTCCCGGCGAACGGTCTTTTTTCACAGGCAGGCATGACCACTGCTCCACCGCTATCCTGCTTAGTTCCCCACATCACCCACAGGAAAGGTGACGCAGGGGCGACCTCTTACGCGAAGAGGGCGACTTCTTGGTTGCTAACGTGGCAGGGTGCAGCGACGTCGCAAGCGACTCCGAAGCTCCAAACCTTGTCGGCGTAGTAATTGCTGTTGGCAGTTGCTTGGTTTTCAGGTTTTTTACGAGGCCACCTGAATCCTCGGCGTGCTATCTATGAGCGTACTTGGATGATCGAAAACCTGTTCACCCCCGCACTGGAAACCATTCCTCCTATTTTGTTTTTTGTGGATAGTGTTCTTCTTTAAACCGAAGAATCTCTCTCTCCGAGAACTCCCGGCTTCTCTCTTCAAATTCTGGGATGCCTTGGTATACGCCGCCGATCACTTCGGGTGGCATGTGTAAGAATGCTTGCTCGACTAAAATGGGCAAGCTGCCTCCGCCGAAAGTCTCCTTAATCCAATCTTTGACCTTGTCTCGCTGGGAATAAGTGAGACCCTTGAGCCACAACATAGCGTCGTCGATGGCCATTACTGTAACTCGACAGCAAAAACCTTCACTGCGTCGTTCTCATAATTGTAGGTCTCAGAGAAGATGGGGTATCCCTGTGCCGAAAGACGCTCCTCTTCCGACGGGTCAGCCCTCCGGACCTCTCTCTCATGCTCTCCATCCCAATGATCCATCACAAGCTCGCGAGCATTCTCAATCGCTTTCTCCGGATCGCGAAAAGCCGGGCCTTGGATAGTCGTTTCAATGCCATAAGCATCCACCATCACAACATAAACTTTCATATCCTGGATCTCCTATCTCTTGGGAATGCAGAATGCAGAGTGAGGGATTCGAACCCCCAAAGCTCAATCTCGTGCGTCCACGATTGCCCCGGTATTTCGCTGCCGTTTGTATGCGTCGAATACAACGCTTTTGTCCCATAGTGAGGCACGTCGATCAGCGATCTCTTCGATGAACCATCCCTGTTCAGGGATTCCCTTTTCCAATTTGGATAACTCTGCAAAATTATTCGAGAGGCGGGGAACCCTCCCACAGGAATAGTGGACAACTGTAATTGTGAAAGACAAGCTTTCTGTTCTCCCTACCGCACCTTGCGGTCTCCCGAACAGCGACTCCACAGGGTCTCGAACCCATGATTTCCGAGATGAAAGCCCGGTATCCTGGCCAGTTAGACGATGGAGCCAAAAAGTTCAGTGACTGAACCATAAAGATTTCTTTCCCACACCAGACGAGAAGACACTGACGAAATAACCTACAAACCACCAGCAGACCCGACAGTGCGAGAAAGAAAAGAGCCAACGCGCGGGATCGAACCGCGTACCTGTTGATTACGAATCAACTGCTCTACCAAGTGAGCTACGTTGGCAATCACGCCACATAGGAGAATCGAACTCCTGATTCCACCGTGACAGGGTGGCGTCTTACCACTAGACGAATGCAGCAAGCTTCTCGATGTTATCACCCCAGGAACAGGAGGAGTAAAAGCACCAAGAAGGGTGGAACCAGCAGGAGTCGAACCTGCACCTCCCGCCGTATCTGCGAGCGATCTCCCGATCTATGATCCCGGTGCACCTCTTTCAAGGTACGTGAGTGTTTCGGTTTCTAGGAACACCCCACAATATGAGACACTTGTTCGGTTTCCCGCCAAGCTGCCATGGCCATGTGCACGGAAGAACCCTCTCTCTCGAAAAGGCCCCACCGCACCCCCAATAAGGGCATATTGTTCAAGGGCACGGAGTCTTTTCCCATTTTGCTCCGGTCTGCACCAACACTTAAGGGCACGACTTGATAAACAGTGAGTTTTGGTGGGGTTCGAACCCACAATCCTAGATTGAAACCAACTCGATTGCTCTTACTTGGTTCTCGCGGTCACCCGTGAGAGATCCACAATCTCGTTGGAGGCGAGTCGTTCTCGCTCATCGCCGAAGCTCTACGTTTGCGAACGGTGCTTAACATGCGTCCCTCTCGAAAATGACCCTCCCAAGGGTAAATTTTCTAAAGAGCGGCATCTCCCCACGGAACTAAACGAATTACGACCTTTCGGCTCCACCCAATCTATCGAGCTTACGACCTCGATTCTATCGACCCCGCGAACATTACGATCCCGCGAAGCCGCTGTGTCTTCCAACCACAGCGCAAAACTCAAAAATAAAATGGTGAATGGGGCAGGAGTCGAACCTACATCTCTCTGTGGCCTTGAAACGGGCGGTTTGAAAGAAACAGAGTGCTTTATCCAAATAAGCTACCCATCCATCAGATGTTTTCTATTCTATTTTGAAAGATCAACACTAACACAAACGTTCGCTAGACGTCCAAGTTCGATGTCTCTGCTGGTGGAGGAAGCTGGCTTTCCCACTCTCGCACAACCGCTGCGTGAAAAGTCTCGAACTTGGCACAGTTCGAACAATAAACCATATATACAGGGACCATATGTGTTCCGACACCATCCCTGAAATTCAAAGACGGTAGATGTGCTCGGACAGGCATAATTTGCCATTTATCTCGGCCACAACAAGAGCATAGAAAGTCACCCGTATGGGCAACTAAGAATTCGTAAAAATGATCCTTTTCAGCTTGACTCAACTCGTCTGCGTTTTTTGCCATAACTTCCACATAATTGCTCTCACGGGCATGGTGGGAATTGAACCCACTTGGACAGAGTTTTAAAGACTCCCGCTAACCCATTCAGCTACACACCCTAAATAGAAACACTAAGTAGAAACACTCGACACTCCGTCTGTGGACAGTCCCGTTCCACGAGAATGTCGAGTGTTGACTATGCCAAGAGAGGGATTCGAACCCTCACGCCGTGAGGCACCGGATTTTGAATCCGGCGTGTCTGCCATTCCACCACCTTGGCGATCTGTCACGCTTACATATACACAAAGAGGTTCATTGTTTGGACACCTTGGAGCAAAAAAAAATTGACCTGCCCCCGGTGCCCCCTAGTCCATGTCCATATCGCCTTTCTTGACAACACCGAATCCTGCTGTTGTTGCGGCGTCGTCATCCGAGACCATTCGATCGATTCCGTCATCTGGCTCTTTGGCCCGGACTACCTCGCCGCCCAAGTCCTCCCAAAACCAACCGTCGTTTCCTTCTTTGTGCCTGGACTTATCGTCTTTTCTCTTCATATCTATATGCTCCGGTTCTCTTTGGTGGACTCGAAAGCCTCTATCTTTATGAGGAGACTCATCATGATACATATAACCGGGAACCCGTCCTGATTTGACAACGAAGCCCTTTTCAGCCTTGTCCCGCTGCCCCATCCACCCCCAAGAACGACCCTCTTCACGAGCACGCTCTGCCGCCGCATGCCGACGCCTGTCGGCATAGGCAATACCCTCCGCATCCTTCTCTCGCATCCCATGCACCCGCTTCACCCCAGACCAACCTTGGCCCGCCAAGGCCAAGAGCTTGATCAAATTACCCGCCACCGCTGTGTGAATAGATCCAGACCCACTGGCACCCATCCAGAAATCAGGGCCGACATCCAACTCTAAGACGTCCCACGGCTCGGCCTCTGTGTCGATGCACTCCTCTAGCTGAGACCGCACTCCCGCCAAATCGCTGTCCGAAAAACCAATATCTCCCAACCTCTTTGATTGGCCAACCGCACTCACTGCATCTTCACGAGACACATCTCTTGTAGCGAGATACCCACCCGTGCGGCTCAACCTATCCAAGGCCACCATCATTCCTCGAAGATGATCCTTTCTCTCCCCTGGAGAGGAGTACCTGAACCCTTGCGACATCCAATGGTACTTGCCGACCCATGCCGTCGAAATAGAAACCTTCGTCTTCCTCTTGGTATCGTCATCCCAATGATCCGTCAGCCCGCGCAAGAAATCTTCCTGCCGAGCATAAAACTGCAACGAATAATCCCGCCCCCTGGCAATAGGCTCCACCTTCAACAGTTCATTTCCCAGAACCAAATATCCTCCGGCATCCGTGATCTCTCGTGTTATCGTTCCTGCACTCCTCCCCCCCAACGTGAGGCGTCCTTCCGCATGAAACGAACCATACTCAAAGCGCTCCTCCAACTGTGCCTCTAACCCACCAACTGTCGCCAGACTGGCAAACACAGGATTCTGCACCAACTGCCTGATCGCATCCCTCGGATTATTCGCATCTACCAACAACGGATGCATCCACGAATGATCTCTGTCGGCGTACTCACGCACAGCATGGTGCGGAATATTCGGAGCCCCCAAGCGACTTCGACTGTCCGCCGTCCCATCCCTCCAATCTTCTTGAGTCTCTGAAAAAGACGGTCTCTCCGGAGGAAGAATCGCTTCCAAGCTCTCTCGTACCTGCTGTCCCGCTGCCTCTCGCGAAAGCCCTTCCCCAATAACAAATTCCCACTCGTCAAACAACTCCTCTAACTCATAGGGAGTCAAATCCTCCTCCCCAATCCCAACCTCTTCACCAAAACTCCGAAGGTGCAACTTCTCGGCTCGCGAGGCAATCTGGCTATCCCGCCAAGGCTCCGAACGACCCGCTTGCTTAGACCTCTCATCCCACAATGCCAGCCGTCGAGCATCCTCCTCTCCCAAGAACTTATGCTCCGACATCATATCCGAGATAATTCTCTCACCGCGCTCCGTCGGTGTCCACGACTGCCTCTCGTTGAACCTTCTGTATGTACCCGCTATGTTTTGCAAAAAGGCATCTCTGTCCGCGATCGGGCTCCCATCTCTCTCTCTTGAGAACTCCATAAACAGCAACTGTTCCATCTGAGCATGGTTCAAGTCGGGATACCTCTGGCGTAATGCCTCCTCCCGGTCCACCTTTTCCTCGTCGTCATCACCATCACTCCCCCACCCCGTTGCATCCTCGTCGTCCTCTCCCCCATGACGATTCTTGTCGAGCATCCTTTCCGCCATCTGCTCCAACAGCATCCGAACCGAATCTGGACCGTACCCGCGAGACATCGCGATCATCTCGCCGCGCAAGACATCCAACTGACCGTCGTCCAACTCATCCACGTCTATATCTTCAGAGCCAGAGAAATACTCACTTGCCCAATCCGCGACACCCGCTGTTCCGTCTCGTAGTTGAGCCATCCCCTCCGCCATAGAGCGCAACTCTCGGATACGCTCGGCCCGATTCTTCCCCGCACCCTCCAACGAACTGTCGATCTGGAGTAAATGATCGCGGTGCTCCATCTCCAAATCATGCTTCGAAGCAATATCGTGGATCTGGTAATCGTGGGCCATCCCCTCCGCTCGGCGATGAATATCAGCCCACACCTCGGACGGGTCTCCCCCCTGGCTTGTCTGCTCGATGCCGTCGAAGCGCAAACGGCTGATGGTCTGGCGCCCCAAACCCATCTCTTGCCACTGCCTCCGATAATCTTGCAACAGCGAATTGCTCTGCGGGCTGGATGCGTTCTCGTGCGGGGCCACCGTCTCTGTGCTTGGTTGCGTCTCGCGGTTCGCCAACTTCGACGTCGGCGGCCTGGCTGGCTGCTGTGCCTCGCTCGGCTTGGCCTCCGGCGACGGAGCCTCCAAGCTAAATGCCTCTCCATCCCCATCGCCTGCTTTATATAAAGCCAACTCTGAAAACTTAGGACGCCAACCCATGATTGCCTCCGCACCGCACACGCACTTGTTTAGTCACTGAACACTCCATATACGCAAAACCCCGAATCAGACGGGCAGTACTGATCGGGGCCTTGCACCCTTCGCCTGGGGGTCCAGTGGCGAGCCAATACAGGCAAGCTGACGAAGAGTCGGGGAAGGGCGAACCCTTCTAGCCGTTGTATGAGCGGACCTACTTGATGATCTCGGCGATCAGCAACTCCAGAGTGGCGCCGTTCGCAGCGTCACTCCATTGGCAGTTGACGCCGATCGTCAGCGGACCCGTGGTGTCAGCAGTCTGGCCCGAGGGCAATGTGACAGCCAATGTCAGTCCAGCAAAAGCCGCGTTGACCGTTCCACCGCCGACGACAGCCGCCGTCGCACCAATTGCGCCGCGAACGAGCAACCAGAACTCCAGAACAACCGTCTCCAGATTCGGAACCGAGATGGGCGCAGACACAACACACTCGCTCTGTCCAACCAGACCCTTCAAAGTCATGGTGTGAGCCAGTTGGTCTTCGATCGTCCGACGAACCACAGCGCGACACTTCACATATGAACCTTGGGACAAAACATTCCCAGGGATCGTCAGCGTCGTATCAAACGCGCCATCCGACGTTGCTGCATAGACCGACGAGTCAACCAACGTAGCAAGGCTGGACTTCGGCATGACCTCAACAAAGAGTGGGTCGTCGGTGTCCAGGATGATCGTCGCTGCCGTGACCTCGAAGATCTTCCCGCCATTGACGGTGCCTTCCTCGACCTCGATCTGAAGACCGTTCACGATCTCAGCAGTCGTGTCGAAGTCCGCCGCACGAGTGAGAACATATTTGGACGTCGCCGAACCCAAGTCCGTCGCCACCCAAACACCGTTCAACGTCGCCGTCGCTTGGTTCATCAGAGCCAATCGGTCATCTTTCACAACCGCGACGCCGTCTTGAGCAGCAAGGGCTCCGTTCCCGGCCGCCGTGATCGTTTTTGCTGTCGCGTTGTATGTTCCAGCAATGTCCGCGATCGGAGCCAGGCGAGCCGCCTCCAGTCGCGTATCCAGCGCCGAAATCGCTTCCTGCCCCACTCCGGGGTAAGGGAAACCAACCATTATCCCAATCTCCTTGACCCGCGTGGGCCGATTATCTGTCTAGTGAAAGGTAGAGAGCAAGAACCTAGCGGTTGGAGCGGCCAAGGCCACGTACGCGCTGGTGCCACTTGTTCCCCATTCCATTGGGCTGCAAAGCCAACTCATCGATGAGAGCCAACGTCAAGGTGACCTCGACAACGCGAGGTCCAAGCTCTCCATTGGAGAACTCAGCATAGAGCAGATCGCCCGCCTTGACCTTCTTGGAAGAACCGCCCGTTCGCGCCGTGACGTTCGTGCCCGCGACAAACTCCTCCTCCCAAAGGGAATTGGGGCCTGCGAAGACATTCCCGTTGAAGCCCGACAACGCCAAAAGCGTGGTCGCATTCGCGGGAGCACCCGCCAAGTCGGCGTCGGTCGGCGCGACATGCCGGAGAGCGATCTCCGTCGCGGCACCGCTGAAGTCGTCGGTCTGTGCGTTCGTGACAGAGATGTCCTTCACGAATGCGTCGTGGCGCCAACGCCCCAACACACCGCGAGAGACCTGGCCTTGGGGAGCGCTCAGTGTGATCGAAACAGAGATCTCGCTCTGGTTCAACTGCTCCACCACCTCGTGGACAACGGCGCTTCCCAAGTCGTCGATCAACCGAACCTTCTTGGCCGCACCCTGGACATTTCGTGGTCTGGGCATTTTTCATGCCTCCTGTTTTCTTTTGAAATTCAAAATCACGGACCCCATACACAAAAGCCGCGCCTTCTGGACGCGGCACTGTGCGGGTTGCCCCGAATGCAAAGGGTGGCCCGGTCAGGCTAAAAAAGTTCAGTTACTGAACAAGACCACCCCAACGCCGCGAACTCTCATCGGAACAGGCGCCGCAGGTCTTTCTAGAGACCGAGACGACCGATGTTCGTGATGCGCATCCACTTTTTGGGTCCGTACAAGATGGGCACGCCGTACAGCATGATCATCCAGGTGTAGGCGGGGCCGTTGACCGCGAGTTCCATCTTCATCAGCGGGGCCAGTTGGCGGAAGGTCAGGACTTCGGGAGTCATCTCGCCGAGGTACAGTTCTTCCATGAAGGGCATCGTGATGTTTTTGTCGGTCAGCGTGCCAGCCACTTGCGGGGTGATGCCGTTGTTCGACTGAGACTCGACCGGGATCTCCATGACCAGCGAGTACGCTGCCATGTCCGTCGGAGTCGCGTCGTTGACATCCAGAGCCGCCGTCCGATAGATACGGATATATTCGGGGGGGATCTGGGTGTTATCGGCACCTTCGACCTGGAGCACGATGTCGCGCCCCTTGATCGCATCGGCACCCACCATCGTGGGGCTGACAACCGGAGCCGTCGCAGCGGACTCACCGAAGCGGTTCGCGAAGGAAGCCACGTATGCGTACTTGGCGTCCAACTTGCCTTGGCTCTTGTCGAACTCGCCGGTCGTCGCCGTGGCACCGATCGTCGGGGCCAACATGCGCTTGGGAGGAGTCGGGACGTGAGTCGCAGGACCACTCGCCACCGTGGGAGCCGTATCGGGTCGCTCCAGAAAGCGCGTGGCTTTCAGATTGATGATACCAGCTTGGGTGGTGATTTCGTTGACCGCTTGGCCGATACGACCATCGGTAGGAGCAGGGAGGGAGACGCGATGACGGGGATACATCGTCTTCACGAGATCGCTCAGGGGGTAGTATCCGAGGTACGCATCCGTAGGATACGCGAAACCTGCCGATGCCAACAGGTTGGAGGACTCCTCGAAGTCCGCCTCTTGGAGGGCGTTGCCTTCCAGATCCAGCACCATCGTGGGATCGATCAGGTGGCGCAGTCCATCGAACTGCTCGCCTTCGCCTTGGAAGACGAGGCGACTGTTGCCACGGAAGAGATACTCCTCCACTTGGCGCAACAGCCACATGATGCCACTCTCGTTCTCTTTGGCGATCAAGTCGCCAAAGGCCGGGTGGATCAGAGTCGCAGGGTGTGAAATTTTACGGACGGTGCCCATGTACTTGACGAGCGCCGTCTTCCGACGGTAGACGCTGTCATTTTCCAAGGGCAATTCGCCTTCCTTGTAGAAGGCGCCGTAGCCGTTATCACCGTAGGACTCTTGCACTCCGTACTCTTCCGAGGTGGAGTATGCCGGGCTCTTAAAGATGTCTCTCCAAAAGACCAAATGGCGATCGGTGTGTGTGAGGATCTTGAGGTTTCCTTCCAAAGATTCCACCTTGTGGGCGGCGCCACCGGACATCAGCGCGGGGTTGGTTTCATAACCAGCCTCCAACGCCTTGTTCAGTTGCTGAACCTTTTGAATGGAACCCAAGCCAAAGCCGTCAATCCCCAGACCTTCATAATGCCGCAGGCCGACCATGCTCATGGGTAACTCTCCTATGTGACCTATGTTTCTGGGGATACCCCCAAGAGGCGATTCCCAGAGGGGAACTGGGAGGAACTATCCTCCCAGTATGTGAATTACTGTGAAATTACGACTGCGGGACGCCGTTTGCGTCCAGCCATGTTTCGATCTTGGCGAGCACGGCGTCTTCCGGCAGATAGCCGGAGTTAATCGCAATCGCGGTGCGGCGGGCCAACAGAGGTTGGTCGTTCGCTCCTTTCAGGATCGTCATCTCGGCGGCAGCCTTTTGGATGTCTCCGAAATCGTATCGTTGTGTGCTGTCGTTCGCAGGAGCCTGGTCCACGAAACCCTTCTGGATCACTTGGACTTGTTGGCTTTGGGAGCGACGACCTCGCGAGGGAGCGCGATCGTTGGTGTCTTGGTTGGAGGGTGCTGTAGCAGCCTCCAGACTCTTGGCCACCGACTCACTCTTGTGCATCACGAGATCCAGGTCTTCGCCCAACTCGACCAAGGCAGTTCCTTGGTCAGCGATCATCCCCGCTTGCAGGGATTGCGTCGTCAGGAGAGCACCTTGTTGTTCGAGGAGCGCGGCCAGGGACTTCAGAACGACTTGCTGAGAGCGTCGGAGAGCGGTGAGCGACTTGCCCATAAGGAGAGCGTCCAGGCCCTCTTCATCTTTCTCGTCTCGCTCTTCGTCTCGTTCTTCGTCTCGCTCATCCTCTTCCAGGTCGGGGAGACCTTCCAACTCTTCGGCGGCCTTAGCCAACTCGCCTCGGAGTTGTTGGCTCTTCCGAGCCTTCTTGCCCTTGCGGTCCTCTTCGCAGAAAACCGGGGCACCGCGATTTTGAGGAGGAGTCGTCGTGGCGTCTTCGTCGGCATCGACAACGTTCTCGCCGTGCTTGGCACGCTGCGATTTGTAGAACGCTTCCGTGATCTCATCGACGCGATACTTCGCTTGGATCGATTTGATCATGGAATTGGCTTCCGCCTCATTGGCCTCGTCCACGAGGAAAACAAATCCGAAGTTGCGGCACTGACCACACCACGTTCCTTTTTGCATGGAGTTGCCTTCGCAATCGGGGCAGATGCCCTTCTCCACACCCGGAACGGTTTGCATGATCTCAGCTTCGGCGGCAACCGGGTTGGGGATACCGCTCTTGCGGAACTCCAACTCGCGCTCCAACGCATCGACGCTGACCTCACGCAAAGAGCTTTTCACCACACGGCGTTTGGGTTTACGTTTGGGCACGTAGTCGGTTCCGTTCGGCGTAGACTGAGGAGCTTCCTCCCCCTCCCACGAAGAACCTGCCCATCCCTTGCGATCGACACTCTCGCGAGAGCCGCTGCCGCCCACGATCTGAGCCTTACTCAAAATCGTCTCGATTTCGTCGAGATGATCTCGGACTTCCGCTTTCGTCAATTGCATCGTCCATACTCCTGGTTCAAACTGCGTCGTGACTCATTGACACGACTAAGACAATGAGATGCGAGCCCATGTGGCCAAAGCCATACTCCGAGACATCGCGGGACTGTGTCCTCGATTTCGTGCCTCTTCGTACACCCAAGCCAAAGCCTTAAGCATCTCGGATTTCGAGGGATCTCTGCTCCCCTCACACTTCTCAACACCAGAGCCGTGCTCTGGCAAGACTTTCAAATTGGACTCCAATGACTCCGTACCTAAACCGGCAGAGACTGCACTTGCGGCAGACAGGCTCTTCACCACATCGTCTACCTCAATCCAATCTTCGGAATCGACAAGCTCAGAATCCATAAATCCATGAGCCGTCAATGATTGATGAATGTCCAACAACTCAGAGTCTGAAACCCACACAGACTTGGAGAGTTCGTCTGTCAACTCCAACCATGTGTCTGTGTTAATAGGGCTGGGAGTGATCGCAATATCTTGGACCCAAGCTCGAACGATCTTGTTCCCCGATCGCTCTAGCACCTTTCCCTGGATTGAAAAGCCCATACGGCGCGTTGCTTGGCTCTCCTCCATTGCTCTAGTCAACTCCCACAAACGATCGGCGCCCTCGTGCAGGCCCGCTTTCCACAAATACCCCTCGGTCCACAACGCCAAAACTTCCTTGCCGTCTCGATTCTTTGCTTTGCGAATCTCGGCAACGGTCGGCTGCCCAACCTTATTGGCAGCGCCTGGCTTGTGGTCGTCGTTATAATATCCGTGTCGAAGAAAATACCGCAAGTCCATGCCGCGCTGAAGCACGGACTCTTTTTGTATGTCCAACTTCTCCGTAGACCCCACTCCTCGAACACCCCGGCGTCCTTGTTGGGACTGAGACTTGATCGTCTCCAAGTCCATTCCAAACCGAAAGTCGCGAACGCGGCTGTCTGGGACAGCTTTGCTCAGTAGCGACCATGGATTCAGAATTCTCATTGACTCGACACCTGTTGGGCAAAAAAAAACGGGGAGGCTGGGCGGCCTCCCCGTAGGAGTAAACAATTTCATTCAGTTGTGTACTGGGTTGTGCCAACCGTTCAAGCGGTCTTGTTCGGCGCCATCCCAAATTGGCTATACTTAGCTATAAGGCATCTAGACTTGTTTAGTCAACCCCTTTCTCTTCAGGAGGCACAAAAGGAACAGGCTTCGTGACCGACTTTCGAATGACCAAGAACCCTCCTTGATCAGACGACCCCCCCTTGGTCACCTCGCACGCGACACGCCTCGGCTTCGACTTCTGGACCGTCTCTTTGTCGTCTGAACTCACGGGGGCAACAGGAGATAACGCATACGGAAGAACATTTTCCTCCCCGCAATCCCTACAAACCGCTGTCAACTGCGCGTTCTCCCCTTTTGCGATCAAAGCCTTTATACTGAAACGGAGATGACCATCTCCACTTAAGCGCAAAATTTTATTACGACATTGGCGACTTTGGCACTTTATATCTTGAAACACAACGCACCTCAAGCCGAAGGTTCAGTGGCTGAACTTCCTAGCTCCAACAGACCCCTTGTGATCGAATCTCGACCCAATGCCACCAAGGCAATTGATTCCTCGCCGCCCCACTCTGCCGCCATCACCATCTGACAACACCCTTTAAATAGATGGTTACTGCGGAAGCGGGAGAACGATGACAGCATGTGCTCGCGAGCCTCCCCATCAGAGCACCCGAACTCTTGAGCGTAAACCCTCCCGTGCTCGGCGACGCGATCCAACAACACATCTCGATCATGAGTCGCCACCGACTTCGCGACGCTCGACAGGAAGTCGTGCTCCCACAGATCTTGGGCCACGTTATCAACCACACGAGACAGGATGCGTGCGTGCTGTGCACGCACCAAGAACGACACCGCCTTCTGATAGACCGAGTCATCTTCCAGATCATCTCTCTCGATAACCCCTTGGCTCGCGGCCTCCTCCAGAGACTTGACCAACTCGGACAAGCGACCCAACTGACTCATTGCTTTCTTCGCCAAAAGTTGCTCCTTCAAGAAATCCATCATTTCTTGTTTGGAGTCAAAGGCTTCCCCAAAGTCAGACATCAATTTATCGATCAGGGTCTCGTTATCTTGGATGCCGTGAATATCACGCAACGTGTCAAGGACATCGTCCATCCCGTGAAACTCTGATGCCAATGCGGCATCGGCAGAGCCCGACGGAGCCTGTGCGACGCCATCTACGTCTTTGGTGGTTGCCGTCGAGGTCAACTCCTCCAAGAAAGCACCGCCACCATTCCCGGTATTCGCCAAATGATTCGCCAAATACCCATTCCACCATCCGGAGCCTGGCACGAATCCACGCGGCCACACCGCCGACTTCCGCTCCACATACTCCATGGACATCAGCTCTATTGCCTTACTGCGTGCCACAGACTCCAAGTGCTTTCGCTGATGAGGCGTCAGTTTGGAGCCGTTGTGTCGCACAACATTCGCCAACCCCGCGCGACCGATAGCGGCCCCCACGATGCTCTTGAACTCTTCGCTATCCAAGTAAGCGCCCAACTCTTCGTCTGACACTTTGGGACGCAAGCGCAAAACCTTGGCCGAGACCACGTCTCCGCCGTGAGATCCACTGACTCGAATCGTGTCCGTTCCAAACTCAGCCTCATAGTGAAGTGCCCCACGTTCCAACTTCCCTGGCAAGGTCATTGGCCCATGTTCAGAGTCATCCTTCCCCAGATCTTGAAAGACCGGACCCGATTCTCCTTTGTTATGAGCTTCCTCGAAGGCAACCATGAACGCGACAACCCTGTCCGCCTGCTCTCTCGACTGCAAGAATACGCCGTCCCATCCCCCGCCATGGAAATCTTTCGCATTCCTCTTGGATTCGTGAATAGTCCAACCGTCCGCACTTTTTCCAGCACGCTTTCTCGTGTCCGGACGCAAAGACAGCCACGGCTTCCCATCCGAATCTCTTTGCGACTCCACCTTCTCGTCAGCGTGGAGATGATGATGTTCCACGTACCCACGCAATGTCTGTCGATGGTTGTCTCCCATCTCCATGGCGTGAGAGTCCTCTGGAGCCTGAGATCCTGCCGGATGATGCATGACTTCATACGTTTTATTGTGATGCTGTCGCATCACATGATGGTGTCCGTGTTGGTCTGTATCCACCCATGTCACGCGCGACGGATCTTTCTTTAAACCCCAAATGCCATCATTCCAAGCCTGAATGGTTACCCGGTATGCATGAGCCGCGTCTTTAATCTTCTTTTTCTTGCGCAGCGGTGTCGTCACCTCGCCGGAGGCTATCCCCGGATGACTCTCAATCGTATGAGGAATACCATGAGCCGCCGCATGGATCGCCTCCTTCCCCGCTCCATGCCGCTCTTCCTTCTCGTCAGTGTACTCATAGCGCCAACGGTGACTCTTCAGATCATACCATCGGCGGATGTACTTGTGTCCTGCTCTCGGACCCCCACTGTGATCAGAGTGGTGCTTCGCTGAATGACGAACCGGAGTGCTCCCGAACCGAGCAGACTTCTCTACATCGAGGAGCCACCAACGCCACCCGTCCAGGTCACTTTTTGTGCTTCTTTCGTTTCCGCTTTTTTCGACGCTTCTGGCGGGGATGCTGTTTCTTGGCAGCCCCGCCGACGGCTTTCCCAACTCTTCATTCTCCGGTGGCTCTTCCTCTGGAGGCATGCCGCCCGGAGGCTCCCCCTCTCCAAAATGCTCCGGTCGAACACGCTCGTCGGGATCTTCCTCCTCACCCGACTGCTTCGCCAACTCCATGAATTCTGCTTTCAGCTTGCGATACTCTTCGTGGATTTCGTGAATTCTCTCGTGGTCATGACGACTGGCTGCCTCGTGAGCTTCCTCTTTCAATGCACGAGCTTTTTCATCCAACTCCTCTAGTGCAGCCTGGAGTTGAGGATCAACGTGAGACGTTGGATCTTCCTCCGGGTCTGTTCGATGCTCTGGATGAATGCGACCATCTTCTCCGCCCACAGGAACATCAGAGAGTTCTCCCTCGTTCTCCGGATCTCCCACGCCGCTGTCATCTCCCTCTAAGTCCAAATCCTCAGAGATTGGATGCTCCAAACCAGCGTCCGGATCGACGTGGCCGCCTTGATCCATCTTCATGTACCCGGCATGAGGACCACTCGTCAAAGACGAATCTGTATCGGATGCCCCTGGATGTCCGTGCATGTGCGGGGGGAAGTTGCGAACCGTAGGAGTCGGGGGATTTGAGGCACCACCTGCGTCCTCGTGAAGGACGCCTGGACGCGACTGTGCATCCGGTTGAGAGATGATTTGCGTAGGCGCCTCCGTCTCTCCCAATTCATTAGAAGATCGACCATCTCCCGGATCATCCGTTACGTTCCCGCGTGGCTCCGAGTCAGACCTTTGGCTTCCCAACCACCCCATCAGTTCTTGTACATGCTGCTGTGTACCCGGTGGGAGATGACCTTCCATCTTCTTGACCGTTGCCTTGTCGCCCCGGAATTCAATGAAGATCACTCCCGTCACATCTGTTTTGTCCTGGGCGGCCATTTCTTACCTCTACTTCTGATTGTCTGCCCGTCCGTTTTCTTCGGTCTCACCATGACATAAAACAAAAAAGGCGTCAATCCGACGCCTTTGGGTTGAGTTCAGTCACTGAACTATTTTACTCGGTACAACAGCATTGTTTGACTCGGACTATGCTGCACCTGCTTGGGAAGAAACCTGACCGTTGGCCTCCAAAGAGATGGTCGCAGGCTCACCGTATTACTAGAACCCCCAATGGGCCTGATGGTCTGAATCACAACAACCGCCACAATAACACCAACGACCAAACCAATACTCGCCCACAGAGCCGGGTGGCGCCAGACCGAGTTCATACTGTCACGCAATTTCTTATTGTCGGACTCCAGTTTGGACACCCGCTTGGCGTAAACCTTGTTCTGCTCCGCTGTATACTCCTGGATGCGCTTCATGGAAGCCCTCTCTTGCTTCCAGAACAACGATCGTTTCTTCCACAAACGATCGACCGACTCCAACTCCTTGACCTTCCCTTGGTAGAGACGAACCTGATCGCGGAACGCCTTCGCCGACTCCAGCCCTCGAACTACCGCTTTGTGGGTCTCGTTATCGTACTCTATACACTTGGCTTCTTTGCTATTGGAGCAAGGAACCACTCGCGGCCCACCCGAAAACATCACGGTCACTGCTAAGAATATGAACTGCATCGCCTGCTCCTATAGCCAATCTTGTAACAAGCTCTTTGAGCGTTTAACCTGATCTGCCGCGCTCATCCCCTTCGAGTCCTTGAGACGCTTCTTGTACACCAAGCGAGCCTTGTCCAGCTTCCCACCCAAGCTCTTGAGACGCTTTCGGCTCTCCTTGATCTTGGCCGCTGCCTGTGTGTCTCCTTGGCGAGCCTTATTGATCTTGATCTGCTCGTCTTTCTTTTTGTTCTCCAACTCCAACACAGCAATTTTTGCCTGCTGCCTCTCCATCACGCGAGCCTGGTCTCGAATCACACGGTTCCTCTTTGAGATCGTATATGCGGCGACTGACCCCGCAACGAGCAAGACCAACAGCAAAACACCCGTTGTAATCATGAACCCTCTGGCCCAACCAGAACGACGCGACCACCAATCCGTTGCCTTGTCTTTCCCAACTTGCCACACCATATTGCCTTTCTCCTGAACCTGAAGACGACTCACGCTGAAAACCCACCGCTTGGTTTCTTTAACTCCGATCCATGCATCCGCTGCCGGATCATCCGCTCGACCACATCTTCTGCTGACGGGCAAATGCTCCCGTCTGGAAAAATCAACCGGAGACCCTTCGCGCGAGCGAACTGAAGCGCGACCTCGGCGGGCGTCAACCCTGACAGCAGAGACAACTCATATGTCTTGTGTGAACTCCACTCCCACATCCACTCCCATTGTTGGTCTTCCGGTAACAAACATGGGTCTTCCTCTGGCATCGGCATCCACACAACTGTGGCCTGTGCCCACGCCACCACCAAGTTGCACAATGCAACATTGTCCAACATTGGGAACGTAACGACACCTCGATCCTTGCCTCGCCACTCGGCCAAGATCTCATGAGCATTGTCAATAAACCCCAACTCGTCAGAGAAAGAGGCTTCTGTTTTCTTGTCTACAGATTCGCTGCCCGGCACAACAATTCCCCCAAAAACGTTTAGTAACTGAACTCGAACTAGGAAGCTTTGGGCTCGAAGCCCAATTTGGTTCCTACCTCATGCGGCAACTCGCGGACGCGACGCTTTAACTCTCCTCGCTCCTGTGCCGTCAAGAAAGCGTGGCGACGCACCTGGTCTTTCTCCACATCCGAGACAGACAACTCAGGAAAAACCGCACACAACGCCAACTTTTCGTACTCGCTCAATGGAACTTGGGAAGAATCGTTCCACTTTTGCACCGCACGCTCCAATATTCCCATATTGTCGTCGTACGCCAACTCTCCATCCGGGAACCGGCGCCAAATGCGACTGGCAATATTCCTGCTCTCCGGCATCTCTCTCCGATCCATCTGCCACGGCTTGACCGGCCATGTCGTTCCCCGGTGACGATGTCGGATCTTCATCGGGATCTTTGACAGATCTTCCGGGGCCTGGTAGTCCGTGTCGCCCTGTCGTAGCGGACCCTCTGTTCCCAACACGCCCTGCGGAGAATTATCCCGCGACTGACTGCGAACGTGAGATCGACCCCTCAATTGAGCTTGACGACGAGCCTTGCTGATACTTCCCGTGCCGATACTGATCATGAGTCATCTCCGTTCTTTGAAACCCCGAAACCACACGTTTTCTTCAAACTGGACTCCTCTTCGTCAACCGCCTTGTACTCCGATCCCGGATATGGCACATCGGCTTCACCTCGGCGACGGGTGCCCTGCGCATTGCGATAAGAGTCTGTTGGCTTATCCTTTCCCTTGGCCACCACACCGAAACCCGAATCCACACCCTTGAATGAATCGTTCACTCCTCGGATTCCATCTTTCAGGCGACCCCACCAAGATCGCTGATCGCGATAATCTTCAGCCCCCCCGCCACTCATTCTCTCATCCATTTGTGAAAGAGCATCGTCCATAGATTGTTGGTAACGTGCCCCCTCTCGCTGGTGCCAAGCATCCATCTTTTCTTTGTGTACCATTCTTTCCGAGTAATTCGGACCACGCGACGGTGGTCTCACCCGCTGCTGCTCCCACCTGCTGTGTGCTTGGCGAATATTCTCCTGCTGTCTTCTCGTGTCATACTCTCGCCGTGTCGCATAAGACCTTGACGCCTCATTCCGATCGTACCCTTCCTGGTGAGGAAATATGGTGTACACAGGGGGGCGATTCTTATCGAGGCGTTGAATATCCGGATGATCGTGGCCTGTCTCCGTCACTCTCGCCGAACTATAGTCCGTATACTGAGGATGAGAGGGCTTGGGGTTGGCCGCAACAGAAGGTGGACGCAGATCTGCAACAGACGCTCTTCCGCCTTCTCCCTCTTCACCTGCTTTATACAGGACACCAAAACCTTTTTGCATGGGGTCGTTCTCCGCTACCTCGTCAGCCTGCCAACGCAAGTACTCAGCCTCCAACTCCTTCCACTTTCTTTCCAGCTTCGACTGATTCCTGACATGTTCCTCTCGCTCTTTCCTTTCCTTGGGAGACAACCTCTCTGGGAACGGAGACAAATAATCAGGAGAATCCGCTACCAAAGAGGCCGTTTCTGCATCCAAGCGCAAAGCACGTGCATAAAACGGAGAGCAAGAATACTCTCTTGAACGACGACCAACGCCAGCAAACCCAAACATATCAAACTCCTATCCACAGATGATCGGAACCCCACGCTCACTATACACCCGACTTTCAGTTTTTGCCACCATCCGAGTCGGACTTACCCAACATACGACCTAGCATAACACGGCGTTCCCCAAGACCTTCCTGCTCTTGGGAAAGCCTCCCTGGCATCTTGTGGTCTCGTCGCATCACTCGCATCCCACCGTCTGTTTTGCGAGGTGTCTGTTTCGGTGCGATGCGTTGAGGAATGCGTTGGTAACGCTCGCTGACCTGGCGAAACTCTTGATCTTGCCGCTGTCGCGTCTCTTCGTGCTGCTGTCGAATAGTGCGATGCTTGTTGTCATGCTGCGATTGTCGCTGCTTCACCACATCCCAGAATTCATCGCGGGCAGCCTTGCAAAAGTCCACAGCCTCTTGGATCTCCCGTGACCCTTCCTGCTCAAGAGCCTTTTCAACCTCAGAAATAGCCTCCTGTAGGCCGGTCTCCAAGTGCTGCTCGTCATGGGCGTCGTGGTGGACATCAACTTCAGCACGGTCTTCGTCAGAGCGCATGGGGGCCTCTAAGGCCGAGGCAAACTCTTTCTTCCAATCGTTACTCATCATCCGACCCCACTGCGCTTCCTAAGATAGTATGATCCGATCGCACATTGAGTGTACGGCGGGCTTCCTCTGGTGTCACCAAGTGAACAGCCTGTGTCTCCCAATGAGCAGCGCCTGGATTCCCGCCCGTACGACGAGCCAAATAGTACCGACTCATTGATTGCGTTCGTTGCGAGTCTCCCAAGTACCCAACAATCTCCGCGTTGAAGCCCGACTCTTCGTACGCCTCTTTCAAAGCTGATTGTTGCAATGTCAGACCACGCTCTTGGCCTCCCTTCGGGAACGTTCTCTCTGTCCCTGCAAAATGATTAGTTGGCTCAACCAACCACACCCTGCCATCGTCCTCCATCATCACCAATCCCGCTGCCGCTCGATACCCTCTCTTTTTCGGCATGGGTGGCTCGTCGATGGATGCATCAGGAACAGACGACCAATCGTGCTCCTCTGGCTTTGTGAACGGCACACCGTTCAACTCCATCCCAACATACCTGTTCGAATTCCCCGGTCGAAACTCGACAGACTCTCCGGGATCGTCAAACCCTTCGGGTCTGTGGTGGTCTCCCTCTCGCTCTCTCTGAACATCCTCAAAGAATGCTTCCATGTCCTCTCGCACGTTGTTTTTACGATCCAAGGCAGCGTGAACAATCGACTTGGCGGAAACGCCCGTCACTTGAGAGACCGCCTCTGCGTAATCCTTGATCATTTCGCTCAACTCCACATCCGAAATACGCTCGGCCCGCGAAATGGCTGCCTCAATCTTGGGGTGCCCAAAGTCTAAATCCACCTCTCCATCTCGGAATGCCTCCAACAGCAACATGGGTGCTGGCTTCGACTCTCCGTACGCTGCATTTGGATGGTAGTGTGTGTCCAGCCTATCAGAATGCAAGTGCTTATAGCTCTGCCCGAAGTCCACCCGAACCGCGCTATCCCCACCCGGAGACATTAAATACTGAGCACCGTGGGCATCATGGTCACCGATCACCCAATTCGCCACCATGGAAGCAAGAAGGTCCGTATGAATACCACTCGGCAACGAAACAATGCCCTTTTTATCTTTTGGCAGTGCTCCACCGTTCTTTACCATCTCTTGGATCACGGATACGGGCGGTGCCCCTTTGTAACCCAATCGACGAATCTTCTTATGGGACTCTTGCGTGGAGATCAGCTTGGCCGGGACAGCATGCTCTCCCAATATGCGAGCCGCAATCTGCGATCCTGCAACCTCTCCCAATGCCTTTGGAGCACTCCGAACAGGCTTCAACAAGAAAGAGCGGTTGGGCATATCTGGATGCTCCACAACAGCCCCTTTATGAGCACCACCAGGCTTGTCACCGGCAACTCGCAAACGGCGACCGTCTTCGGGTAACTCATCCAACCTCAAGTGTTGAACGCGAGCACGAGTCGAGAAAGGACTGTCTCGGAACTCCTCCAGAACTTGCGGTCTCTTGGAGTGGTCCAACACAATCTCGTAATATTCTCCCGTCGCGTGGTCTTTCTTCTCTACCGATCGAATCGTCGCCTCTCCACCCGACAATATCTCCCGCTCTGTGTTCTTCCAAGTGCTCAAGTCAGAAATGGGTGTTCCCCACCGTGCCTCCGGGATACGCAAGACAACACGCGGGCCGATCGCGTCGGCCTCCTCTGAAGTCATCCGTCCACTTCCGTCTCTGCGAGCAGGACGATCCGCAAACCCCCAAGCGATGTGATGATCGTCCGTCCACGAGGATACAGCATTCAAGGGAACCGTCTCTCCCTCGGCCATCGCCCCTATAACATCCTGCGGGAGACGCAGGCCGCGCGAAATATGTCCCTGATAGTCCCGGCGGGCCAACCCCACACAAACACGATGAGCATCCTCGTATGCCCCTCTGGACGCATCAGGCTTGTACCGAGAGCCCCCCGCTAAATGCAATCCACGCAGCGGCTTGGCTGCGTGCTCCGACGAATAGTTCCGGGGGTCTCGAACGGCTGCAAACTGACCCTCGGTCAACAAGTTGATCGCATTAAGTCCTCGCCTGTGTGGTAAGCCCAACGTGTTCGGCGTGCTCGACTTAATCTCTTTGACAAGACGATCCCAATGCTTGTCATCTGAATGCAGCAGCAAGTCTAGATCATCCGGCAACTTTCTCTTGAGGCCCATGTGCTCTGCCAAGGCTCCCATCGACTGTCGGAGCCGCACCAACATATCAGCACCCGCGCTGTCCGTTCTCCCTGTCATTAAGGAGCCAGCGTGTTCCATCGCATCGCGCAAGAGCCCCACCGCTCCATGAAGATTTCCTGTCGCACTGTGAGACAGTGAGTGGATCTCATCTTCCAAGCGACGTAACAAACCCTCGTTATCCAACACCTCACCGCGACGTTCAGCGTCTCCTGCGATTCTTTTTGCACGTCTCTCGTGATACGCCTGATCGTGATGCTCGCGAGCCGCCGTTCCGTGAAAATGCATCAATGACCACTTCTTAAACTGATCATCGTTGGGATCAATAGGACCGTGCTCTCCGGGGTGATAATCCCCAATCTCTGAACGCAGCTTCTGTGCGTGCCTGTGATGGGATTGCGAGGAGTGGTCACGTTGTTCTGGAGAGAAATCAGCACTATGGTCCGCCACGTGCCGACGAGCTAACGACTCTGCCTCGTCTCTCCTGCCCACTGCTGCGTGGGAGATCATACTATCGAAATGCTCACGACGCGGGTGAAAGTGCTCCTCGTCTCCCGAATACGGATTCGGTGCCCCTGTCAAAAAATGGCCTGCAACCTTGGGAACAGGCGCAGACGGGTCATCCTGCTGACTTTTAATCAAGAATGGGACGTCGTACTCGTAAGAACAGAGCAACCCGAAACCACACTCATCCAGCAAATCTAGGCTTTTTTTTTTTGACTTGGATACGACTCCAAATCCAGAGCCCATACCCTCCAGAGAAGTCCCGCCACCCCAATTTGGATCGGGAACTGCCGGGATACTCGGAATCGTGAGTCCACTCTCACGAGGCATCTCCCCCCTGGTCACCGTAAGGCCAAACCCGCCAGAAGGCTTGCTGCCATCTGCCTGTGCTCCCTGCGGAGACGAATGTCGAGGCTTGCTGCCATCTGCCTGTGCTCCCTGCGGAGACGAATGTCGAGGCTTCAGCCTTCGTATCGTCGCAGCGTCGGAGATGTCCGCTTGTTTTCTTTGGGAAGCCCGCGACGCCGTGCCAGCCAAAGAACTCACCGCACCCGGTAAAGCTCCTGTCGCGACACTTGCTAACCCAGAACCACTCGTATCCATCAAAGCGGTGGCCATCTTTTGGCCCAATTCTTTTCCTCGCTGGGCTGCCCCCACAACAGCAGAGACCCCTCTACTGCGAATATTGGCCTTGGCTCCAGCTAACCTCTCTTCGGGAGAACGGTTATCCTGAGCTTGTTGCCCAGGAGCCTCCCTTGGATCACCGAACCCGGAATCATCACTCGCCTTCCGAAGCTCTTCGTCCGTTATCTTGTGACTTTGTCGCCATCCGTCTGTGCCAAAAAATCGACCCTTTGGTTGATTTTCGTCCGAACCCGCAAAAGGAGTACCCCATTGGGGAGTCTGCTCTTGCAACACTCCTACAGAGCGACGACGCCCCACCATGTTGGCTACCTGATTCGCCAATAACGACTTTTGCAACTTCGACGACATGCCACACTCCCGGCAAAAAAAGTTCAGCTACTGAACAATCCGCTGGACCCATTTGTTCTATATCACAAATCAGCCCACATTAGATAGCCCCTGGTGTTCCTGGCCCTGGTCCTCCGGGACTACCGATCATGCCGGGTATTGGCATGCCCGCCCCACCCCCCGGAGGCTCCATCCCCGGAGGCATCCCACCGGGGTCCATCGGAGGTGGTGCTGGATCAAAGTCCTCACCTCCCTCCTGAAAATAAAGAGGAATAGCGGGTGCCGTTCCGTGCTCCAAGGGGTCTCCGTCTCCAGATGTCGCCCACGGTGCCATCGGATTGTCTGCCTTGATCGGAACCTGCTCCGCTTGAGCCTTGGCTTGAAAATAAACAGGATTCAAGATCACGTCGCCGCCGACAACCGGGTCTCGACCCTCTTTCTCGCGACCTTCGTTGATCGTCAAATACGTCGTAACCTGTCGCGTCAAAAGATCGATCCTTTCCGGCTCGCTCATCTTGTCCAAGCCCACGAAATCGAAATACAGATCGGGGTTCAGGGGCTCAATGATGTACTTCGAAATCTGCCGAGCCAAGAAACGCAAAAGCGGTCGCAATCCCTTGTCTTTCGAATACTTGATTTTCCATTCAGCCTTGTTCTCGAACATCGGCTGGCCTTGGGAGCTTGCTTTCCCAATATCAAAGTTGATCTCAGCCGGGTCGATTTGGTAAACGCCAGAGATGATCTTCAGCAAATACTCTTGCCAACGACCATACTCCATCTCGCGATTGCCTCGCTGGAGATTGACGAACTCGATGCCTTCAGGGATCTGCAAGATAGGCACGCGGTGTGCGTTCTCCCACCCCAATGCATTCGCACGAATGACCCGCTTAAAAGTCTCGATGGTTCCGGGATCGTACGTCTCCCCTTTCAGGTTCAAGAAGCCACCGCTCATGTTCCCCTGGCGGAAGTTTCGAGCGTTATACTCTTCGGACCACAGCATTCGCAAAACCGTGCTCAAGCACATCTCTGTCTCGGAGAAACCATATCCGTTGACCCACAGATCCGACCTCGGATTGCGAATCCCAAACGCCATGTCTCCGGCAGTGAAGATGTTTTCGATCTTCCCGTGAATGACCTGGACCGTCTGAATCTGGTCATCTTGCACCACAAAGTCTTCGCCCAAGTCCCGCTCTTGCTTCCAATCTTCGGAGAACTCTGCCGAATGAAACTTGCGAGGAGCCTTACCTGGTTTGTGGTTGTCGTACGTTGCCGCCAAGCGGATCGTTGCTGCGTCTACTGCGTGGAACTCAGCAGGTCGGCCCTTCGAATCGGGCACGATCTCAAAACAATTGTGGTTGACAATTCCCTCTGCCACGTAGCTGTGGTCTTCCTCCACCTCCATATTGAAGACACGCAAGTTCTCCACTTCGTACTTGCGAACAGCAGAGACCTTCACATAAAAGAACTTCTCTCCCACATGGTACGACTTGCGCTCTTTACTGGGTTCCTCCACAGGTAAACCCAAACTCCGAGCCAACGTTCGATAAGCCGGGCCTGACAACGAACCAGCATATTGTTCGTCCCACTGTTCTCTTGCAGAGGGTACTTTCACCTCTGCAACATAGATGCCCTGATCCGCAAAGAGAAGGCGAAGACCTGTAAACAAATTGCGTGAGGTCGTGGTGAAGTGGGCTGTTGTCTTTTTGAGATGACCATCACCCTCCAAGTAACCCAAAAGAAAATGCTCCTTCACCATCTTCTGAGCACCAAGTATGAATGATGGGACTCTCTTTTCGCTGGAGCCTGTACCACAATGATTTTTCAAAAACTCAGCGAGTGCAGAAGAGTAAAGAATAACCGTTACTCCTGCACGGTCAAGATATTCAGTGACTGAACTTTCGATACCATACAGTGAACCAAAGCTTCGGACGAATTCAACGAGACCCGCTTCGTCTTCATGGAATGTCAAACGTACCGATGTACCCTGCACATGCCCTTCAGCACAATACAACCCAAGAAACCTTCCCCAAGCAGTCGTCAATTCCGTCTTAGGTTGCCAAGTTCTCTTGTACTCCATAGAGACACCAAGCTCTTTGGCAAGTGCCTTCACCTCGGCAACAAGTAGCCCATTCTTCTTGTACGTTCCCGAAAGAATATCTCTGGCCGTTTTTGGATGACAATCAGCCAACTCCACTAAACGATCCATTGGGCCAACAGGGAATTTCCTTGGCTCTTGGGCGAATACATCCAAGGATATATCTTCTCTGCCCAAGAGCGGTCTTGGGTAGAGTGCGTAATCCCGATCTGTCACTTCGCCAGCGGCGATCCACTCAGGCTCTTTGAAAGCCACCGCGTTTCCATCAACCGAAGACCTCTTTGCCACCAACAAAGGATGGCCTGTGGTCACATTTAACCGTTGTCCTCGCACCTGAATCTCAACCATCTCACCTGAATAGAGCCGTGAGGTGGGATGGATAACTTCTCGCTCCACCCCATTGTGAGAGCGCACCACCATTCCAGATTCAATACACTCAACGGGAACTCCTGTACCATCAGCAAGCTCAACCCAAGTGCCTTTAACGGCACACATCTGATCAAACTGCAAAGAGTCGCGGGTGATTTTCTTCAAGAATGTCTCAAAGTCATCGCGAGGCTCCGTGTTGTGTGGGTTCCGATCAAACCCACACGCCATAACCATCCTCTCCAGCTCGACTATCTCGCGACGCTGCTCTTCTCGCGGAATATACGTGTCGTCCTTGTAGCCAATTTTGAAGCCAATCTGTTGGTTCTCGCGATACGGCTGTGCAAACGAAGCAACCTGGTAGATCCGCGTCAGGATAATAGAGCCCAATAATGACAACTGATACACCGTTCGGCGTATCGTGTCATAGGTCAAGCTGAAGCGACGATCGCGATACCCTGAAGCATAGACCAAGGAAAGAGGGTCAAAGAAGCGTGCTCGCGGGCCGCGAGCCGCTGTGAGGTCTGTTGTTGCGGGGAGACGCTTGAGTTGTTGCGAAGCTCCATGGCTCTTAGCAGCCTTGAATCCGGGCTCCATACCCAAATTCGTAGACAACACATCCAACCCTCCAACTAAACGGAGTCCATCATTAACAATGGGTTGCCCCTTACTGCCACCCGACACAACCGGCAACCCTGGAGCAACAATAGAAGCTCTCCTGACAGGAGCCTCCGTCATCGTCTGTGCTTTTCCCGAATTCGTATAGAAACTCGACAGACTCACGACGTACCTCGATGATCAACATTTGAGTCAGACGGTGCCGAGAACGCAGCATTCGCCACGCCTGTATCTTTTCGCGTAAAAGACATCTCGCGCTTATCGCGCAATCTTTTCGGCGTATCGACCTCTTCCCCGGTGACATCTGCTTTGGTCAGAACAGCGAAACCACCACCCCTCCCCCATGAACGGTGCTGTCTTCGTGTCATCGTTTCCATGGCAGAACCTCGCTGACTTCGTGTAAATGGCGGACGCCGACCGTGCCGACGACCCTGGCTATGCTTATCTTTATACTCTGCCAACGCCCGACGATACTCCGACGTCGGCATTAAAGATAAGCTGCGTTGCAATTCGGGATCTTCCTGTCCCTGCTCCATCTGCTGTGCCACTTCCGGTGGCAACAGACCTGCTGCACCCGCCTGCAAATTCTGCCCTTCCTGCATTCGCTGCGAGTGAGACTGCTCTTTGTACTGCTGCACCAAGGCTTCATCTTTCTGATACGCCTCTTGTTGACGACCCCAGAACTCCTTGGCAACTCGAACAATCTCAATGTGCGGCCATCCCTCGTCACGCATCTCCAACAACGCAGAGACATGCTCTGGCCACATTCGATAAAACAACCCTGCCGTGGCCTCCAACCTCTTTGTGATCGGGTGGATCGCGAACTTGGGAATAATCCACAAATGATCTTCTTTGTCGTGCGCTCCGTACCCCGGAGGTGCAACACCACCTGTGCTATTGCCCGATGTTTCGCGATCCCGAACGACCGGGAATGCCTGCTGCCCCTGCTTTGACATCGGAGTGCCCCTTGGAACAAAGAGAAGTCAGAGAAATCAAATCTGCCGAAAGAGTTTAGTGACTGAACACAACCCTAAAGCAAGGAAGGTATTGCCTTCAACTCTTGGCCCGCGATCTCAGAGTTCGACTCAGAGGAGGACTCTCCGGAAGACGCTTCCGGTTCCAAAAGTCCATCCGCTTCCATCTCGGCCCGCAGTGCATCGCGATTCCGACGACGCCGAGAACCAAGAGAGTCTTTCGACTTCACCCGACTCGCAAACCGATCGGCCGCCGAGATATTCAGAGAAGCGGCTTCATCTTGCAGGTTTTGCTGCTGCTCTGCCGTGACCTCGCCCGACACAAACGGAACCATATCCACCGAACCCTGTTCGACCTCCTCGACTTCGCCGCCTTCGTAGAACGCCTGGTGGGTATCGAGTGTTGATTGATTTTGGGCCGCACGGCGAGCAAATCGCTCCGCTGCGGTCCCATACTCGGCAGTTCGACCTTTGTATCGACTGCGGCGATGCGTCGCACCCGTGTTCGTCTCACGACGCAAATGTGCTGCGTCTTGACGAACACCTTCTGCTCGACGGTCCATTCGGTCTTCTCGACTCATCTGCCGACCCGGCATATTGTCAATCGCATTCGCCAAAGTGGCGTCTTGGTTGTTCGATTGAACCGCAACGGCGTCATGCCCTGGCATGAACTCGCGAACCGCCTGCAACGCGGCAGGCGGGGCAATCCCCGCTCCGGGAGGAAGACCTTGTTTTGAAGCTAATTGGCTTTTTCGCATAATGCTCTCCTGTGCTGCCCTGATAAAACGGGCTCCTTTTACACAGAAGCGTACACGAAAACCACGAATTCAACAAGAGTTATCCCCAAGAGACCCCCTCTCTTGGGGAAACCTACACCTCTACGTTGAATCTGGCACCATGACATGAGATGTCTCAAAATTACGCTGCTCTCGCCGGATATACCGACCCGCACTTGGTCCTGCTGAGCCCAACGCCGTGAACGGATCTACCGGAATCCCCATAGGCGAGACCCCGTGAACATCGTAAGATACCGAACCATCCTCTCCCAAGTACAGACATCGAACCAACACTCGCTCGGAGTCCATCTTTTGAAGCTCCTCCAATACAAGTTGGTCATGCTCACTTGGGTCACTCAAATCCACATAGTCCGGGGTGCCTTGGATAAATGCCATTCGGTGCTGCATTAAAACGTTTCCGTCTTCCAACACGACAGCATTCCACGCATCTGTCACAGGGATAACCGCTGCGACAGCCTTGCCTTGCTCTGCCATTAGGCTTCTTTCGCCTCCTTCGGGGGAACATACGGTGTACTCGTCGCTCCATCCTCACTCACCACAGTCGTGATGTCCAAGGCATCCGGTTCGATCACAAACGGAGGTCTTGACTTCTCCCAATCGATGTCGAAACCGTCGGCGTACGTGAGTCCCTTGATCACACCAAAATAGTGAACCATTTCCATGACCAGAGCCAGCAGGGATCGGTCATCCTTGTCCAACCCGTCCCACAGCGTATCCAAGGCCCTGTCGTGTTCCGACAAGTCCATTTCGGAGATCAAGGCCAACTGACGCCGCAATGCCAATCGACCACGCGGCTTCGTAGTAGTCGCAGCAGCCTTGGCCGACTTTTTCTTCTCGCGAACCTCTGGTGCGTCCTCTCCGAACTCCTTGATCAGTGCCGTAAGCTCGCTGATGAAAGCCTGCTGATCCTTGAGCGGCTTTCGCGACAGACGATACCCCATATTGTAATCGATCACTCCGTTTCGAATCGCCATCCGTGTGTCCGGGTGGACTTCTTTGGAGGTCGCGAACTTTCGGCAACCGCTCACCCATCCCTTGGATCGACCCACTCGCTCGGCGATCTCAGCCTGCCTGTGCCCTCGTGCGATCAAGCGATCGACGTACAACCCAAACTCGACCATGTTAGGGTTAGAGCGATTCGAGTTTTCGCTCAAGTTGTGGAACATCGCATCGTCCACCTTTCCCTCGAAGATATGCACAGGGATTCGCGGAAACACATTGTTGAAACCAACAGGATCTTCCGCTGCGAGGTTTTGCAGAGCGTGGTGACGTCGGAACCCACTGATCAGAAAGAAGCGATCGGGCTCTCCCTCCTCGACTTGCCGCCACACGACGATCGGGCTCTCTAACCCCAACTCGTCAATCCCGGCCTCCAACCCCCGGACATCACCCAAGCTTTCGCGAGAATTGGGAAAGTCCGGGTGCTGCTCAATGCGAACCCACGGGATCTGTGCTTGCGTAAAGGACTGACCATCCACTTTCGGGAGGTACAAAACATCGGCGTCTGTCATCAACCCCGACGGGGCCACAGACTCTTCGGCTTTCTTTTTCGACATATCCGCTCCTGACACAGGACTGTTTGTGTTGACACAACATCAACGACGCTTGTCTTCGTTCGCAGTATATATATACACGCTGATTTCCTATCTGAACGTTTAGTGACTAAATTTTTTCACATGCGTTGGTTGAGATATTTTCTGGAGCAGAGTAACATTCACCCAGACTGCATTGCGGAGAAAACCTATGTCCATGGAATCCGAAGAAAGAAAAAGACAAGCCTTTGCCATGAGCGTACGCGGCATATCAGAAGCCGAGATCGCGATGATCATGGGCCTCAACGTATCAACAGTGCGTGGATACCTGACGGAGTTCGCTGAAGAGGCCAAAACCGCCATATCCGCGATCCAAAACGAAGACTATGTCGCCATCGCAATGTCCCGGTTCAGGGCTCTCCGCGAAGAGACCTGGTCGATGTACCGGACCTCCCATACTCCATCCGACAAAGCACGTGCCATGAAGCTGATGCTACAAATCAACAAAGACGAGGCCAGCTTCCTGAGCGATCGTGGAATGCTGCACGTCGAACCCAAGCAATACGATCACAAACACTCTCTCGGTGGAGGTCCGTCTGTCTTCATGAGTGCTGAATTCAACGTCGCTGCATTGGACGCCATGACCTTTGATGTGCTAAGTCAACGCATGGGGGTTCCCGCAGAAGAACTCATGGACATGATGCCCACAGACAAAAACTACCACAGCCTGCCGCCCATCACAGCAGACACCTTAAGCCTGATTCCCACTGAGGTGAATGAGCCAACCCCTGAGTTGCAACCCCTGACAGACGAAGCCGGAGAGCTTGACCTCTCCGACTTTTCGGGCAGAACTTCCGAAATCATAGATGCCGAGGACATCGATCATGAGTAGACCTGTTTTCCCTATTATCCACAGCCTGCGGCACCCCACCGCTCCCCAACTCACCTCGGCAACCATATTGGTGCAAGGCGAAAACTTTGAGTCTGGCAGCACTGTGACCGTGGACGGTATCGCACCGCTCACAACAACCTTCAACTCCGCCAACGAACTCAAGATCGTCTTGACCAACACAATGGGCGTCGGCGACAAGCCCGTCATAGTCACAAATCCATCGGACGGTCGAAAGTCCAAGGCTATGACCCTGACGTTATTTAAAGAAGGGGCTGGCATCCGGCGCCAAGAGGGCAAGCTGGTCAACCAGAGAAATCAGCCCTTGCCTGCATCGATGACCGGACGCACCGACACACAACGCATCGCGGCTGGAAACGACTTCCTTGGCGGAACCCCCGATCAAGACATCCAAGGAGACCCTGGATCTGCCGCTCCTCCCACTATCCCCACAAGAGGTGGATATTGGTCATTCAACTACCCTGTCACCGTCACCTCTATACACTTCCGGAATCACGGAGGCGTCGAGCCTGGTGCTCGCGGCGCAACAAGCGGCATCTATATCGTGAGGCGAGACGGAAGCGAGCAGCGCGTTATCCCCCTCAACAACACGACTGATGACGCCACCCTGACAGACCACTTCCTCATCAACCCTGGCGATGCTATCAAAGCCACCACCGACAGTGCCACTATAGAGATGTCTGTCTCTATCACCCACATCGTCTATCGAGCCCGCCAAAACCCCTAGTCGCTCACTTGTCATCCAAAAATGGAGTCGAAGGAGGCTTAAAGGGAGGAGGATCTTCTTTCTTCTGGCTCTCCCCCGACTCNCCCCCCGCCGCGACCGCCTGCCCCTTCTTGGCCAACATCCCCCGAATGAAAAAGTCTTGGATGTCCGGATCGTCCGGACTATCCCTGAGAATAGCAACCAACGTCTCATCAACGATATGCTCGTACGGGTCGTTCCCCCTTATCGCCATCGCTCCCTTTACTGTCCAATCCCTCATGTCTTTCTTCCGATGGGATAACAAAAACAGTACGCAGTAAGCCAAGAAGACCATAGCCAAGAGCCAATACTTCTCCTTGATCACAGAACGTGAGGTGGATCGCTCCGTCCGAACCCCCGACGCCCTGGCCACCCGGCCCCGCCTCCCTCGCTTACCTGTAACCTTCCCCACAATGGAAGATGCATCGAAATCCCGGAAAGATCGATCGTTAAATGTATCAATCATCACGACAGCAAAAATCACAAACGTTGTGATCTGCATCCCCGTCAACGAAGAACTCGTGTTGCCCTGGCCATCTTTGGCAGCGATCAACACACGACCGATCGCCATACAAACAATCAAAACCAAGATGGTCAGTTGAATCCACTTGGCGTGCTCTGGCGGCATCGCGGACAAAAAGAACAAGACTCTCACCTCATATCTTCCTGCCCGTTATTTTCTAAAATTGTTCAGTCGCTAAACTTTATCACCGGACTCAAGCTCTGCAACACGGAGACGAAGTCTTTCGAGTTCGCTCATTTCCTCCTCCTCTTCGAGGACACCACCTCCGTCATCCGATGCCGTCGATGTGTCCTCGTACCGAAAGAGACGATCCAGAGACTCGACATAGACGAGATCCTTGTCTTTGAACCCATCCACCAAGTGCAACTCAGCAGGATCGTTTACCCCTGGCTCAAACCCCTCAACGTCAAGAGCGTGTCCAGAAACTTCTTTCCCATTCAAATACAGCGGCATATGAGTTCTCTCTTTGGATTCACGAAGTCTATGCAACTCCGAACAGAAGTCTATACACGGGGGCTTCTACCAGTTTTTTTTATTCCTCAATAACGCAGGATTGTCAAGGGATTCGAGTGTTCACAAGGAGCCTCAACCCACCCAAAACAAATTGACATGACCCAATAAAATTGGATAGCATGGTAGGTCTGTGGTTCATGTTCTTCTCCCAGAGATTCGGCTCGCATGAAACACACCTTATCCTCTTAAAATCACAAGACAATTCAACGGAGAAAGTGCATGAGTCAAGACGCTAATGCCCGCACCTTACTCAAACAACTAATCCACTTCGACAAGTACGCAAAATACTTGAAGGAACTGCATCGAAGGGAGACCCCTAGAGAGAATGTATCTCGCACCGAAACCATGCACATTCGGAAGCTGCCCCATTTGGCCGATCCGATCCGCGAAGCGTTTCAATTGGTCTACGACGATAAAGTTCTCCCCTCTATGCGCTCTCTTCAGTACGGCGGCGACCCGATCATCAAGAATCCGGCCCGCTTGTACAACTGCTCGGCGACTGCCATTATCCACCCGCGAGCCTTCACTGAGGCATTTTTTCTCCTCCTGAGCGGATGCGGTGTCGGATACTCCGTTCAACGCCAACACGTCGCCCAACTCCCCCCTATCCAAAGACCACGACTCGATCGCAGATACCTGATCGTGGACACCATCGAAGGATGGGCCGAAGCGCTCGACGCCCTCCTCTGCGCTTACTTCTGCGGCGACCCCAGGCCTCGATTCGATCCCTCCGACGTCCGACCGGCAGGATCTTTCCTGAGCACAACAGGAGGTCGAGCCCCCGGACCCAACCCCCTACTCGACGCCCTCCAACGAGTCGAGAGCATCCTGGCCGACAAGAAACCGGGCCAACAGTTGGAAACCGATGAAGCCTCCGACATCATGTGTCACTTCGCGGAAGCGGTCCTGTCTGGTGGTGTTCGCCGTTCCTCTTATGTTTGCATCTTCTCCCACGACGATCCTCGCATGCTCCACTACAAAGCAGGCAATTGGACCGAAACCCACCCTTGGCGCCGCATGGCCAATATAGATGCTGCCCTCCTCCGCTCGGAGCACGACGAGTCCTCCTTCTGGAAATACTGGGAGATTATCGCTCAATCCAAATACGGCGAGCCCGCCATCTTTTGGACCCATAACCTGGATTGGTTATTTAATCCATGCCTTGAGGCAAGCCTCCGTTTCTATACGTTTTGTAACCTTGCCACGATAAACGCATCCACCATTGAATGTCAATCTGATCTGGAACACAGAGCACGAATGGCTGCACGGATTGCCACGATCCAGGCCACCTACACCGACTTTCACCTGCTGCGACCTGAATGGAAAGAGCGCACCGACGAAGACGCCCTCATTGGCATCTCCATGACGGGCATCACCGCAGGCAACGTCGAAAGATTGGATCTGCAAGCTGCCGCCCGCGTCGTGCTGGAGGAGAACGCACGCATGGCCAAAATCTTGGGAATCAATCCGGCCAAGCGCACAACCTTGCTGAAGCCCGAAGGAACCTCCTCCTTGCGATTGGGAGGCGTCCCATGTGGCATCCATAGCCCGGAGCGTCACGGTCGGTACATTCGACGCCTGACCCTGAATAAGGGCAGTGCAATCTATGAACATGCCATGGCAGTCGCACCAGAACTCGTGGAAGACTCCGTGTATGTCCCTGACAGAGAGGCATTCATCAATATCCCCTTGGTCCACAGCGGCAGCGGCAGTAGCCGCAGCACCGAATCCCCCATCGACCTGTTGGAGCGAATCCGTCGGTTCCACCAAGATTGGATCGAACCCGGCCACCGCGAAGGCGACAACCAAAACAATGTGTCTGCCACCGTCTATGTGGGGCAAAACGAGTGGGACGATGTCGGCGAGTGGATGTGGGAACACCGCGACAGCTACACGGCGATCAGTGTCTTCCCGCAACAAGACGACACCGACTTCGAGCAGCTAGTGTACCAACAAATACCCGACGAAGAATGGGAGAGACTGGCCGCAAACGTCCACAAAATGAAAGTATCGGACGTCAAAGAGTGGGAGGATGGCACGGAAGTCCGTCAAACACAGGCTTGTGCTGGTGGAGTGTGCGAGATCTGAGGAGGTAAAAGAAAGAGGGGGTACTCAAAGGGAGGGGATAAAGTTCAGTCACTGAACTTTCAGATAAGACCTGTGCCTTCGGTGAAGTCGGGGAAGACTTGGCCTTTATCATCGTCGAGCAAGATCCACATGTGAAGGACATCCGCGATGTCAACGTGTTCAGACCGAGGGGGGATCACCTGATACGCGAAATAATCTGTTCCAATAATAGCGTCTCGCACCATCACGAGTTCACCCCATGTCGGGAGATGTTTGCGTCGCGACACCGACAAGTGCATCCACTTATTTCCGTCCTGCTCGACACCACAACTGGCGATTACAGCAAGATGGGGGAGTCCCTTCTTATTCAAGACCACCGCTCGGAACCCGCCTTCGCATTGGTCGATCGGCCTCCAATTCTCAGGGAGGTCCGCTAGATCGGGAAAATAATCCCATGCCCAATCCGAAGACAAACCAAGCAGATTCTCTCGAAGAGTCTTTGCCTCTCTCAGCTTATCGATCGCTGCTGCGTCCTCGTCACTTACCTCGTTACTTACAACGATAGGAGGAACTTCCGTCAGGGTGTCTTTGATTCTCGATCCGTCCATAACCTTCTCCTGGTGCATTCAGCACCATACGATGAATGTGAATTGCCTCTGCTATGTAGTAGCACAACAACAAGATAAGCAAAACAACAAACAATCTAGACATGTTTCGTCGATTCTCCATTCATTCTTCTCCTGGAGACGACCCCCGCAGCAAAGCCTGAACTGCAACATAGCCATCATTCGCATGAGAGCCAACTTCCTGTCCTAACAGCAGTTCCCCTGGAACAGACCCAACACGCAGGCACATTCGGACATTTGCCTCCACTTGGGGTGTAAGGCGGAACCACTCCAAATGAATCCAATCCTCTCGCAGGTGCCCATGAAGCCTCGCCTCGTCCTCTTTCGTCCCTGGAACAGTTCCCCAGATCACCAACCTCTGCGAGTTTCCGGTCTGTAGCAGTTGGCGTCGTCGCGGTGGCGTCGCGGAGTATCCAATCTTCATCGCCCCCTCTTCTCCGGGCTTAGCCACCTCCTCGATAAAGTAGACCAACCCCCCGGACTCACTCTTCCTCTTTTTCTCCGGAGATTGGGGTGGGATCTCCTTCTCTATTCCCATCTTCCGCAAAAGACTCATCGACGTTCTCCACGATAACTCGATACAACTCCTCGCAATGCGCCATAAAGTCGTACATGTCTGTGGGATCGGACACGTTCTCCCATCCTCCTCCTGGGTTGGCTTTGCCACCTGAGACCCCGACGCCAAGATGCTCCACGATCTCCATTGCAGCATTTGCCGTGTGGGACAACATGCCCAGATGCCGAAAGTCTTCCACAAACTGACGCACAGCACCCCACCGGGCCTCTCCCACTCGAAAATCTGATGGAGACACCGGTAAACAAGAAAGTTGATAGACAGCCATAGACAAACAAGACTCCCACCCCGGCGAATCAGACTCCCCTCCTGACATCAGGATCTCGTACACCTCGTGCGGCACCAAAGATACAGGAATCCCTGACTGACGATCCGACAAGTAGTCTTGGATAACAGGCAAAGAAAACACATCGCTGTGGGGAACCTGCTCGGCTGCTTTCACCATACAGGCGACAACCCACTTGATTATTTTATCAACACGCTCTTGGTGCGTCTCCGGTGGCTGTCGCAAAGCAATCTGTACTTGAGGGGTTTCAACAACTTTCTTTGACTCTTTTTCTTTTTTCTTCTTAGCCATCACCAATCACTCTCTTTTTTTCGCTGAGAAGATGCTCTCTCCAACGCCTCTGTGTCCACGTCACTCTCGACTACTATACCACGACCCATAACGATAGGCTCAAACTCCAGGCTCGACATAGGCATATCTGTTGACGACATAGCATGAACGGCTCTTCGTTCGGCCCCTCCTATTTTGTGACGAAGTGCATTTAGATCAGACGACCCCACATCCAAAAGACGAACCCAAGCACTATATATCCACACCCAAACTCCGCCATTTGAGATCCAAAACTCCCCTGGCATTAAGCCCAAGCTCATCTCCGCATCCATCCCCCATGACGAAAACAAATCGCGTGGGTGAGCGAGAGATCTACAATAAAACTGTCTCGCCGGGATTGGGACGCCTTCCGGCAAAGAACCCAAAGAACTCCACGAATGAAGCCCACGCAGGGTCCACGGGATCACCCGCCCATCCGCAAAGAATGCTTGAGACACAGGCATTACGACCCGCAACTCAAAGTCGTGCATCGTAGATGCCTCTATCTCGATAGACCAAGGTGCATCCGGAGATGAGATACCGCCAATAGTCGAAGCACCCTTTACTGGAAAGTGAATCGAAATCATCTCCGAGAGATCTTCTTTTGCCGCTCCTAGAACTCTCGTTGTTTCCGAACCAATCTCGGCCTCTCTCAATCGCCGCAATCCTGTCTCCGGACTTCTTGGTTTGACCGACTTAAAGGTCGGATAAGTCCTTGGAGCATAAGGGGCTGATCGTCTAGAGACGGACTTCCGTTCTATCTCGTCGAGGTCTTCCTCTGTGATCATCCTCTCCATCTCTTCAACAGACACGCCACGCATTGCACCAAACGCAGCAGCGGCTGCTCCTGGCCTGGCTCGAACGGGGGGCATGGGAAAGGTCACTCTCTCTTTTCTTTTCGTCCTTCATCGATTGCACCTATATGGTTGGTTTCCTCCCATATATAAGCACAGCCCCAAACAACTACGACGAACGAGCCTGAACCAAGAGCAGGTAGAAAATGGTATACACCAAGCTCGGAACTCCACCGGAAACCGTCACAACACCTGGCTTTGTCTCCGACGGAGGTGCGTCCTCTACGCCCGGTGGATTCCAGATTATCACGCCCCCTACTTGGCGCAGTAATCGATCCAAGTGCCGATGTTTGGTTTGATTCCAAGACCCGTCATTTGCAAACACGACCAAATCAGATCGTGCTGCCAAAAGCTGCTCCTGGCCAACAATCGCCTCTTGGTACCGATCGTCCATATCTGACGGGAATTTTTCCATCCGAGAAGGATGGGTCGGTAACAAAAACATCACCGGGCTGACATCGTCTCCGGATGAATACTCCCGTATATACGTACTGTTGATCTGATGGATCAACATCTCCCTCCACTCCGAAGGACCAGACCCCAACAAAGCGACCCGTGCTTGACTTATTCCCATGCGAGACACGTTACTCCCCCATTGGCACAGAAGAAACTTCCGGCAACCTTTGAACATTCGACGCTTGCTCGGCCTGCTGCTCTCTCCATGCAACCATCACAGGAATCTGCATGATCACATGCTCAATGACCTCGCGGGGAGCTTGAATCGATTTCTGGATCTCAGCGATCGTGCATCCGCGAGCAAGGTGCCCCAAGACGTCCTCCGGCTGCACCGCGATAAACACAGACTCTCCGGTCTCTTCGTTGAACGAATTGTACTCTGCTCCGGTGAGTCCCACGGGAGACCTCTCATAAATCGGCATCGGCTTCTCCTTCCTCTCTGTCTTTCTTGTTTCGCTTGCGAGACACGGCGTTCGCAAAATGATCAGCTTCAACGTAAGGCCACGCCTGGTCTGCTGTGCCTGAGATCAGACAATCCAATCGAATCTCGTGACCACAAGAGCCACAGAATAGATGAATTTCGCTAAACCCAAAAGGCTTCGATGTCGAATCCGTCGTCTCCGCATGCGGAAGGTGCGAAAAGATGTCCTCTTGAAACATGGGGTGCCCGCAGCAAAGGATGCGTAAAATACGGCGCGTCAGTAATGCTTGAGCCGTGTAATAAGCCGAACCAGATAATAGCAAGAACCCAACTCCCGCGTTCAGTCACTGAACTTTTACGACCACCAACCCGCGATCGAACGGCGCCTCAAGGAAGCCGTGATCGCGTAGTTCAAAGAATCCAAAGCATGCGGATCTCCCATCGTGAACTTCCACGCGAACCTGTATCTCTGCTCTTCCTCGTTTTCCATGATCTTGATTCGGATAGGGCTGGAATAATGGTGAAAGGCGTGTGTTTTCATCACAGGATACGGCATCCTGGCGCCACCTCCCAAAGGAAGAGCTTCTTGTACAAGCCTCTCCGGATTCGGCCACTGCACTCGACCCCGACGAATCCACTCCAAGGTTCGACCGATACTTTGGTACTTGTCCAGAAACACCCGATATTGGTAAAACTCTTCCTGTGCAGCCTTTTTGTGAGCCCGCTTGGGCCGCCAATGGTCATCCCACCTGACTAAGTCCGGATACAACCCGTACTTCGCGAGAAACACCCGGCGATTGAATGCCCTGGCGAACTTTAAAGCGTCATTTGTATTGGGCTCACTGTCACACACACACACAGATACACTGTAATCTTCCATAAGTTGGTACAGTCGGGCAAAAGGATCTCGGTCTTCGATGATCTCGAACCAGACAAGACGCCTCTCTTCTCCTCGCACCTCGATAATCGTCACGTAGTTCAGATTCATCATCTGGTCTACGCCCATATACGTCTGCCCTGTGTACTGCCCCCACTCGGCCAATGTGCTGATGTTCTGGTATTCGTTATCAACTAAGCCACCCATGTGCACGGGCCTGTTCTCCTCGTCCACATAGGGCATTCCAAGCTTTGCGTTCCAGAACTCCGGGATATTGTCCGTTGTCTGGAACATTCTCCAGATCTCGCGAGCCGTAATCTTCTTGGAAACCAACTGGCTGAATTGGTAGCCGGAGACCTCGTGAAGCGGATCTCCATGTGGAATATACCGACCCCGTTGATTATCTTCGAGCGGGAGCCGACAACTCTTACAGATGTAGTATATCTTCCCTTTCTCTGTCCCGATCGTGTGCTCGGCGATACAGTCCGGAAACTCCAGAGGCAGGCACTGCTCGTACTGGCAGCGCGTGCATCTCGTGTAGAACCACTTTTGGTCTGACTCCAAGAAGAGACCATGAATATCGGTGTCGGGCACGCCCGCTGTTGAAGCGTGAAACTTGTACTTAATCTCGGCGGCAGAGACACGTTCGTATGCCTGAAAGACATCACGAGGCGACATCAGTCGAACCTCATCGAAGAACAAGGACATCAGCGGAATCGAATCCTTTGTCGATTTACCGGCCATATACCGAAAGTACACAGAACTTGGCCCGATTCGCTTCAAGAGCTTGGTCGGTTGCGTCGAGTAGGGTTGTAACTCAGGGCTCGACGCCAACAATGGCTCGACGCGATCTCGAACAACATCCAAAACACCCGACTTGTCCGGGAAGTAAAAACCAATCTTAATTGGGTACGGATAACCCCATGCCTCGTGGTGGAGGGCTTGGTGAAAACAGCGAAGCAACTCCGCAATGGTCAGCCCCATCTGTGCCGACTTCATCACCACAATATCCAAGCTGCGATCCATGTAGATAGGCAGCAAATAAAGATGTCGATCGAACGAGAAAGGGTGACCGTCTACACGCAGCCCCGAATACTGTGACCAAAGAGCCAAGTTCAGATACCAACGCTCGGAGACATCCCGTGCTCCTGCGATAATATCCGGGGTAGGTGCAATAATTTTACGTGCGTCACTCATCAACCTGTCTCTATTTTTTCAGGCTATTGTAACTGCACTCACAGTCTGTCAGTTGACGACGACACTTGGTGCACTTGGGTATCATTGGACCCGCAGGGGCCTTGTATCCGGGATCAGGAGTGGACTCCACTATCACAGGTCTGTCTGCGGACGGCTCCTGCTTTTTACTCATCTTCATAATCCTCGAACGGGAGTAAAGCACCGAAACTACAGGTGCGTTGCACAGGACATTCTGTCACAGCCCGCGTGTATATGCAAACACGAGGACCGCGAGCCTCCCCCATTAAAGTTCCATGCTCAGAGCATGGAGTTCTTTTGGGTGCGTACATCTTTCGCCATGTCACAGAGACAACTTGGTTGTCATCATGCCACAGAACGCCTTTTAGGGCGTCGAGGACCGCTTTTTCAAGATTATCCCCATCCTCTCTCCCGATACGCCACAATAACCCGTCAGGGTCTTTCTTTCGAGACTTCGTTTTTGGCCTCTCGAAGATAAAATCCACCATGATTCGAACATGCACCCCTTTTGGATACACCGGGAACTCATCCGCCTGGTCTGACAAGCCCTTTACAACCTCTGCACGAAGAGCCTTCTCATAATCCAAAGTTCGAGCGGGTGTGTATGTCCGCGAACCCCTCCTGGAGAAACGAGGTCTTCCTTTGGGGATCGGCGTAATTGGAATATCCAATCGCACGATAGGTTGCGACGATCGTCGGAACAGTCCCATTCACTCCTCCTCAAAAAGAACAAATAGTACCACGGACGAACCCACTTAGGGAATAATTATTGCCGACCCTTGTTGTATTGGGACTTTGACATAACCCCCATACTTCTCCTGGAGCCATCAGGAACAACATTCCCCTGCTGATCCAGCATCCCCAAATTCTGAAGGACCGCTGCACCCGTAGCTGGAGCGGACGATGAGCCCGACGACTGAGGAGGAGCCTCGCGAGCCATCTCGGATCGTACAGCCATCGCATCGCGAGCCAACTGACGATACCCGTCCGCCCCCTCACTTCTCTCCAACACCATCTGGTCCTCTGCTGTATTCTGGTACAAAACAGAACCCTTCAAGACAATCATGCGAACACGTGTCTTGCCTCCTGTTCGCCCCAAGACCTCTTCTACCCGACCCATCGAACCCTCTGAGAAGTCAGACCCATGCAAGGTCCACTCATCCCCCTTTTTAGTCAGAGCAGGTATTTCCATAATACAGAGGATGTCTGTGATTTTGATCATTCCCATCTTCGTCCGTTCTCCCTTTGGCTCTCGTTCTCAAGCAGGCACTTCTGTTGGGGCAGTCGATGTTCCGAAAAACAAGCTCGTTCGCCCGCCTACACGATAACACCACATCACCGGATCGAACAATCCCAACAAGTCCTCATCGTGAGTGACGACAAAGACCGTGGAAGTGTGCGATCGACCCGACACCTCGGAGAGCAGGTCCATCAGTCCAACCTTGCCCGCTGCGTCCACATTCTCGAACGCTTCGTCCAAAAAGCAGAAGCCCAACCCCACACCGTAAGCAGCAGCGACGTCTTGGAGAGCAAACAGAACAGGCAAATCCACTCGCCTCTTCTCTCCTGCACTGCATGAGCCATAAGAACACGAACCGGATGGGAAGTCCACCACAAGCCCAATCTTCTCTTGCACCTTTCCCCTGGCAGTTTCAGACTGCGACTGCACCGATATTCGAATATACCCCCCGCAAAAAAGGTCGGAGTATAACTCCAAACGATCGTTCAACTGCGGCATCAGTTCGTCAAACAGCATTGATCGAGCCCCTTTGGGTCCGAACGCATCCGCGAGGACTTTGTAGTGCAGCATGTCCAAGTGCTTCGACGCCTGCTCTCGCAACTTTATGTCCCGCTCGGTCACCAACCGGGCCGATCTCCCTACGAGCCTTTCGCTCTCTCCTGTGTGTGGATTCGCCTCGGCTTTCAAACGCTCGACCTCATCTCTGCGTATCCCGTGCAAGCGAGCAGCTTGAGCACGCCGGTCTTTCGCCTGTGCGATCAACAAACCGTCGGCCTCCAATTCCTCGACTCTCGCCCGAAACCCTCCCAAGGTCTCTTCCAATTCTGAGGTATCCCCTGTGCTGGAGACAAGCCTATCGTTGTAGATCGCGGACAAACTGGACTTTCGACCTTTGGCAACATGGAGATCTTCCTGCAACTCTGCCAAGCGTCCCTCTAACTCGGAGAGTTTGCCTTCGCAGACATCTTCCGTCACGATTTGCCCGCACTCTCCGCACCTCCCACGAGCGATCAAGTCACGCCGATCTTTCAATTGGGCCTCGACCGATCGAACATCCGACAACAGGCCGACAACCTTGGATTGAGAAGCAAGAGCACTCTCGTTCGCTTCCTCCAAGAGACCTGCATGGTCCTCTCTGGCTTGTTCGAGCAATTCCCGGAATTCCAGAACACGAACCCGCGTATCTTTCAGTTCAGTCACTGAACTTCCCGCTGCCGGTGCAATGATTTTTTCGTCTGCGAGTCGCAAAACCTTTTGTGCGGCAACCAAAGTCTCCTCGGCACCTTGGATCTCATACAGGTGCTTTCTCTCCCAACGCACCAATGACTCTTGCACGACATGCCACTCGCGGTTTGCGTCCTCCTTCTCCGAAAGCAGTACTCCTGCTTCTGCTTCCAATTTGTCCTGCTCGTCGCTCAGAGTGTTCGCAAGAGACCGAGCGTTTTTGGCGAGATCATCATAGAACGACACCCCCAGAATATCTGACAAGACATCTTTTTTTGCCGAATCTCCCAACGCTGCAAACCGAAAGTCTCCACCTTCTCCCAACAGAACTAAGGCACGGAACAACCCGAACCCCATACTGAGCGACGCTGAGATATGATCCTGCGTCTCCTTCCCCTCTCCTCCGCGCATATCGACGTCTTTTCCTGGAAGTTCAAATTCCTCCAAGTCGTACTCACCCCATCCCTTCCGGAAGAACAGCCCGCCCCCGAACTCTTTGTCTTTTCTGCAACGAAAGATCTCGTATCGCTTGCCATCGGATGTCGCAAACCGAATCATGCCTCGATACGATCGTGCTCCCCGGCGGATCGTTTCATCTGCCCGCACATTTCGCAGAGACTTCCCAAACAAGACTAACGACACCACATCCGGAAGCGTGGACTTCCCCGCACCATTGCTGCTCGCCTGAGAAGTCTCCATGTTGACACCCCCCACTCCAAGCAAGCCCTGGTCGGTCAACTCCACATCAACCCGACCGAATGCAAACGCATCTCGCGCACTCAAATACATCTCCACCACAGGAGATCCACCCTTTGCCCCTTTTCGCAAGAGCCCATGCTCCGCGATAATAGCCGAAGCCTTTCGCTCCAACTCACGCAGAGAACACCCCCGCAGGTCGATAGCATCCGAACGAAGGACACGCTTTAACACACTCAACGGTGTACTTCGGGTGCCGACCTCGATCGCTGGACGCTCCACCCGGACGACCGGAGTGCGTGGCAACGTCAGGGGCTCTACGTACGAGGCACCCGAAGCCATCAGGCTCTGACGAGCTTGCTTAATCACATCCGCAGGCACCCCTCTTACCGCAGGCTCCAATAATACAATGCTGTTGGACGCGACCTCCTCTTCCACAACACCATCGGCCCCAATGGACACTTTCACAAATCTCGGTGCCACGCTCTCCGGGATCACATGCTTCGTTGCCTCCCGACTGTCCAAGTCCCAAACAAAGAACCCTCGCTCTTGGCCCATAGCGTCGGACTTCTCTTGATACGGGCAACCCGGAACAATAACCTGGCACCCGTGAATGTTCTCAACCATTGGCTTGTGGTAGTGACCCACCAGAGCCGCGTCGAAGCCTCGGAGCCACGCTCTTCGTATCCACTCCCCGTCTTGGGCCATCTCGTCTTCCGGGAAGTCGTGGGGGAAGTCGCACATGCCCTCCACATAACCATGAGCCAACAATACCCGCAGAGAGCCCTCGTCCGGCTCCACATCGAACACCTCTACTGGTAATTTCTCTGCATATTTGACCGTGTGGATCAAGGTCGGCACGCCCCCTCGTGCGGACATGGAACTGTCCAAGGATGCCCCAAAGTTATGAAATGGAACACGCGACCAATCCTCATCAAAAATGTAAATGTCCTCGTGCCCACGCAATAACGCCAAGGCGTGGACCTCTCCGTTACGCACTGCATAGTCATGGTTCCCTGGGATCATAAACCAACGCAACCCGTGAACCACCGAATCAACGATCAATTCGCACACTTCTTGGAGAACAACCATCGGGATTCGATTCTTGGTCTCGAAGAGATCCCCGCAGAAGACCACATCCCGAATCCGGTTCTCCCTTGCAAAGTCGATGATATACTTCAAGCAGTCCGTCGCTGCCTTGAGTCGGGTATTCCGGCCATTCGGCAATGACCTTGCGTACGCATGATGCGTGTGTGCTTGCAAGTCGGAAAAAACGAGAACTCGGTTGCTCATCAGGTATCGGCTCCTGGTAAAAGTTTAGTAACTGAACTTATTCGGTCGAACAGACGCCCACGCTGTGACGTATCTTTATCTTGGTCTCGCTCGTCGGGGGTCCAAGCTTATTTTTCACGACCCGGACCAAGCTCTCTATCCCAACGGGAGAACCCGCCTCCTCCCAAGTAGATAAACGTCGGACGTGCATACGCAGACTCGCATAATGCTTCAAAGCCACGCCACCTGGAGAAAACTCTGGATCTCCGTATAGCACCCCTGTCTTGTATCTCACCTGATTCAAAAACAAGATCGTCGTGGAGTGCCTGCTCGCCACTGTGGCCAAACGTCGCATGGCCTGGCTCATCAATCGAGCCTGCTCCCCGGAAAAGTCATCCCCAATACGACCCGATAACTCCGCTCGCGTCACCAACGCTGCGACGGAGTCCAAGACAACCACCCCGACGGTCTCGCATCTCGCCATCGACTCCACCACATGCAAAGCCTGCTCCCCGTTATCTGGCTGCGAAAACACTAAGTCGCTGACTTGAACACCGACCTGCTCTGCGTAAAGCAGATCCAAAGAGTGTTCCATGTCCACAAAGGCCGCATCCTTGCCCTCCGACTGAGCACTGACGACGCCATGCAAGGCCAATGTAGTCTTGCCCGACCCTTCCGTACCAAATATCTCAACAATACGACCCCTGGGATACCCATTCACCCCCAAGGTTGCGTCAAGCCCCGCGTGACCCGTAGAGAAGCCGTCAGGACGCAATTTTGCCAAGTCCGAGACCCTAGACACCACATCGCCACCCAACTCCTCTTGTAATCGACGCACGGTCTCTTCTATGCTTCCTGAATCTTCTCCATAAGAAACCCCCGTTGGGATCGCAGGGAGCAGGTCTTCTCGGCTTCTCATTCTCCCCAATGGATCATCTTTTCCCACACATCACCTCCTCACACAAAAAAGGGGAGTGACACATGGCCACTCCCCACAGCAACTCAAGCGTTGCAATCGCACCTAGAACGGAATGTCTTCGTCTGTCGGAGGAGGTGCCGATCGCCCCATCGGAACGGACGGAGCCGACGGAGTGGGCTCACTCAGGGACCACTTGCCCGAAGTGGACTTATGACGAGCCGCGCAGAACCCGCGAATGGGGCACTCACGGCAGTCTTGGATGTTGTGATCGGGTCGGTTGCTGTAACACTTCGGCACCTGAGACTCCTGCCATCCGCTCTCGTTGGCAAGCTCCGAAGCGGTCAAACTACGGTGTCGCTCACCGTACTCTTTCCACGCAGCGAAGGAGCCATCGGGGGATGCGGGGGATGCGGCACGACCATGCCCAGAGCCACCGGAAGAGCCACCGGAGCCCTTGCCTTCCTCCAAGGTCTTGGGGTCGATACCCATCCAAATGGCACGAGTGTACTCGTAGCTCACCGAGCGAAAAAACGGATGAGAGTCGATGTCCACCATCGCCTCCAACGCTTGGATGATTCGCTCCTTATCGGGCTCACCCGAAGGCGTGGAAAAGAGGGGTCCACGCACCACAGCGAGATCCCGCAGCAGGGGCTCAACGTGGTACTCGGTGTCGTTGAATCCGGAGCCGGTGCGAGAGAGCTTGAGTCCGGTGCCCTCGTACGGGTGAGTCACGAGACCATACGTGCCGGGGTCGTTCAAGATGTTGACCAAACGCATGCCGCCGTTATGCGGCGACAACCGAAGCATCTTGATCTTGGGCTTGCCGCGAAGCTCTTCCGCCTTCTCCGGCTTATCCGAAAGTTGCGGCTCAGAGCCGGTCCACACGGGGTCTTGCAGGTCCAGCACTTGAAACAAGAGGCCGCGCTTTCCGATGCGACGCATCGCGAAGTCCTTGTCAGCTTTGGCTCCTGTCGCGAACTTCTTGTCCAACTCCTCGCAGATATAGCACGGATCTTCCTGCGTGACGTCATAGTCCGAGAGGCCCAAGCGAGCTTTGCGATCTTCTGACATCTCGGACACGATGTCGTTCTGTGCCCGACGCAGCTTGCGGGGGCAGATGCACTGTTTGTTTCCGTCCGGGCCGCACTTCCAATGCGTGAAGCTCTCGCAGTACGGAACCAAACCATTCGGGCCTTTATCCGTCCACGGAGGCATCACACGCATCTCCAACGTTTGCCCGTCGCCCAATTTCACCCAGATCGTGGGGGTAAAGTCACCACCACCACCACCACCACCGTCGGAAGACGAATCGGAGGTCCATTTGTCCGCACGGGCTTTCCCCGCATCAATGTCAACTTCGAAAAAGGTCATGTTTTCTCCTACTTGAAAACTCGGCTGTAAGAAGCCTTAAACAGGGTCGCAAAGGACCGATTATCTCCCGTGAGGGGGAGCTTCACCGCGAGGCATGAAATCCTCGCGAGAAAAATGCGTGGAGGAAGGGGGTGACGTGCTGTCACCTCCAAAAGGGGAAGGAGAGGTCGAAACACTCGGAGCGTGTCCCATGCCCCTTCTCTCTTTGGCACCCATAGAGATCAACGAGGAGGACTTCTCCAAGATAGACTTGTACGCTGCGGCAGCATACCCTTGTCGCCGTTGAGCTTCAACCATCTCGTTGAAAGCTCCGTCCACCCGCGAGTCCAGCAGGACTTCTTGCTCCAGAAGCTTGATCGACTTCTTGGGGTCTCCGCTGATGGCAGCAGCACGACGCTTCTCCATCATAACCTCGGCCTGCTTTTTTTTGTAACGTTGGCGAGCGTACAGAAAAGCAACCTCCGCGTCAGCGGCCTCTCTTCCCCAATGCTCAACAGCCTCTGGATGAGTGGCGAACTCTTGATCGAGATCGTCCGATATGCGCAGGTCTTCTCGAATACTTCTCATGGAATCTCCTTAGACAGGTACTGGATGTTTGACAGAATGTTTTCTGCGTGGCTGGCACATAGACAACATATATCAAATCCGTGACGTATCACGACACAGGAGATTTTTTTTTACGAACTCTCTCTTTCTCTATCACTTGGAGCCTGATGCTTGGACCCAAAACTGCCAACCTTCCCACAATATGAGGTCGTTTGTATCCCCTCTCAGCGAGCAGGGTCGCGAGAGACTTGTTTCGGTCAGAGATCAAACTCAGGTACGAGAACTCCTCCACCTTGCCACTATACCCCTTACCGTCCACAGACATGAGCTTGGGACGACTTGTGTCGCGGAGTCGCGGCAATGCTTTGACCTCCACTTCCCAGCTCATGACGTGATGACCTTGCCAGGTGTTCGCGTCACAACCTCGGTCGCTTGATCTGTGTTATTCTCAGCTTCCCTCTTCCACTTCTTCCACGTGTGCTTGTGCTCGGCGATCGTCGTCGTAGAGGTATTCCGAGCACGCGATCTTGGATTCCGATCACCTGTGCTACTTGGATGATTCCCCGTTCGCCGACACCAATCCATGTGATCACGAGATCGACGCTTCAACTTCTCTTTCTCGGCCTCCGGAGAGCCATCCCAGAAAGTGGGAGACGTCACCTTCTCCACCGCTGGTTGTTCGCACGACTCGCAAACCTGACTCTCTCTTTCAGAGTCATACACGCGAGCCTCCCACACCAACTCGCACAACTCACAGCAGAACTCACGAATCTTCCGGGTCGGCGTTCCCCTCATGGTGATCCTGAATGCACTCACTTTCTTTCTCCAATCGAGATAAAATGGTTCCTACAGGCTCCAACCGGGGAGCCCTGTGGACACCAAGTGTACCACCATCCCTCTCTAAATCCCAGAAGTCTTTATACACATAAAATCCACCCCCCAAGTTCACAACGTGCGGGCTCTCCCCTAGTAGAACATGCAAACCGCTCACCCAATTGACTCTACGTCGAGACTCTAACCCCTCTATCTTTGCTATCCTTGCTGCTGTTGGTCCCAAATCCAAAACATGAACAGGGCGACCGGATGCCCGTAAGATTCGCTCCATCAGGAGCGTCTTGGATGGACGCCGATCCACCTCCCTCGCCGTTCTGTCGAACACCTTGTCAGTAAACTCAATCATGCAAGCCGACGACACCACACACCGCTGCCGACATAACATCGACGACCCCTGGAACCCCACCCCGAAACAATCCGGCAGGGACACCTCACCCCTCTTCTCTACCTCCACCACAAAACACCGAACGCAAGAAGACCCCAATCCCGGTCGGGGAAAGAGGCCCTGTTCGACATCTTGTGCGGTGAACCACCCTTGGCACACATTGCACCGTCGATGCTGCATGCCTGTGCCTCTAACTCGCGGCACTTTCTCAAAGATACGCTTATTTCGACGATACGCTGTTGTGTCCTTTGGCAACACTCACCTCAAAAAAAGTTTAGTCACTGAACTCTTCGATGATTTTGTTCTGTGCCCGCTCCATCATTTTTGCGGCCCACGGGTGGTTCAAGAAAGTGGACAGGTTTGGACCCGACGCAACCTCGTAAGTCGCCACACCCGCACGACCCCCTTTCGACTTCTGCGAGTGTTCAATGACCTCCTCCGTGCGTTGCAACACTGCCAAAATAGGTCTCCGCTGCCCTTCCGGAAGCGATGTCTCAGCGAATCTCTCAATCCGCTCCAACGCGATACGAGCCTCCACTTGATTCTCTATGTCATAGAATCGACCCCTGAACACATCCGAATAAGTAACATCCGACTCCCCCAAATTGTCCAACCACCGCACCCTCCACGACCCGAACTCAGAAACACACCACCTATTTTGCAGTGAAGCACTCGCAGGCACCTCCAGATAGGATCGACGATACACAGAGATCTTTCGCTGCACACCCCACACGACCCGCTGAAAGATCCAAGCCGACGGAGACTCAGACCAACTGTTGAAACGTTCGTGTGTCACGGCCTCCCACGCAAACATCCTAACATCTTGTGCGGCATCATCGAGATCGACACCGGGGCAAGTCGCGAGAATCTTCGCCTGGTTGTGCAGAAAGCCTTCGTAATTTTTCAGGAAATCATTGTAGTGCCAATTTCTGTTCATGCCCGTTACCTCTGTTTTGTTTTGATCTGTGTGGCTTTCGTGACCAATTTTGTCACGATGCACAAAAACGGAGCCCGGTCTTCCGGGCTCCGCATACATTCACTCTGTAATGTCTTTCTTGTCAATCTATTTTGAGGTGCACCCCCTGTATATCGACAATGCCGTCTATCTTGCTCGCCGACGCTTCGGCTTTTTGGACTCCAAAAAGACTTCTCGCAGCTTCGACATTTGGGCACCGGACAATTGACGGGGATCGTTGATCACAACCCAATTCGGGTAGTAGTGTTTCACAGCTTCGGTGCAGATGCCAATACCAATGGCCTCGATACCGACTTCCGGAAGATACCCCGTGACCGTGCGAAGATACTCTTGGTGGGCATCCGCGTGTTCGTAGATGCTTTGAACGGGAGAGCCGTCGGAGAAGACAAACAGGAGCTTTCGCTCACCGGGCTGTGCCGCCATGAGCAAGCGTTGGGCTGCGATCTGCACAGACTCACCATCGTAGTTCTGGTCGCGACCCGACATGTGTTGAATGCGATGACCCACACGACGCCACTGCTCATCGAATCGCTTGTACACCAACAGAAGGTGATTCCCCCACCGCGTGTAGTACGACTTGTCTTCGGGAGCAGCACGATCGTATCTCTTTTGCTCGTGGCCTGTCGAGGTCGTGGAGAAACCCAAAATCTCGAAGGGGATACCCAACTGCTCACAAAACTCACCAAACAGAATCGCAGCACGCCGAGCTTCTTGGATACGAGTGCCATGCATGGAACCGGACTCATCGACCAACAGCGTTGCTCTCGCACACAACTCCTCGCCTCTTGACCGCTGCTTGAAACAGCGAGGGTTGCCGGTCATCAGGAACCGAGGGAGAGACCGGACATTCAGACGTCCAGAGTGCTTTTCGTATTCCGTGCTTGGGTATGCCTTAGACATCATGACCATACGGAGTCTGCGAGACATGGCACCCGACATCTTTCGAACCTCCTGGAGGTTCGTTTGGAACCAATGCAAGTTTCCGTCCCACTGCAATTGGATCACGTCGTCTTCGGTTGTCGCCGGAACATAGTGTTCGGAGCCGGGAACACCGATGCGATGTCGAATGTCTCCTGCTACCCCGGACAGAGCCTTGGAACCGAAGTCATCCGTGGAGCGAGGACCATGCTCCGCAGGGCGCCCCCCCATGCCCCCCGTTCGAGCCAGAGATCGACGCTTCCTCTCTTCTCTGTCGGTGCCGTCGTACTTTTCCAGAAAAGACCGGGTAATACCGTGTCCGTATCTCTCTCCCGCCTCTTCCTCGATTCGGGCACGACGAGAAGCTTCGGAGAATCGATCGGTGCTGCCGGAACCACCTTCGCCTTCGATGACTTTGCCACCACGACCGATACGGGCCAACTCTCGCTCGGCTCCTGCGAGGGTACGCAAAAGCTCGTCCAACTCCTCGCTCGAACGCACGAACGGAGCGAGACCTTCGCGACCGGCCTCACGCCAATCGGGATCGATCGTATCCATGACCCAAATGGCCAAGGCGAGGGAGTGAAAAGCGGACTCTTGCTTCGCCGCCAAACCCAGAGCAGGGAGGATGTCTTCCCACGCTTCTTTGAACATCGATTCGGCATCGGGGATCTCCAAAAACCAACTGCCATAGCCCTTAGCGTACAGAATCGCGAGTTTGGCCTCTTTGTTCTCCTTATCAAAGGAGTGCCACTCATCGAGATCTTTTTCCAAGAGCCACCGTTGAGTGAACTCCAAGTTCGCCCGACAACCCGGCCACGCTTCGCAGATACACGCCTCGATACGAGCATCTTCCAAAACGTTCGTCCACCACTTCAATTGAGGGTGTTCAGCGGAGCGGTTCACGGCATCCCAATCGGTGAAAATGATGTGTCCGGCTTCGTGATCCAACTTGCCTTCAAGGGCTTGCAGGAAGTCGGCATCTGCCGAGGCGGGAACAGAAGGAAGAACGATAGTCCTACCGTCCGTGTAGCAGTCGTCTTTATGAAAGACAACGTTAATGTCGTACCTGTCGCTGATGACTCGCGCAATCCTTTCCAAGGAACTATTTAAAGAGTCTCGTGCCGCTCTTCCTGGTCTTCTCATCATTTTCTCTTTTCTCCGTTGCTCTTGGCTTACCTGTTCTGACTCATGCCTATATATATACAAACAAGAGAGCAAAGCAGACACAGAAAATGTGCGGTTTAGTGACTAAATTCCTATGCATTACGCATGAGCCAAGAGCTAGCCAAGAAACCGCACATGGGAAACCCCCAAGAAAACTTGGGGGCAGGGAGTACGGAGATTACTCTCCACGCCATCCGCGACGGACGATGCCGCGCAGGACATCTTGATCTTCGCGAGGCGAGCGGTGGATAAAGGCGAGCTTCGCGGCCTTTTCGACATCACCCGTCAAGATGTACTTCTGGCACCAATTCACGAGATCGCGAGTACTCAGGGGAGCGGCGATCTCACCTTTCTCGGAGGAGGAGCGGGTCGCGTTGACGATCTTGACCAGAGCACGAGCTTCCATTTCGGAGAGGTCTTCGAACCGACGGAGCAGGATCTGCTCCTCTTGCTCTTTCGCAAGGTAGTCCAACTTGATCGTCATAGAGAAGCGGTTGACAGTGGCGTAGTTCTGGATGCGGGTACCGGAGGAGTAGAGGCCCGAATCGTCACCGAGTCCGGTGGTGTTCGACGTGGCAACGATGATATTGTCCGGGTGCAGGGAGACCACTTGATCTCCGATCTCCAGAATCATCAGTTGGGAGTCTTCCTCCAAGGGGCGTTGGAGAACGAAAGCACACTCTTCCGAGACAGCATCCCACTCGTCGAAGCAGATGATCGTGCCGGGCAGAGCCATACCGCGAGGCAGGGCACCGTAGGCGAACTCCATCTCTCGACCCTTGACCACGAACTGACCGACGAGATCGGGTCGGGTGACACCGGCATCGAAGTTGATGCGGAGAAAGTTCATACCAAGGCGAGCCGCGATTTGCTGCCACAGGGAAGATTTGCCCGATCCGGTGGGACCAACGGTCAGGACTTTGTCGCCGAGGTGCATAGCCATGAGGGCATCCATCGTGACTTCGGGATCGAACACGTAGAAGGGATCGACCGTGGGGCACAGGGGGCCTCTTTCGGCGTATCCATCGACGGTTTTGTCGGGCTTTTCAGGCCAATGAAAACCGAACGTTTCAAACACCGAGAATTTTTTCTTCTCTCGTTCCAAGTACGAGAGTCCGTCGCCGAGCCCCTTGACCTTCTTGGAGACCAAAGGCCAACCGGGATACTCTTTGGCGTATTCGGTGATATTGACACCGTGAGCTTCTTGGACGTGCTTCGCCATGTCTTCGACGCCGCGACCGCAAAGACGGCAGACCGGATTTCCGTCGGTGTCGTATTTTTGGAGGCCAGCACCACCGCGACGAGAAGCCGCAGACTCGGCCCGCTCTTCCGCCGACAAGATCGGCTCGGTGACAACAGGCGGAAGGACCGGGGGAGCCTCCACCGTTTCAGCAGTAGCAGGGGCAATCAATTCGGAAGGGGCAGGGATACTCTCGAATTCAGACATCTCTTGACTCCTGGATGTTTGGTTGTTGTCTGTAGTGACGCCTTATATATAAATTGCTAGGCGTCCTATCCAGACTATCTTTTTTCGCTTTTCTACCAATCGCTATTCTTTTTCCGCTTGGCAGCGATACTTGCCAATCCATGCTCTTCAATGGTGATCTGGCTACTATTATCCACTTTCTTCTTTTTCCGAGGAGCCCTCTTACTTCGATAAGAGGCTTTACTCGATGGCACTCTCGGTCTCCTGATAGCCGAAGGAAAAGGGGCCACAGGAGGATGCCCTCTGTATTTTGTCGGAATCATCACCGACTCCGACCACGAGAAGTCCGCATTCGATGGAGCTTCCAAAACTCCTGGAGATCTACAGATGAGGAACCCTGCATCCAAGTACCCCGGAACGCGATCCAACATATAATTCAGGGTAACAGAGGTACACTCTCTACAGTCCCTGAGTTCCAACACTTCGCACTTCCGAAGATACACATTATTAAAGGCCGAAGGGTACGCCCAAAACTCAATAACAAGACCATCTTTCTCAAGACGCACCCGCCACGCTCTATAATTCCGCATTGACTCCAATGCATCTTCAAAGGAGTCCAGACATTGTGGGCTTTTTGTAAACATTCTACCAATCGCTGCTTTTTCTTCTCGCTTGGGCGATTTCAGACAAGCTCTTAGGCTTTGACTTCACCTTGGGGCGAGGGGATTTTTTACGCCGAGTCTTTCGTCGCGGTGCGGTCTTAGTCTCAGCGGTCGTATCGGTCTCCGTTGGAGGGGCTTCCGGAGTTGTCGATCCCGGCGTGGATAACCTCATCGCACCTAACGGGTCCAAATGGTCTTCTAGCCACTTGATAGCACCCCTAGAAGAGAGGCTTCCTTCCGGTCTCACGTACTGTGACCGTACACTCGTTGCTTTCTCTTGAGCCTTTCGGGCACACCAAAGAGCCGCTCTTTCCGAAGTCCGACCATTCGTTCCGATGGCTCCATACCGACTCTTCGGCGTAAACCCGACTCCCTCCCACCACGCCTCCCAAAACTTATTTGACCCACCCGTCGTGCAAGTCAAGTAAATCCTCCACGGCTTTCCTTTGTTGTGAAGCTGCATAATGGCACCGGGATGAACCGAATACCCCAGAACTCTCATGCGTTCAATATCCATACCTTCCCTGGCTCCCATCTTTTGAACACCGTAAATGTGACTTTCGAGGTGCGGCGTCTTTGTTCTTGGCATCTTGGCACCCTGTTTCTTCTAAAAAACATATAGCTAAATCGTGACGAAACACGACATGGAATTTTCGATTCATCCCATTTTCTCGCACTTCGCCCTGTAATGTCTTTCTTCCCGTTCTATTTTGCGGTGCAAATCTGAAAAAAGTTCAGTCACTGAACTTCTAGTTGTCTTCGGCGTCTCTCATCCAATCGCGGAGAGACCCCCCCTCGACCTTTGGCATCCTGCGCGGCACCGAAATAGTTTGCTGCTTGGCTTCCTCTGACGAAAAATCGCGGAAGACAGTTCGAACACCCTCATTGTCCCGATCGAGATCAGAAGCCATCTTCTCCCTCTCCTTTATCTTCCGCTTCAATGCGTCCCTCATAAGCCGAAGATAATCAAACCTCTTTACCATCGTCACATACAGCACATCCGAACGATCCATCCCTCGAAGCTCGGACATCACATCCTCCATCGACATGCAATCCGGGAAGTACTGCTTAACCAACGCCTCCCATTTCTTTTCGTGCTCTTGGAGCATCTGCTCCAACTGCCCCCCAGGGACTTTACAAAAACACGTCTGTCCGATGTCTGACAACAAATCTCGCAAAGCATGAGACCGTCCACCCCCCCGACCCGGCAAGCTGGTTGCACTGCCCCCACAGAACGGACAAACAGACAAATTACTCATGCGACTCTCCCTTGAAAAACTAAGACGAAGACAACATACCCCCGACACGCGCAACAAGACTCTCTAAAAATACCACATCTGCAACAGACTTAGAACGTCCCAATACCTCTCGCACTGCATCTCTCCCCATCTCGTTGGGGTCTCTCCCTTCCAAGATAGAAACACGCAAGGCCATACCCTCTTCCAAAATAGCCCGACCTGCCGCCAACACAGGAGGCTCCCGGTCGATACTGCCCTTGTGTTCTTTTTTCCAAGCATCGGGGTCAAAGCACAAGTTTAACTCTCGAAACCCTCGCAAAGCCAATACGCGAGCCTGTGCCGCCGTGACTCGACACCCAAACATCGATATGGCGTCATCCCCTACAGTCTCCGCGTCAAACGCACCCTCCACCACATGAACAAGCGGAAACTTCTTGGCCACATCCAAATTATAGATACATATCCCCGACGTCACATCCGGCGCACTCAGGTACTTTGGTGGAACCCTTCCGTACATATCCTGGCGATCGACAATCGAACGTGTCTGCCAGAAAACCAAGTCACCGTCCATCACACACGGGATAAAAAGCCTCCCGCCGTGCGGACCAAAAACAAAACCGCCATACCCCTTGGTGGCCAAATCCTCCACCGAAAAACCGCGACCCTCCACGTAATCGTTGATCTCGCAAATCATCGGATGACCCAAACGAGCCATCCCTGCGGGAGCGTCAATCCTGTGGTGCGACATAACCTTGGCGATAGATTCAACCCGAACCCCCTCATCTCGGCAATCACTTCGGCCTGGCACTGCCCACGTCGTAGCTGGTGGGTGAAGAGCCCGCATCACCTTGGCAGTAAAGTCCCTAAACGCACCATCCCCCAAAGAGATGCTGTGCCGGTGAGCAAGCTCGCGAATAGCATCCGCAAAAGACAGGGAGAACATCTCCTGCATGAACGTGATAGCATCTCCTCTCGCACCGCAACCAAAGCAGTAATACACCTTCTTTTCGGGTTCAACAAAAAACGATGGGGTCTTCTCCTGGTGGAAAGGACAGCAACCCTTGAAAGAAGACCCCGCACGAGTCAACTTAACCACAGACCCCACAAGCTCCACCACATTCGCAGCATGGCGAACTCTTTCTATCTCGTGATCTTCGAACCGAAGACTCCCAATATCAGACATGTTCGTCGCCTGCCTCTACTTGAAGTAAATGCCGTACTTTTCACGGATCTCCCACGGAGGTGCGTGGATGGGAGCGATAAATCTCATCTTGGCCCATTCAGTCTCCAGAGGCCCAATCTCTAACTTGGAGAGGCCATCGCGAGCTTTCTCTATCAAGATACGAATCATGTTTCGCTCCCGCTCCTCCAATGTTTGATTGATAATATATGAGTAATCGACCGTAGCAAGTTGGTCCCAAGAACCCGCTGCATGCGTTCCATCTGCGACACGACGTGCTGCTCCCATCCGATTCAGTTGCGCTGCTGTGTAGCCCGCAGCACCCACCTCAACACACAATCCACGAAAATCCTCGACGACTTCCTGAAGCTCCTCGTTCTTTCTCTCTCGCGATCGAGAAGGACGGACGATCGAAGAATAGTCCAAAACGATAACGTGAGGCGTCCAACTGTGCTGCCTCCGCAGAGAGTCCAAGCATCTTTTTATGTCCGATATGGTTGCTCCCTTGGTGGGGTAACGGCGAATAAAGACGCTGCGCGGGAACCTGCCTGTTAAAAACCGCAAGTTCTCCATCATTTTCTCTTGCTCGGCGACCATACTCCACATGCTGACGCCACCGAATCCCGCATCCAAGCGATCTGCGATCTGCTCCTCGGCCATCTCGAACGAAAATATCGCGACGCGACCATGGGAGAAGACAGCGTGTCGAGCCGTATGGCACAAGGCAATTGATTTCCCGCCCCCTTTCTCCGCGATCCACATAACGACTTCCCCAGGACCAATGCCGCCCCGGCGTAAAGCCAGGTCTAGCGGAGGTATCCCCAAAGGAAACACATCCCCCCCGGTCTCCTCGTCCATTGCCCTTCGCCGGGCTCTCTCCTCTACAGTCTCGAACAGCCAATACCCGCCCGCTTCCAAATCATACACGGACGACTTGGCTCGCTCCATGATCAGATCAACCCGATCGGCATCTCCCATCTCCAAATAAGGCAGAGCCTCCAATATGGCCGACTGCCACGCTCTTTTGCGAGCAAACCCCCTGACGGAGTCCAATGTAAACTCGCGAGACCCCGACAACGGCTCGTCGTATATCTCCCCCGTCAAGCGAGAGATGTCCGAAACCAAGACATCGGTTACCTCGCCCAACACCTGTGACTTGCGCAAAACCTCCAACACTTCGCTCTTTGTTGGCGGCATCATGTATCTTTCAAAGAAACGGATTTGGGCCTTGGCCATCCATCTCTGTGCCCCTGTCCCGAAGTACTTCGGCTCAATCCAATGAACCGAAGCCTCCGAAAACAACTGCTCTCGTGCCATCAATCGCAGCACGTCTTTCTGCATACCGTCGCCAAAGGCAAATTTCTCAAACGCCTCTGGACCCGCAACTCCCGGTGTTACCATCAACCCTCCTATCGCGCACAGCGAATCGTGTGGTGCATATGATCCGATCTTCTATGTGACCTATTGTCATATACCCACAGATGACAACACCTCGACATTTTTTTATTAAACGCTCGGCATGTCCGGCATATCAGACGCTTCAAATGCAGGAAAAACAGGCACAACCAAGTCTTCCCCTCCGTGCCACACGTCAGCCTCCGGAGGCTCCTCATCCAACATCTTGACTTCATACCCATCCGGCAGGGGCTTGTCGAACTTCAAAACAATCAATCTTCCTGTCGGGGTCATCACCAATGCCTGGTGTCCTTTGATTGCCAATGTCGATACTTTAATCATGATCTCAACCTCTACTCTCGAACGTTGTACTGTCGCTCTATATATACAATAAAATACGGATATAGCGACATGTGAAGAACACAAGAGCACAGCAAGAGAAGCACCTGTGCGTTCAGTGACTAAACTTTTTCAAGGTCTCCTGTTCCGTACATACGCTGCCAAGACCCCCGGCTCTCCCGAAAAGCCAAAGAGAAAACATCGTCCTCCTGTCCAAACAACTCCCACACTTTATCTTCCGAACCCCATCGAGAGACCATTCGACGCAAGGAAGACTCCTCATAGCCCCGCATTTCGTCATCTGTTAATTTTGCGACCCTCCCTCCCACTGCCGGATAAACCGTCGCATCCGGCGCCTCACCCGACTCTCTAGACTCCTTCCAAATACTATACCGGGAGACAGCATCTGGTGCCGCCAAATTCTTTATGTCGGGAACCTGGCCCACGTATTTATCAAAATACCAAAACTGTGCCTCCACAAAATCCGAAGCCGAACAAGTCAACTCGGACGCATATGCGGCAGCACGAGAGAAGCACCCCACCGCACCGGGATTCTCCATCATCCTCTGCCAATCGCATTGGCGACTGCCGAAGTACCTGGCGTGCTTCTCTGCGAAAGCTTGGGCTACACGAGCCGCCTCCATCCGTGCCTCTCGATCTCGACGATCTGGCACCAGAATACGACCCTCGTGTGTCCTGCGAATCATCTCCGTCCTGGTGGCTCTCTTCTCCTTCTTCCTGCGGCCACGTCCCAAATTGAGACCTCTAACCTCTCTCTTGATCTCTTTCCTGGCGAGCTTCACAGGCAAAGCCACCTTGAACAAGTCTCTCACCCCGCTCATGAGACAACCTCTACCTCTCCACCATCAGAGACCAACGCACGATGTTGACCCGAAGCATCGGGAACCTTGGAGCCCACCAACTCAGCACCACCAACAGCACGACGACGTCGAGCCGACCTACGAGACTCCATCTCCATGTCCAAGTGCGTCGGCGAAGACCCCAATCCATTGCGAGGGAGAGTCGGAGCCAAGGAAGCGTCTAGACGAGGTGCCGGTCGGAACATATGCTCCAATGGACCGTCCAAGCTCACCTCCTCGCCACCTATCACCACCCCTGTGGGCATATGAAACGGCTCCAAGGACACCGATCCATTCGGTGACATCTTAGCTGTAAAGGCTCGCGGAACATCTCCCTCGAACTTCCCCTCGGCCCGCAAAGACATCAACAATGCCCTCCACGCATACACCAATTGCTTGGCAATCTCAGGAGGAACAGACCCCACCCCCTCGACATAAACTATCGGATCTCGCATCGGCTCTTCAACCACAGACACAACTTTCGCGTCACCATTTTTTTGGCTCACAACAAACTCCCTTCTGGTTCATACCGAGCAATCACTTCGGGAGGGAGCAAATCCCTCCACGAAACATCTTGCATCGTAAAACAATCTTGCTCTTCATACAATTTGAATCGGCTCTCTCCATGTTGAGCCAATCTCCACAAATGGTCGTCGTAGAAGTCCCAAAACTCCAAAGTATGGTCCGAATCTCCACGCAAACCTCTACCCAATCGCTGCAAAATCTTTATCCCGCCGCGATCGTCGTCCTTCGATCTTCCCTTCCCACCCCCTGCGTTAATCAAAAGATCAAAACCATCGGGGATGTCGATACCTGTCCCAAAAATATCGCTCGCGACCAACGCCAACTCCGTACCGCTACGAAACCTATCCAATGCCGCCAAACGATCTTCCATTGGTGAGCGACCGTCCAACTTAGTGTGGGGAACTCCCCATACATCCAAAAACACGGACAAGTTCTCTCCATGAACACGAGACCGGAACAGCACCAATGACTGCTTGTTCGCGAGGTATGCACGATGCACCAAGAACGAAATGATGTCGTTTCTCAATGAATACCCAGATATTCCGAGATCCACTACGTCATTCCAAAGCCACCCCTTTGACAATTTGATCGATGGACCCCCTTTGGTCGAGACAAAGTTGATGTTGACGTTCGGGACAACATCCGCCTCTTGCATGTCCTTGTTGGAAACATGCGACAAGATCTCGCCGAATCCAGCGATCACCCTAATGTTCTGGCCATCCGTCCGCTCTAATGGCGTTCCTGACATCCCTACGCGATAATACGCCGGGCAAGCCATCAACACCTCGTGATAACCCTTGCCGCCTGCCAGGTGGACCTCGTCGCCGATCAACAAACCTGCTCTCTGTAGCCCCGAAGCAACCTGATCTCTTCGAGAGAGTGCTTTTTTCGCCCTCCTTGGGAGAGTGTGCATCGAGAGAAAAACCTTCGACAACCTCTCATAGAACTCCGTCTGCGTCTCCTCTGTAAGGTCGCCAGAAGACTGACGCATCAAAAACGTACCACCCACCAATCGGAATGGCTCATCTAACACGTCTTCCGACAACCCCTTCCAATCATCCCCGAAGTCCCGAATTGCCTTATCGTAGCTCTCTTTCCTGCACACACGAAACCACTTCGAGACGAAGTCCCGCATCTTCTCGATCGCCTCCTTTTCTTCATCCGATCGAAACAATGCAGGATCAAGCAGATCCATCGCAGCACTTGACAAGCGACCTGCCTCTCGCTTCACAGCTTCCGGCCTATTGAGTGCTGCCGCCAAGAGCGACGACCCCGCAACTGTAATGAGCCCAAACTCCGTGCTTTTCTTGTTGCACACACGGATCGCGTCTTCCACATCCAACCCGTGACGCTCAAGCCACGGAGCCAACATCTGCTTAAACCTCTCCGCCGTTTGTTCCACTAACTCTGTACCGTACACCACAAAAACAACGCGGACACCAAGCTTTTGGATCAATCCCGCCACGGCTGTCGTCTTCCCTGATCCCGTCGCCGATCGCCAAATACCGCAACCATTGACCCTGTATCGCGTCAACAACCCAAGGCCACTCGACAACTCTTCTGCTTTCTCCGGGGAGAGCTTATACACGTCCTCATCGTAGGTCGTATGCCCCACCGTGTCCAACTGATAATCGTATAGCTCAATCTCCCCGTCTTTCCCCTGGAGCCTCCACCACTCCAAGTTCGGAGGCACCACAGACATCGGACGCATTCGACTATTGTCAACCACGACGCTGACGCCGTGCAGATCGCACCCCGCCGCAAACTGCGGATACATCCCAATCGGAACCTCCAAGGTGTCCTCCCCTCGGACACGCTTGAACAACGAAGTGTACCCATCCCACTTACCCTTTTGGTAAGTAAAAGTCTTCTCGAATCCTTTGCGTTGAAAAGAGATAGAACGCTCAACCTCTATGCTCAACTGACTCGCAGGATGGACGTAAAAGTACGCACCCCGGAACCGAACCCGCACAGACGACTTCGGCTCCTCCTCCACCAACTCCAAGTCACTACGACCCGCAGGCGGGAGCCGGGGCAAAGCCCCAATCTCCACCACTGCTTCATCTTGACGTCCCTTTGGGGGCATAAGGGGCAGACTCATCTGTTCCCGCAACACATCCTCCCGTATCTAGCTTACCAATCCGAAGACTTTCTGCGATTACGAGCCGCTTTTTCCAGGTCGGTAACTCCCGCATCAGGGGCACCCTCTGGCTCGGTGCGACCCCAAAAATCCGATCCCTTCGAATCTTCCGTCGCTTTTCGACGTTTGTGTTCTTCGAACCCGCTGCTCTCTTCTCTATCGGATCTCGACTCCGTTCGGGGGCGTCGAGACAAGACTTCCATGTCGTCATCGTCTTCCTCTTCGTCCTCCCACGGTCGATGCTCCTCTTCCCAAGACTTGCGTCCTGTCGGCTTACGTTCTCTCGGAACAACCGGAGGCAATCCCTCGATGCGAGGCAACTCCGACGAGCCAAGATCAATGTCTTCCAACTCAAAAGATGGTCCGTAACCGTCCGTCACGCGGTCTCCCACGCGAGCATCCAGCATGTACTGCATGAACTCGCGGGCATCCGTCACCGTATGGGTTTTTCCCATAATCTCGCTCGAACCAGAGTAATCCACCAAGACAGCCTCCGTGCCACGCCTTGACGTCCAACCGTTAAAGAGTGCGTAAACCCGACGCTCTTCAACCCCCGGAACCAAATCGTCTTCGGACTTTTCGACTCGCGAACGAAGCATTCTTCGAATCGTCGGATCGCCGAACTCCACGATCGCCGCCCACCACGTGTACGGGCCTTTCTTGAAACCCTTGAACACGCAGAGCTTACGGGGTCGAGAAGTGCGAATCTCATCAAGAAACTCATCCGACGATCGTGGCACGTCCACTCGACGTGCCTTGTCACGGGCAACATCAAGCATCTTCGGGTAGTCCGCCCCTTCTAAGGGCGTCTCACACACAACCTCCAACCAAAACTGACGATTGCGGAACCTCTCGTGGATTGATTTTGCCGCGTCGTCTTTCGACATGTCCCATTGAATCGGCTTGTCTATAAAGCTCATGACTACCTCTTTGTTACCCAATCAAGTATGCGTTGCTGCCATCTTTTCCGCAATATATATATACACATCGACAACCAAACGAGACACCTCCCCCAAAATATCTACCCTGTTCCTCGTATCCTCTTCGCTGCCCGACGCAACTCCTCCAACTTATCCAACAATCTGTCAAACCTCTTGGACATCGGGCCTCGGCGTATCCTGGACTCCATCCATTCGTAATACTTGCTCGGCTCTGATAGCCAACTGCAAGCATTCAACCAGAACGGCTTCGTCGGCAACACTCCCTCTAACCGAACAGCCCGAAACCACTCGATCAAAGACACCTCCCGCTTCGTCCACTCTCTCGGCACCCTCCTCTCTTTGTTCCCGACCGCCTTGCAAGCCTCCACGTGGTCCCAATCGATCGACACGAACCCATACGCCCGAACATGCTCCTCCGGTGCCATTACAGACGCCACAGGGACCACTGGCCTTACCTCCGACCGACCCTTGGGGGCCAACAACTCCTTCACAGAACGAATTCTTGGAAGATCCGCCCGACCGACAGGTGGAACGACAGGTGGAACGACAGATGGAACGACAGACACAGGCGAGACCTCCGAAGACTCTTTCTTTTCCGAGCCATCCGAAGTCTCCGACAGGCCCCGAAAGGCCAACTCCAACGCATCCCATGCCTTTGTCATGCTAAGGCCCCTCGTAATAGACCCGACTTCCCATCCACTGCGGCATGAACGTGGTCTCGCCATGCTCACCCAACTCTATCACGACGTCCGTGAAACGATTGATGTATGCATTCACACGATCATAACAAAGCAACCCTTCGATCCACCTCCTGGGAATACCCGAACACCCGTACAAGAGACCCGCAAGCTGACCAACCACCGCTGCCACCGTGTCCGTGTCTCCACCCAAACGGATCGCCGTAACGACCGCTTCCGAGAACGAAGTGGACTGCAACACCGACCACACCGCTGCCACCAACGTGTCCACGCAATAACCGCCCGACCTCACTTGCTCCCGCGACATCGCGATAACCGAACCATCCAACAATCGCATCAGACCCGGTGCACCCACCCAATCCGACAACAAATCCGGCAACTCCAACAAAGCCCCCGTCATGTATTCACCCGACACCAACGCCTCCATCAAGAGCGACATGATCATCACGCTGTCGTCGCAATCTCTCGAACCGTGCGTCAGTCTCCCCGAAATACGACCCGCTTCCACTGCGACGTCGCCCGACTGCTCCGCGTACCAAAGCACAAAGGGAGCCAACCGCATCAACGACCCATTCCCCGAACCGCCACTTTGGAGACCCGCCTCATACCACAAGCCTCTCCTCCTGAACTCCAACAAGGCACTCGACGTCGTCGTGCCGATGTCAAAGCACTCGTCGCGAGTACTCATGTAGCCCTTCCTCCACCACGCCACCCAACGACGAAGCAAGTCATCCGGATTCAACCCTCCCCACAACAACAAAGACTCGATACCGCACAACGCCATCGCCGTGTCGTCCGTCCACTCCCCCTCGCGGACATTCCACGTACCACCCGTGCCGTAACTCATTGAAACGTCCAAGCTGCCGATACGACGCGAATCTCGACTGTCGAACTCATACGGTGCCCCAAGGGCATCTCCCACCGCGAGACCCCACAAGGCCCCCTTGATCCGATCCTTGTAATCAAGAGCCGTCGGACGAGCCCTGTCCCACTCTTCCAATCCAACTCTGTTCTCTTTTTTCATCTCAACCATCGGGTTCTTCTCCTGAATATTATAAAAAAAGGCACTTCGGTCGTGCCAAAGTACCCCGTAATGTCTTTCTTCCCGTTCTATTTTGCGGTGCAAATCTGAAATCTGAAAAAAGACCATGCAAGTTCAGTCACTGAACTTTTTCAAGAAACAACTCAAGAAACAACTCAAGAAACAACTCAAGAAACAACTCAAGAAATAGAGACCCACCGCGTCGCCAACGAACGTGGTAACAACCACCCTCGCTTGGGTAACAAAAATTCCTGCGGTGAATCCCTGCCCATAAATAACCGACGAACACCCCTATTGCGACACCAAATCAAACACGGGGGTCTCTCTCGTGAACCACTGCCATTTTTCCATTCTCGCTCAACCCGAAAGCCAAGTCTCCCTCAACGCTCGCCCGCTCATCCCTTTGCGGAACACCCATACTGTCCAACGGAAACAATGTGATCGACCGCTCCGACGGACTCTCCATTCCCGACATCACAATAGCCAACACCTTCATCGACTCCGGAATCTCTTCCACTTGATCATACTCCCTCAAATCACGAGCCGCACGACCCTCCCTGTCTTCCTTCGGGACGTCATTATACAACAACGCATTCGCCACCTTTAGCAATATAATACCCCGCGCACCCAACCGTGCACCCACCACCCTGACCATCCCCCTGGTGGCTTTCTCTACGACCGCATCCTCCAACGCATCTCCCAAGTCCAATACCAAGCTCGCATAACGATCCCCCACCGGGAACATCAAATGAACTAACGTATCACACCAACCCTCCTCGGTTGTTGAGTCCAACACCTGCTGCTCCACAAGATCCCGCCAACGCTCCAACACATCCGGACCGTCTTCCAACCCCAAATCCCTCACCAATAACGCTCCCTCCCGGAACGGACTCAACACACCCACCAATGACGCAAACGCACTCGCACCAAACAAACGCAACGACGATGGACTCACTTTCGTCTCTTTCATCTTCACAACTCCCGGCAATATGCCCATTATACATGATGCACAATATTACATGACCCGCCAAACCAACGGACTCACACATATATACGCAACACCCACCCATACACAGACCTACCACCCCCCAAACACATACCCCACATACACGACGAGGGAGCCGATGTTCACCCAAATCGACTCCCTCGCAATGCTCTTTTGTATTGTACGCTACCTGACACCAACCAATCGGAATGTTCCCACGCAACACATAACACCTGGCGTTAGGAGATATGCACTCTTGTCATGGAAAACTTGATCCGTGCCCACTTGCGTCACACCACTCGTAACACAAGTCATACACACCAAACAAGTTTTTTTCTCAATACAAATTATACACACCACAAAAATATAACACCCACACACTTTTTTTCTTGACGACCCTCTCACCGATCCAGTATCGTCCGAGTGTTCTTATTCGCAAAAACCCAAAAAAAAAAGCCCACCGTCTCCGATGAGCTTCTTTTCTGGGTTTCCCCATGGACATTTGAAAAAAGAGTTGTTGTCGATGCCTCTCGCAATGTTTGGTCTCAACATCCCACTGGCTGGCCCCTTTGGTCGGGTTCCTTGGGCAACTCTCTTCGAGTGTGACGATCGTCGGTCGGGAGATCTACTTTCGTCAAACCAAAATCAACATACATCGTCTCGGCCCTCCGTTCAAGTGATTTTTCCAAAAATCTCCCCCCAGCGTTCAGTCACTGAACTCCAAGACACCGTATGCCACCCCCACACATGCAACTGCATCCACAACACACCACACCACCACACCACCGCTGGCAACCGCCACAACACACAATCCCAAGGAACATGTTTCCAGGCAACACCAGCCGCCAGAGGAAACAAACCCGCACGTAACACATCCACGCACCAAAAATCGCAGCCGAATGGGACTTCGGCACCGCAACGTTTGGTACGGTTACTCGCTGGTCGGGCAAAGATTGGCCCACCCCGCGTGCTCTCCAGGCTCCCGCAAAACGAAGCCATGCCCCCGGAGAACCGAGCCTCCCGCTTCTCAATGACCACGAGACTGCATCTCACCCACCTCATCCACACCCCACACAACGCGACACCATCGCAACCCCCAACACCCCACTCCACACCCACACCCATGCAGACCCTCGCGCAGAGAACGGCGCCTCATCGGTTTAACACTGGAAACACACACGGGACTCACCACAATATTGTCGGAACGCAAGCACGATTCACACACGACACCACGTCCACGTGCATCTACCATCGGAACCCCAGTTTCTTTCTTCGTTTCTTCTGTGTCTGGTCGTCAAAACAAGATCCACTTGTTACACAAATCCAGACTCTCGGTCATCCGATACCACTTGCCGAAATTCAATTACACACACAGCACCACCGCGAACGTTATAACGCACACCCACACACCACAACCCCATCTTCACAACCCGTGCGTCATAACAACCAAAAACGAAACACACCGACATACCCCAAAAGATCCACCCGATCTTTTTATACCCGACCCACACCGACGCGATCCTCTCTCGCTTCTCTCTGAATAACACGGGAACCCTCCGGTCGCATTCGCTCCAACGGGCTCTCGCGGGTCACACCCTCTCTCGGTCTCTTCGTTCCCTCGCGCGTCGCGCTCCCCTTGACGCCCAAAAGGGGGGAACTGCATCTTACACACACAGAACAAATCAAACCATCTACAGAAACATCACACAGAACCCCTCTCCATCCCCCTCACAGGAGACCATCATGTCAATCGACCCCACAGCAGAAGCAACAGAAGAGTACGCAGATGACGAATTACAAGTAGAAGAACTCGCACTACAGATATTGGACCAAGTAGCGAGCATGGACCCCCCTCTTCCCTGGACAGTCGCATCCCAATTAGAACTGATGCAGGCAGGAGAGTCCTTGGCACCTCCTGATGGCAGAGACCTGATCGTGCTAGGGGGAGACGGATCTATTGTCGGTCGAGTCAGTCATCGCTATCCTGTCGCAGCAGAGCTAATCGCCAATACAGGTCGGGTTATGCTCAACGTGGCCAAGTCCGTGCACAAGATGTATGGAGCTGTAGACCTCCTATTGGAGCAGCTACTCGCGATTCACGATGAACAAAGGGCTTTGCTCGACGGCGGGCCATACAGCCCCTCCACGATCGTATATAACCTCTTGAACGACCTCCGCGAGCTTATCGCGATCCACAACGACTTCGACGCAATCGCACTGGTCTCCCAAAACCAAGGCTCTCTCGTGTCCCACCTGAACGTTCCCGGAGACAATGGCGAGCATTGGATATGGGGAGTGTGGTCTATTGAAGACCCATCGGTCCATGTCCACTATTGGGTCTCTGGATACAAACGCTACCTGGGAGAGCAAGTCATCGACGGTGAACTTTGGGCTTCCTTGGATGAATTGAAGTCCATGTGGATGAATGACCAAAACGAAAAGCTGACTTTTCAAGATGCCAAGGCCCTCACTGTGAAGATCGCACACCGGGCAATGGTGCAAGCCGACACCTCCATGAACGACACCCAATGGAAACTATGGATGGACGAAGACGAAAATCTCAGCAACAATAGTTCCGATGAGATCTCACCACCTCAGTGAAAGTTCAGTGACTGAACGAACCAAAGAGACATGGCAGACATACTCGCAAAGAAATTGGATACGACAATCTCCCACATGGACACCGCCTATTCAATCGTCCACCTCGACAAGCTAACGTTCATCCACGGAGGAGACCCCAACCGACTCATTGGGGTTGAACCAGGAACCATACCGCTGCACGCATCTGACAACTTTGAACTGAGCAATGGAGACACCGTCCTCGTTGTCCACTCAAAATCAGTGCCAGATAAAAATGTCGGAACCTACAAGGTGATTGACAACGGGAGCAAGAAGCTCCCGTTTGTCCTAGAAAGAACAGGGAATATAGTTGGGCATCAGACAGTCTCAGGACACATAATAGTGGTCAAAAGAGGTGAGAAATATGGGTCCACCATGTGGATCTGTACGACACCCGTGCCCTTCACTGTTGACGAGTCAGAATTACTCTTCCTGCGAATAGGAAGCAGAGTATCCGTTCCATCCTCTGCCGTTACCGTGAAAGTCCACCGACCCTTTGGAGAACTCCAAGTGATAGACCCTTTTCGCGAAGCCGAGATAGAAAAACTGGCGAAGATTGAGAAAGACCGGAAAGAAGCATCCGATTGGTAAGACTAATCGGAGAAAGGACTCGCCGCCACAAACATACGGGTTCGCTCTTCCCCGTCGATCGTTCTCGTTCGGTTCTTGGAGTACCAATCGGGGCCATACCCTCCCGCGTCTGGAGAACTACCCCACGTCCACAACACAGGCTTTCCCTCGATGCCTTGGTGAGGCTTTTCTCGTGCAATACACCAATGATGAAACGAACCACCCGACTCCCCAAAGTACCCCAAGCACAGAACATCACCTTCTCGGATAGCCGATACGTCTCGGATGATCTTGGGAGCCCACCCCAACTCAACAAAAGCTGCTGCGATGCCGTCCTTGTCTTGCAGGCCAAGCCGTTTCATTGTCTCGATGTCGCTGCGTGGGATCTCCTCTTCCAGGCCCAATTCTTTGAGGGCGTGGATAATGGCCCACATCATGACACCGCCGCAAGCCGTCGGGATGCGAGACTCTGACGTGACAACACGCTCTTTGGCGTTGGCACTTCCTTTCCACACAGCCGGATACGCCCATAAGACGCGCTCCCCGTTCCACGTGGTGTTCGTTGTCACCCCGGATTCCGACCCCTGCTTGATCTCAAAACGGTCTTGGTAGTCCTCTAAGGGAGGAGGGCATCCGTGATCCATGCGATCACCCATCAATTCATATTCGATCTGTGACTTCCACTGCTGCTTTCCCAAAGCCTGGACATGTCGCAAAGCATCAACCCATTCTTCTCGTGTGACTCCGTATTTCCCCATTTCGGCACTCCTGCGTGTGTGATACGATAGCAGGACTCGACCATCTGAACCCAAAACCATTGTATTGGTGAGGCCACCATGACGCAATCCCGACCAGCCCAATCTTTTGCCGTCCAACCCCCTCCACAAGGGTGGCTTGAAGTCATCTCCGGACCCATGTTTTCCGCAAAAAGCGACGAATTGATCGGTCGCCTGCGAAAAGCCATTTATCGATATGGTCCAAACAGGGTATCTGCTTTTCGACCCGCGCTCGACACACGCGAGCCCTCTGAGGCCATTGTTTCGCGCTCCGGCGCCAGCTTTCCGGCCATTACATTAAATAAGATCTCCGACCTGCCTTCTTGCATCCAATCCGACACCCACGTCGTCGGTATGGACGAGGCTCAATTCTTCGGCGGAGACATTATGCCGGTGATTCACTATCTCCTGAAGAGAAAGATTCTTGTGTATATCGCTGTATTGGAGCGAGACTGCTTTGGCGATCCATTTGGACAAGCTGCCCAAGTACTGTGCTTGGCCGACCACGTCACCAAGCTCACTGCCATATGCCAGACATGCGGACTCCCTGCCTCCCACACTTATCGGACAGTGGAGAACTCGGAACTGATCTTGATTGGTGATAGCGAGTCATATGAGGCACGATGCCGAAACTGTATCCCCGAAAAAAACGAGCCTGCACAGTCTCAATAGTCTCTTTCCTCGCTTATATCTATGGGCAACCCACTCACTCAAGCCAAAAGGTGACCCCATGGACAGAAAAAAACTATTGATCCCCGATGAATGCCTGGTCTTGTCCGACCAACTTCGCTATATAACAGAGACCGCCCTTAAAGACCTGTCGGGAACATGAAGACCACCGAATCATCTGGATCTATTGTCTCTCCCAATAACAGAATAAACAGGAGGATGCGAGAAGCCTCCGGGTCGCAAAGCTCTCGTGACCGATGGGTGTCCTTGCTGTACTTGCTCGCCCGCGATCACCTCCCTGTCGGGAGTCTCGAAATTTTGGTGTCTCAAGTAGAGAGCATCAACGATGCCCAATTCACGAATGGGTGGCTCGCACTGTGGGCAAAGAACGCCGCGAAACGACTCCATCCACCCGAATAACACATGCCTGATCACTACCAACGATTACAAGAAGAACACAGGATCTCTCAGTTGCGTCAAAGACACGTTACAGGAGAGGCCCTGTGTAACGCCGAGTTGGACGAGATCTTCGCCTACATCAACCGATTGGAAGAGCAGCTTCATCAGCAGAAGCAACGATGCAACCTGCTTCAAACCCAACTCTACGATGCAGAAAGAGAACTCATCCAATACATTGGAGTAGACGAAGACTGACTTCGCTTACCCCCATTCACAACCAGGAGAACTTGATGAACAAAGAAACTGTCACTGTCAAACGAGAAGAACTGATCGCGAAGCTCAAAGAGTCCCGCGAAGCTCA